AGAAGTCCAGGACGAGCAAGTCGAGGAGATAGGCGCGGTCAAGGAACGGGTCAACGCCATGTCGACCACTCTCGATGTCGTCTTCCAAACTCAGGGCGCGCACGGCAAGGAACTCGGTGAGATCGGACAGCAGTGTCACAAACGATTTGAGACGTGCTCTCACGCGATGAAGAAGCTCCGGGATCGCCAAGCAGGGAATGAGAAGGACACTGGAAGTTGGCCAGCCGAGGCTAAGTAGGGGGAGGGGGAAGGATGCGAGAATGTCTGAAGATCCTCGGTGGACGATTTCAGATGTCGCCCTCGACAGAAGGAAGAGGCTGACTGTGACGCCACCCCCCTCTGATCTGAAGGTCAAAGACTCGGACGGGTTCACGGCGCAGGAAGGTACCCCTGTCGTGGACAAGCAAGAGGTCGCGTGGGAGGAGATCGGCCGGATGTCCAAGAACATCCGAGGGCTCGTGCGCGCCACGAACAACCAGGCGGAGCACGTCAAGCACATCCCCGAGATGCAACGGGACGTGAAGGCTGCCAAGCGGTCTTCCGACAAGGCGCTTCAGATGGTCGAACTGGTGGAGACCAAACTCGGTACTGAACTGAAGTCGGTCGATCGCCGGGTCGGGAAGGTGGAGGACAAGGGGCACGATTGCGCGCAGGTGGCGGTGATATCTTCGTTGCAGGAGTCTAGCTTGGAGACGCGCCTGAAGGTCGACAAGAATGTCCAGGAGGGTGTCAGGACCCGTGAGCGGCTTGACAACACTCGCAACGATCTTGAATCGGTGGACAAGGAAGTGAAGACCTTTTCGACTGCGAGAAGGAACTTCTTCATGGGCCTCGTTGGGGTCGCTATCTTCATCATTTCGACGGTTGGCTCGCTCATCTGGTTTTTGTCGGCTATGGACACACGGGTTGATAACGAGCAGCGGGAACGTCGGGAGAGCGACAGGCGAGTAGAAGCACAGGTCAAGGCGATGGGGGAGACATCCGACACAGCGCCGGTCCAGGAGAAGCTGACGAATCTGACCAAGGCGGTGAAGGCTGCGAACGGGCACGAGACGACTGAGGAGTATTGCGCTGGGTTGTCGGATCGAGCTATCCGGGTTGTGAAGAGGTCCATTCCAAGGACTGAGTGGCCGAGGTGTCGTCGGTTCGGGTTAGAGCCGGTTCGGCGCTCCCAATGAGCTTTCCCACCTTCGAGGTACCCTCGGGGGCGGTGGATGGTGTCAACCGTATCTTCTACGTCAGCACGGACTACAGATCGGGTACCCCTCGGGTGTGGCTGAATGGGCTCCTCCAGGTGAAGCACGGGCAGGACGGATGGACGGAGATCGGCGGGAAGAAGCTCCGGCTACACGAGGCTCCGCGCACGGGTGACACGGTGCAGGTCTATTACACGCCGATCTCATAGACACGTCTATCAAACTTGAGGTATAAGGGGTTCCATGCCGCTGCCCCATTTCGAGGTTCCATTGGGAGTGATCGACGGGGTGAACCTCGTCTTCAACGTCTCCCAAGCCTACAAGCCGGGCACGACGGCGGTGTTCCTGAATGGGCTCCTCCTCCGGGAGGACTACACGGACGGCTGGACCGAATCGAACCCCGCCACGGGCGAGGTCACGATGAAGGAGCCACCGAGGGTGACCAAGATCACCCCCGATGTGGTACAGGTTTTCTACATCGACACCTCTCCGGACGTCCTGGACGCGAGCATCGTCTGCCGCCTCGTAGGCCGTCTGAGGGACGTGGAGGCCCTGGAGGGGCGCCTGGTACCCTTGACCCCGCTTCGGGCCTCTCTGGACGTCTCAGGAGCCTTGACGGGGCACCTGGTACCCGAGCCGATGCTCCACGCGGAACTCAGGGACCACGAGGCACTCCACGGGCGGCTCGAAGCGGTGTGCTGATGTACGGGGAGGTGTGGTAATGTCCGGTACGACGAGCATCCTTGGGCCGGAGAACGAGATCGAAATCTTCCGAGGGTCCTCCAAGACCTACGAGTTGGAAGTGCTCGACGGCGAGAGCCACGCTGTGAACCTCACCGGGGCTCGCGTCGTGCTCACCGTGAAGTGCGCCCTCTCGGACCCTGCACCGCTCATTCAGAAGGACAGTCAGGTCGGCGCAGCGCAGGTGGACATCACGCACCCGGTGGAGGGGATCGCGGAGATCAAGTTCGTGCCTTCGGACACACAGACCATGGACGTGGGAGAGTACATCTTCGACGTGTGGGTCGTCCTGGCAAGCGGGACGAGGGGGCCGGTCGTCTTGCCGTCGCCGTTCAGGGTGGTGGCGGGCGTGACCATCTTGACCTAGAGCGACCATTGGTCGCAGCATGAGGGCCACGATGAAGTGGACACATTGGATTCTGTACGCGATTTGTTGCCCCTGGGACCTGCTCGTGGCATGGCCGGTCGTTCTGCTCATCCGAGCCTTCTGGGGCGAGGATCTGCGCTGGGAAACTCCCCCTCCCTACGACCGGGAGAAGGGAGGAGGGGGTGGCCCTTGTCTCTCCTGCCGCATCCGTGAGAACTCGTTTCCGGTGACCAAGGGTACCTTCCCGAAAGGATGGTACCTGCACAAGGGATCGGGGCGACCGTGGGGCGGTACCAGCCTCGGCCACGGGGTGTTCTACGGCCCTGGAGGTCGTAAGGGTCCGGACGACTGGACCAGGACGCAGGCGCATGAGCACGTCCATGTGGAGCAGGCGGAAGTGGCCATGGTGCGGGGCTTCGCTGTAGGGCTTACCACGGGTATCGTTCTCTGGTCTCTGGGGCACCCTATTGCTGGCACGATCATGTTCCTGACCTTCTGGACGATCGGCTACCTGCTCATGGGGCTCGCGGGCTGGCCTACGGCGGTGCTTCGAGGTGAGGAAGCGTATTGGGGCTCGACGCACGAGGAGAGTGCGCGGGCGCAGGATGACCACCTGGCGGGGAGGTAGCCATGGCTAACACGCCACGGATGAACTGGCCCTTTCCGAACGAGAACAAGGACCCCTGGTATGAGGCGCTCGAAAACTTCTCGAACGCCCTCGATGCTTCTGGCTACGCGGCCCGGGAAGACCGCCAACTCATTCTCATCGGTGGCGGCACCATAGACTGGGATGCTGTCGGCTCGATCCTCCAGTGGTCGGGGTCTTTTCAGGTCGTCTCCCCCATCTCCGGTTTCCTGCTCAGTGTGCCAGCCACCTCAGTCACCATCGAAGACGGCCAAGCGCTCTACGCGAAGCTGACGCGGGCGCCGACGCGGAACCTAAATGTCGAGGTCGTGGTTGAGAACCAGGTTCCACAGACGGACACCGACTACATCCTCGCCATCCGGGTCGGGGACTCGATCTACTGGCGCAATGGCCTCTCGATGGACTCCGGCGATAGCATGCCCGGGGTCACCATTCGTAATGTCGGTGCGGGGGCCAAGGACTGGCAGGTAGATTTCGCCGATGTGTACCTCTACACGCAAGCGGTTGTCGCGGTGGAGGAGACGGTCGGCCAAGCGCAGTTCGATGGCTCCCGGATTGGAGCGAGCGCGCTTCGCTTCTTTGCCATGGTGTCGCCGACCTTTGCGGGGGCGGGGACGGCGCTAGTCCGTCTGTACGACCAAGGTCCGGCTGTTGGTCCGCCTGGGGCCGCTCAGTTGGTCTCAACGCTCTCCACAATCGTAGGTGGAGGGCCGCAGCACTTGGATCAGGTGCTCACTGTGGCTGGCGCTGTTGGGGTAAACCAGATCATGAATGTGCCTCGCATGTATGAGATACGGGTGATCACCTCGGCGCTGCCTGGGGATACAATCTTCGTCGGTGGTGGCGGGATGGAGGTTCACTGAGCCATGGCGACATTCGTTAGGAATTTTCACACCCCCTACGTCGCGGCCACGAACTGCCAGATCGCGTGCCTGTGGACCTACGCCGAGTTGTTTCGGTTGGCCGGGTACACCTACGATTCGGACGATGGCGACCCTGCGTGGGCTTCTGCTCTCAACGTGCTGGTGAGTGAACCTGGTGGGGTGAACGGGTTTCAAGTGGACCCGCTAGAGCCGTTGATCATCACCGACCCATTGGCTCGGTTCACGCAGGCGATGGTGGATGACGAGGCTTCGATCTACCTCCATGCGGCCAACGACGTGAACAAGGGGGCTTGGCAGATGGCCGAGCTTCTCACAACTGGCAAGGTGAGGATCGACAGCGCAGGGCGCCCACCGGCCAACTGGGTGCCTGAAACAGGGGCTCCTGGGCGTGTCACGATCCCTGACGGCCTGTTCCCGCTAGACGGGGCTTGGATTCTTTTCAATGCTCCGGCTCCGAGCCGGTTGCAGGTCCGGCTCGTGAAGACGGTTTACAACAACTGCGCTATCTATGTCCGTCCGAAGGGACAGCCGGTAGTCGGTGTCGGGGACGACATCAACATCGCTGGCGCTCCGACCGTGCAGTTGACCGACGCGGCCGGGCTCTTTCGAGCGGAGATGGTCGGCCGGAACATCACGATCACGAACGCTGCCAACGCGCCAAACAATGGGACCTTCCCGATCACAGGCTACGTCAGCGACACTGTGATCCAGTACACGAACATCAACGCGGTGGCCGAAGGGCCTGTGGCGACTTTCGACTGGGAGATTGACGGGGACGCAACAGAGACCGTCGGGCAGACCACTGGGCACGTCTATGACTATCGCTACCGGATGAACATGATTGCGGACGGTCCAAACGTGTTCATCTTCCACTTTGGCCCGGCCACACGAAAGACGGAAATGTGGATGCTCGTGGGAGAGCTAGAGGCTTCGGAGGTCGAGGACGAGACCCCTGGTTTTTTGTGGGGTACTCCGTTCAGCGTGACGGACCTCAAAGGGCCGTGGGAGTACGATGCGGAGATGCTCGACCACCTTTCGACTCCAGGGCAGTTGGCCGGGCACCCCACCTACCTGAAAACCGGCTGGAATACCAATGCTGTCGATCAGTGGAACAAGAAAGCTCAACGGCGCCTTGTGAACGGGTACGCCTTTGGACGATCGCCCTGGGTAGTCATGGCCGACGTAGCGACCGGGGGCTATGTGAGAGGACGCCTCCCGCTGGTGGTGTTCACAAGCACAGCTTTTGCCCCGTATCAGCCTTTGGATGGTGCCGGGCAGTGGCAATACCTGGACATGGGTCTTGCTATCCCGAGGAACGGTCCTAACGATCCTTTCATTCTCTCGGCGGCGGCGGAGGTGTAGGCCATGGCGACGAAGCACTGGGCGCGAGACGTCAATCTCCAAGATCCAACCAGCTACATCGCTGGCGGAAACCACAACCGCGCGAACGCACTTCTGTACCACTTTCTCCGTGTGGCGGGGTGGGGGTGGCTCTGGGAGTGTGACGGGGACACCGGGCCGCACTCAGAGGTTCCGAATCACATCGTGGACGGGAACGTGAGGGCCGGAGGTGTGACGAACTGGTCCGCCGTCAATGCTGGGGTCCCGACCAAGGACACCACGGTCGTTCATAGCGGTGCTCAGAGCCTCAAGATCGTGGCCTCGGCTCTCGGCGACGGTGCTATCAGCGACACCCTGCTCAATATGAAGCCCAACTTCGCTGCAACTACTGGAACAGGGGATGGTCTCAGTGGGCCGGTCAACGGCATGATGACCTACACCGATTCCTCCAGCATCTTCAGCATGGAGCTTCCCGGTGCTACCTTCTCGATGACAGGATCGACCCACCCGACGAACAACGGCGACTTCCCGATCGTAGCTCATCTTTCTGCGAACAGCATCCTCATCTACAATCCTGTCGGTGTGTCGGAGGGCTACATCACTCCGAATCCCCCCACGACGCCAGGCTACACGACCAATATCTACGGTTGGTACAAGTACGAGCTTGAAGTTTGGGCCTACAACGCTGGAGACGCCTGGGATGTCGAGGTCGACCCAGGGACAGGGGTCTTTGCGAGCGTGGGTACCCTGCCCAACAACGGAGGTGCGTGGGTTCGGTATCACTTCGACTTCGAGGTCCAGGGCGGTGGAGGGGTGAAGGTCCGTTTCGTCTCGACAGGGGTGGGGGCACACACGATCTATATCGGAGGTGCACTCTGCTTCCGATCTCAGTTCGAGTATATGGCCAGCGATCATCACACCGGCTATACGGCTGGGGCTCCGAATGTTCGCGGGACCGACGGAATCCTGACCAATCCTGATCGGTTTTCGACAGCCGGTAGCCACACCTGCGGAGTCCATGACGTAGGAAAGCATCTGTTCGTCTGGGACCCGACCAACAACAAAAACTCTGGGGTCTACGAGGTCATTGCTGATCTCGGAGGTGGTGTGGTCCAGGTGGACATGCGGTCTGGGTCGGCAGCGTTTGTCACTCAGAGCGCGCTCAACTGGCGCCTCATAAGCATCGCGTACCCCTCATCCGGAGGGATGATCCCGAACAGTCCCATGCCGGTGTGGCAGCAGACTGCGGGCTTCGGCGTCGAGTCCTTTCACTCCTCGAAGTGGCGGTGGTTCATACGGCAGAACCAGTCATCCGCTCAGACGGTGAAATCTTCCGAGATGTGGTCGGCACCGGAGGACACGGACTTCGACTTCTCGGATGGGCACTTCTACAAGAGCGGCCCGTCCGTCATGCGGAACAGGGCGCAACACTGGACGCGGAACGTCGGTGGTGGAGGTCTGAACCCTGGCATGCACACGTGGCGGGGTCTGTATTCCTACTTCATCGGGACGACCGTATCGCGCACCTTCATCATGACGGACGAGGAGGGCGCTTTTTTCCTGTTCGTCCACTACTCGACTCACGATGACGGCCATGGGTGTCACTTGAACGGGTATCTAGGGAGCAGTCCGCAGCATCCCGGGATCATGTCGTGCTACCAGTTCGCTCCTTGGGAGAGTGTGAATAGTTACAATGCGATCTTCTTCGATGACTTCTATCGTTATTTCAGTGCGCTAGGGACTGGGTACGACTCGGATGGCCAGTCACGGCGAGCTTGCCTCGGTCAACTTGGGTATGAGAATGGGCTGCTCGATGTGCACACGATGCCCCAGCAGAAGGCGAACCCGTTCTCAGGTCGGGAGTGGGTCCATACTCCGTTTATCGGTCTCGATCCGGAGGGGGTCGATAACATGGGAGGGGAGATGGATGCGGACGGGTGCGGGGTCTATCAGGGCGGGACGGGCATCGTTGCAGACCTGTCCACGTTCGACAGCGAGCAATTCCTGCACTTCACCAATGGGCTCGTGATCGAGTGGTCCGGAGAGACCATCTTGTAGGGGTGATCGGTGTCTACGCGGATATACGGTACTGAAGCGGACCTGCTCTCATGGGACTGGGCGAGCACACTCGACACGCAGGTGTATGGGAGCGCTGGGACGCTCATCCGCGTCCAGCCTCTCACAGGAGAGGTCGAGTCCCAGTACATCAACCGCGTCTGGGATGCTGCGCTTGGGAACTATGTTCGGTGGCTGACCTACTACATCGACTACACCGGGCAGGAGTTTCCCGGCCCCTCCACGTGGGCGGCCGTCACCGCTTCCTATTGCGTGGAAGCGATCAAGTTCGGAAGGAACGTCGGGTGATGGAGGATCGCGATGCCCACTAGCCCACGAATGAACTGGCCCTACCCGTCCGATAAACAAGAGGCGTGGTACGAGGCGTTCAAGACATTCGTGGAGTCCATGGACTCTTCGGGCTTCGCCTCCCGCGAGGACCGGCAACTCATCCTCTCCGGCGGCAACGTCGTGTCGTGGGACGGGGTCACAGGCGCGCTCCAGTGGACAGGTGCGATCAATCTCATCTCCCCGATCACAGGGTTTCAGGTCCAGGTCGCTCCTGCGGTCGTCTCGTTGGCCAACGGGCAGGTTCTCTACGCGGTTCTGACCCGTGCCCCGACGAAGAACGTCACCATCGAGGTCGTAGTCGCCGGTCAAGTGCCGAACACGGACACGGCTATCACGCTGGCTGTGCGTGTCGGTACCAGAATCTACTGGCGGAACGGGCTTCTGTTCGACAGCGGTGATTCGGTCACGAACCTCGGTGCGAAGCAGGGCGGCGGTGGGGGCTCCCCTTTGCAGGTGGACGACGAGGGAGCACCGCTCGTCGCAAACTGCAATCTCATGGACTTCATCGGGGCTGGTGTCACTGTTGCCCTGACCGCTCCGAACCAGGTGAGCGTGACGATTCCTGGTATTCCTGTAGGGGCTGCCGCTGGCGATCTCTCTGGGAACTATCCGGCGCCGACCGTGGACAAGATCCAGGGCGGGGATGTCTTCGACGCCATCGCCCCTGTCAATGGCGACGTGCTGTCGTGGGACGGTCCGAACAGCCGATGGGATGCAGCGGCCATAGGGGCTGCGAGTGACAGGCGCACGGCCTACTACGTCGTCGGCAACGCGGCCAACGGCGACACTGCGGTCGTCTGCGACTACCTGGACGTTGGGGACGGGGTGCAGCTTCAGGCGGCTCTGATAGCGGCAGGGGCCGGAAGAGATGTGTATGTGCGCCCAGGTCTCTACGACCTCGGGGTCGGGGCTGCGACGTCCCCCCTGATCGTTCCAACTGGGGTACGTGTTCGTGGAGCCGGTCGGGGTCACACCTTCGTTCGGACCAAGAACACGGACCAGGGAGCTTTCCAGGTGAACCTCGGTTCCTTGGTTGAAGACCTCACGGTGGAGGTAGCGCTCTCGAATGCGGGCGGCTGTGTCGGACAAACCTCGGTTGTCTTGCTCAACAACGAACTCGCAAGGTGCTACCGGGTAGCGGTGAGGTTCCTTGGAGCCTACACGCCTGTCGAGGCAGCCAATTCGATCCTTCTCGGCGTCTTCGGGTTGTCCAGTGTGCTCGTGGAAGACGCCAAACTCGTGGACTGCACGGTCGGGGAGAAGACTGCTCCGGCTCCACAATTCATGGCGCTCGGGAAGCTACTTCTGCAAAGCCTTCGGGCTGTCTACGTGCCCGGCATCTCTACGCTGTTGAACGTGTTGGACTTGCGTGGCTTCATTTCGCACGGTGCGGATGTTGGAGTGGAAGCCGCCTCCAAGTCCAGGGTGCTCGACTACACGATCTACGACGCCTACCAGTACGGGCTGTGGCTTCATGACACCTCTGGCTGTGAGGTCTCGGTCGGTGAGATCAACATGGTCGCCTCTGGTGGCACGGAGGCTGGCATCCGCCTCGAAGCACTCACTGACTCCGATGTGGACGGTGTGCGAGTGATCGCGTCGACAGGGGCAGCCGGGACCAAGGCTGTGGAACTGGTGAACGCGGACAGGAACATCATTCGGGGTGTGCGAGCCTCGTCAGGGTGGGGGTACGGGGCCGACCTCGACGCGAGCAGTGATTACAACATCGTCAATGCGAACCAACTATCGCAGGCGACGACCCCTGTTCGCGATCTTGGTGTCGGCAACGACGTGGCGCACAACTTGTAGGAGAAGTGGATGGCGACGAAATCTCCAAGGCAGCACCATGGGCAATGGCCGAACGTCGTGTCAGCCGCACAGCTTCCGAATGTCCTGGGGGCTACGATTCAGGACGCGGCACTGGAGATCGGGGACATCGCCTATGTCGTAGGCACGGGGCTCTACCAGTGCGACGCTGCGGGCCTTGGTGCTGCGTCATGGTCGCAGCCAGGTGGGGGCGGAGGCGGCGGCGGGACCGTCCTGACCGACGCGGACTGGGGTGGGGATCATCAGTACAGTCAGCAGGCGGCCCCGGTCGAAGAGACCGTCGGCTATGGCGTGCTCAACGGGTCGCTCGTTGGGTTGTTTACGGCCTACTTCCGGGTGGCGTGGAACCCGCAGTTCACTGTCCCAGGCTCGGCCGACGCCAGGCTCTACGACCTCGGCCCGGCGGCTGGACCCCTGGTGGCTCCGACGCTCATCGCTACGCTGTCCAACGGACCTCCAGGAGTGAACGGGGTGGAGTACCTGGAGCAAGCTCTCGCTATCGGGGGCTCACCAGGTCCGAACCAGATTCAGAACACGGCCCGGCTCTACGAGGTGGCGGTGTATCAGTCATCGCAGGCCGGGGACTCTGTGCGCGTCGGCAGCATAGGGATCACGATTCGGTAGGAGAAGACAATGGCAATCCATGTTCGCAACGTCGTCTCGCTCGATAATACGGTCTCGACGGGCCAGTTCTGGTCGCGGGGCCTTATCCTCATGCGAGAACTATTTCTCGCCGGGAGATGGGTGCAGAGCGCGATCTCGAACGGCGCGACGTGGGATGCCAATATCGTGCTCAACAACGTGGACTGCGTGGTCAACCCTGCGTCTCCTGCTCGTATCACGTCGGTGGTCGGTGGATTCACGGGCTACGAGGACTATGGGATCACGCTCATCGGTGGCGTGGCGGATGACGACAACAACCGAGGGGTCTACCGCATCGCTACCGTGATCGACGACAACACGATCGAGATCGAACCCCCGCCGCCGAACAATTGGGTCGCTGACACAGGGATGACCTGTCGAGTTTTCAACTGGGGGCTCCTCTCCCCGCTCTCGAACGCAGAGTACGTCGTGATGGACCCCCCGACCGGGAACAACCAGGCCTACCTGTCGAAGGAGTCTGGGGACTACAACGGAAATTTCCACGCGCACCCTCGTGGCGACTACCCAGCCAACCCGACAGCCAACTTTCCATGTGACACCTCTTCTTCGGATCGAACCGCTAGGTGGAACGCCTATTTCGATGGGTCTACGGCGGCAATTTACTGGATCTCGGACGCCGGGCAGGTGTGGTGGTGTTTGATCTTTGGTGAGCTTGAGGACGCGGCTTCGGGAGACCTGTACCCGGGGTTTGTGTCGCTGGGGAACGGTGCAGAGTGTTTCGATTTGCCCGGTGGGGACATCAACACGCTCTACATGCTCTACGACAATGGTGGTGTTGGGCAGCAGATGGCGAAGGTGGCGAATGTCTGTCGAGGTGAGACTGTGGTAGCGAACCGCCAAAACTCGAAGGCGTTGTGCAGGGTCGTGAAAGAGAAGGTCCAGATCGTCAAGCCGTGGGTGTACGCGGTTGGGTCGAGCGGTGGGTTCCACCGAGGGCGTCATCCGTTCCGAACGACGAACGAGTACTGGGAAAACTGGCGACCTGTGACCTCGGACGGGACGTGGAGGCACCTTGAAGACGGGGGTGTGTTCCCGATGAACGGTGTGAACGACCCGAGGCCGATTTCTGGCGTGGCTACGGTGTAGGGAGGAGTCGAGATGCTGCACTACATTCGAGACCTGCTCATCCCGAGGCGTCCAGCGGGGGATTACGCTGCGACGAACATGATCGCGAGCTACGTGCTCTTCCATTTCTTCCGTGTGATGGGCTGGGTGTGGCTCTGGGAGTGCGACACGCAGAACTCTCCTGCGAACCACTGCCCTGACGGAGACATGGAAACTTCCGGTGTTGCGGACTGGACCGTGATCGGAACAGCCACCCGTGTCAAGGACGCGGCGGTGAAGCACCAAGGGCTCTACTCCCTGAAGGTCACATCGGCTGCGCTCAACGATGGCATCCGCACGGCGATTCTCACGAGCACGGAGAACACGACCGTCTACCGGGTCGCTCTGTGGGCCTCGAACAATTCAGGGGCCGCGTGGAACGTGGACGTGGACAATGGCTCAGGGGCCTTCGCGAACGTCGGTACGATCCCGGACAATGGCGGCGTTTGGACGCTCTACCACTTCACTTTCACGACGAATGCCGGAGGCAACCGCTATGTCCGTGTCGTGGACAACAACACCACGACGACCGATGTATACCTGGACGACATCAACGTCTTCCGAAGCTGGTTCGAGTACAACGGCGTAGACCAGAACGGATCGGATGGGGACGTTCAGAATGGGGACGAGTTCTCGTCGGCTGCTTACACGTTCGTGGTCGGGGACGTCGGGAAGGTGGTCGTCTTCTACGATCCTACCAACCTTGGAAACTCCGGTGCCTACACTGTCGATTCGATCAACGCAGGGAACGCGGTCCTGGCGCTGCGGATGGGGGGCTCTGAGACCCTGATCAACACGGCAGTCGGCACGCTCGTTTGGCGTTTGTTGGACCTCACGGCGGCCCCGATCAGTTCTTATGCAACAGGAGGGAGTGCCTCGGAATCGGGTGCGGGGTGGGGGCTGGAGAGCCCGCATGCGAGCGGGTGGAGGCTTTTCTTCCGGCATCGGGCTCTGGCAGGGAGCAACGCGAAATCGATCATGACGTGGAGTTCGCCTATCGACGCTGATTTCTCGGTCATGACTGGCGAGTTCATGAACTACGAGCCCTCTACGTTCCGTCCGCGTGGGGATTCTTATGATTGGGCTGGATACGCCTCTGTCGAGGGGTGGTTCTTGGTCGGTAACGGGGGGAGCACCTCGGAGACGCACAAGCGGCTCTACGCCATGGTCTCTAGTGGTGGGGAGCTTGCCGCGATTGCCACGCGGACGGTCCCAACGCACACGTCCAACACACTTGGGATGTTTGGGTTGTCCGGTACAGATGCCAGGCACACGGCTCGTGAGTCGCACGTGCACCTGGCCAAACGAGACGGGGGGAATACCCCCTTGAACGAGATGATCTTCACCGTCTTCTCTTACGACGGTGCGTGCGGATCGGACGAGGCTACGATGCCTCCTGTCGCGCTTGGTATGTGGAACACGGACGAGGTGTCGATCCGTGACTTGGACAACCAAGCCAACATCTATTCAGGGGAGGAGGTTCTCCAGAGGCCGATCGTCCTGCGCGATCACAGTGGGGACTACGGTTTCTACTCTGAGAAGGAGTTTGATATCGAGGACGCCCTGTGGATGTGCCGAACCAACTTGGGCGAGTTCGCCCCGTTCTCACCGATAGAGGGTGTAGGGGATTCGCTCGCGTTTGCTGCCGGGACGGTGACACTGACGGACGCGGCAGGGGACTTCACTGCGGGTATGGTGGGGAGGGAGATCACGATTGCCGGCTCTACTACCCCTGCGAATGACGGGACGTTCGTTGTCACGGGCTACACGAGCCCGACTGTGATCGCCTATGCAAACGCCGCTGGTGTGACGGAGGCATTTCCGGGGACGTGGAGTGCGGCGCCAGGGTACTTCCACTTCCAGAACGGGGTGTGCTGGAAGTGGCCAGGGCTCACGGCGGTGGCGTAGGGAGGGGCTATGGGCGTCTACCTCGTAGAGATGAGCGACCTCGCAGGTATTCCGGCAGCCCGGACCGTTGGGGACAGAATCGGGTTCGATGTCGTTTACGGGTCGCCGGGGACGAAGCAGGTGGACACGAAGTTTGGGCTTGAGGCCAGCTATGCGGACGCCTACGGAGGCGCCGGAGGGGGCTACAACGCGCAGACGCTCAACCGGGCGTGGCAGACAACTGGCGCTCCTCACTGGGTGTACTGGCGCACGGACGACCCCGACCCGACTGGGGCGCACTTCCCGGGGCCAGGTGTGTTCGGAACCACAACGAACTACGGCGTGGAGAGCATCGTCTACGTGTCGGTGTGAGAGGTAGGGTGTAGCTTTGCCAGGATTCGGAAGCGGGGCGTTCGGCGGGGCAGCCTTCGGCCAGTACAACTGGTCGCGGCGAGTGCTCTTCCAAGCGGCCCCTGAAATCTACCGCACGGCCGATCTGGAGCAGAGCGAATTCTTCCGCCGGTATGCCGAGGCGCAGGGAGTCTCATTCGACAACCTCCGCAACAAGATCGCTGCATTCGCCGACCTACGTGACCCGAGGGCCGTCCGCACCCGCTACGACGAAACCACCCTCCTTCGCCTTGGGCGTGTGGAGACGATCAAGGGGACGGTCGAGCAGCAAGGCGTCCTCGCTACAGTGATCGCGGGAAGCATCTTCACTACCCGACGCGGGCGCTTCACGTTCGCAGACGTCGGCAAAGAGATCACCGTCACAGGCTCCACGACCGGGACCAACAACCGCTCCGTGGTCGTGACCAACATCGTCAGCCCGAAGGAGGTTCTGACCAATCCGCCGCTCACAGTGGATGCTGGCCCCCTTCGATGGGAGCTACGAGAGGTCGAAGCCTCGACAGAGGTGGAGACGCGCGTCCAGGTGGTAGGTGGCGACGTCGAGTCCATCACTCCCGGCTGGCTCCTTTCGGACGGATTCGCGGACTTCACGGTCCTGAAGCGGGAACAGTTCAAGGCAGAAACGGAGGAGCGCAAACTTCTCACTCTGAGAGAGGGCTCGGACGGTGCGATCAGCGCGACCTTCCAGTTCTCCTCCCCTACTCTGGCCTTGACCTCGCGAGATGTGGGCCGACGCATCACCGTCGCAGGCTCGGTCTTCCCGGACACAAACGATGGGAAGTTCGAGATCGTGGACGTGCTCAGTGCGACGTTGTGCCTCCTCGACTCCACAGACATCGTGGCGGAGACCGCAGGAACGCTCGTGTGGGCACTCCTTCGGGACCCTGAGTTGATCCTCTCCGGGTCGGCCACGCTCAAAGGCGCGGTCGAGCAGGAGGACGAGGATGGGGATATCATCGCGATCGGCCCTCCTTCCGTCTTCGAGGCGATCTCCGCGACGTTCGCTTCTACGGACGAGGGTAAGCTCCTCACTCTGCACGAGCCCGGCGACCCTGTAGGGAACAACGGTACCTATGAGGTGCTGTCCGTCCTGTCGGCGAACCAGATCGAGGTAGACGCAACGCTGGCGATCCGGGTCGGTATGCGGTGGGAGCTACGAGCTTCGACTGACGTGGGCGACGAGACGCAGGTCGAGGTCCGCGCTTCGAGTTTGCTCCAGTACCTCGCGCAGGACTACGGGGTCGAGGTTGATCATCGTGAAGAGGAGGAGTGGCAGCGGCGGTGGGTCGAGTCCGTGTCTCGCTGGATAGGGATGAAGGGGCACGAGGACTGCTACAAGTACCTCGCCGAGTTGACCGGGTTCACGGCCGAGGTGCGCGGCCTCTATCGCGTGAGCCAGGAACTCTACGAGGCGGTGGCGGCGGCCGGCGCTGATACGTTTGACGTCGGCGAGGATGGGGAAGGGCGCTCTGGTCTCGACGGCAGCCTCGACAAGGTAGGGCTCCTCGTCCAGTTCTCATCCCCCACGGCGGCGTTCGTGAACGGCGACGTCGGCCGGCACATCGACGTGGCGGGCTCAGGAGGTGGTGCGAACGACGGGCTCTACACCATCAACCGAGTCGTGGACGAGTTCACGGTCGAGTTCCGCTCGATCGACGTGATGATTGGCGCAGCCGACCCGAACAACGGGTCGCTGGAGTGGCGCATCGTGCGCCTGTACGCCGACCAGGCCCCGCTCCTGCCTCACCACGACGAGATCATGATGGGTCTGATGGCCTATCTGAAGACGGTCGCGGTCTTCACTGTGGACAAGTACTGCTGGGAGCAAACTCCTTCCCCGTGGAGTACGCTCCTCGGGCCTGGAGACGTAGGCGACGGCCGTATCTGGATCACCACCGTGACCCCGGCAGGTCCGGCGGCCTTCCCGTCCATCTACACCGTTTCCGGACGTGGTGACTTCGAGGTCGCTACAGGGCTTGGAGGGGGCCGCTGGAGGCTCACGGACTCCGACCCTGCCGCGTACTTCCTGGAGACCGTTCCGACGCTCCACGAGCGGCACAGCGGCACGCAGGGGCTATTGCGGCACAACCTCCCGTTCATCGTCCGCCGGTTCGCGGACCCAGACGCCTCGTTTACGGCGGCGGAGGTGGGCCGGGTACTCGTAGTCGAAAACTCTGTCTACCCGGAAAACAACAAGGCGTACCTCATCGCGGCACTTGTCACTTCGACATCGCTCGAAATGTCCGTAAGTAGCCCGGTCCGCAGCGATAGCAGCGGGACGCTTCGATGGCGCATCCTGCACCCGGACGCTACAGGGCTCACCGGGTCGCTGACGGCCCCGAGACGATTCAACTCCACAGTCCCGGTCTTCGCCCTATCGGACGAGGGCAAGCGGCTCATCGTTTCGGAGAGTGCGTCAGGGAACGATCGGGAGTTCGTGATCGAGACCTTCATCGACGTGAACAATGTGGACCTGGCTCCCTACCAGACGCCCGCGACTCCGGACGTGAACAACGGCGCGCTCGTCTGGGCTATGTTCTCCTACGAGTTCGAGGTGGTGGCTACGGAACCCCCGAACATCGGAGCAGCGACCCTGGAGTACATCTGCCCGGAGCAGATGACGTGTAGCTACTGCCGATCGAACAAGGCGCTCGTAGAGGCCAGCACGCCCTACTTGCTGGAGAAGGGGCTCGATAGGCTCCGCGACAGGCTAGCGCAGGGGACGCCCAAGCACGTCGAGTTGATCGAAAACTACGGGTACGAGGTGAATGCGAGCCTCAACCTGACAGCCACAGTGGACTCCCCGTGAGGTAGCAGATGCCTGTGAACATCGAAGCAGTCGTGACGGATATCGGGAGGCAGCGCCTCATGGAGGGCTTGGGGCAGACGACGGCCCTCGACTTCATCACGTCGTTCAAGGTCGGGGAGGGCGGCTGGGAAGACACCCCTGGGGGCCGCGTACCCAGGGACCCCACCGACGAGGGACCGAGCGCGAACAGAGGACCGACGCTGGGGGATCTCGATTGTCTCACCAACCCATCTGACTACCCGGTGGATTCCCGAGGGAACTTCTCCAAGGCGCTGGCGCTCGTCAACTTCGCGTTCACGGCCAACACGACGCTGGAGGCGACATGCTTTCTCAACTTCGGGGAGTTCAATGACGACGGGCACGGAAACTTCCCCGAGATGTACGAGATCGGTCTCTTCAATGTGTCGGCCGAGATGGTAGCCTACGGAACCTTCCCGCGAGTCGAGAAGAATCCTGGCGTCTCCCGGACCTTCACTGTAAAGATCAACGCGGACAGGAGCTAGCATGCCCACTTTCCTGGAACAGTTCGCTGACGCCGAGATCAAGGTCCGCTACAAGGAACCTCTCCTCACGGCCGGGCTCGACCAGATGCTCACCGGCATCACGCCACAGGGTGTCCATCGCGGCTTCAGGCTCGCCCCCAACATCGGGAACCTGAAGGTCACGGTGGAGGCGGACCCGGCGGACAACGACCACATCGCTGCGTATACGACGGACGATGGCTACACGCTGCGGCTCCGGCGCACGGGCGGTGATTTCGATCTCGACCTGTCGCCCTTCATCAACAAAGAGGTCGTGATCGCAATCTTCGCGGAGTACGGCACGGGCGTGACGACATTCGCGGAGATCCGGGCCTACGAGTACGACCCGGTGGACGAGTTCACGGGAGCGGCAGAGCGCGGTGAGTTGGTCGTCCTCGGCAAGGTCACGGTGCCGGCAGCCGGGGTCATCCCGGTGACCGACATCGATCCGACTTTCCGCACGCTCGCGTGGGACCACGTAGGCTCAGACGCCGCACCGTGGGAGCAGGTGATCGAGAACGGGAGCTTCGAGCTTGCTGCTGATGCTGCCTCGTTTGTCGCTGCGGATCGCGGGTTCGTGCCGCATTGGGACACGCAGTACATTCTTCCGCAGCACTCGTGGGGGATCGACTCGGTGAACCCCCACACGGGCCGCTACTGCCTGAAGATGACGGGAACGGGAGTCGCCTCGCTCAGTGTCGTCCCGCCGGACAGGATCGTCGCGGTCCAGCCGGGGCAGTTGATCCGCGTCTCCTACTGGGTCAGAGGGGAGAACTGGCCTGTTATCGGTGCCGGCGGGACGATGGGCCTCCAGTTGAACTTCTTCGGCCCGAATCTGAGTTTGCTCTCGTTCCGGGTGGTGCAGGACAAGAGCCTCACCGGAACCTTCGGATGGACCCAACTGGACGAGTACATCGAGGTGCCAGCCGGCGTGGCGTGGATGGTGCCGGCGATTACGATCCTCGACAGTCCGGTGGCAGGTGTCACGGCTGCGCTGGCCTTCGATGACATTCGCGTGTGGATGTCCAAGGGTCCGCCGACTATCCCCTACTCCTCGGTCCAGGATGGCCTGACGAACGGAGGCCACGTCGTCGGCCAACTCGGGATCGCAGAAACGAACGTCACGCAGTTCGGCATCACGCAGGACTTGGAGTCGTTCGTCAAGGGCATCCTAGCCCTGCACAAACTCGACAATGTGGCGGGGCCAGGAGTGAACCGCTACAAGTGGAGTCGGCTGGACGAGGAGCCATTCAATCTGCGGCTCGTGGAGGGTTCTGTCCATTCGACTGGGCTTGTCGGGACGACGGACGAGGCGGAGTACCCGCGCTTCGCGGCCGAGTCTCCTGACCCGCTTGTGGCTGCGTGGGCGAACATTCTGGAAGTGACTTCCGCGTTGTCGGGTAGCTCGGTACCCGCGGCTATGCGGCGTCTTGGCTGGCTCACATCGACCCACACGAAGCTGTACGAGCTTCTGAACGCTCGTAGGGATCTTACTCTCGGGCAGCACGTTCTGGACGATCCGGCGCAAGACGCGGCCGAGTTCACTGTGGCTGCCTCGAATGGGGGCGGAGCGGTTGTCGGGCTTTCCGGACATGCGGCGGCGGACGGGACACCCTTCCTGTTCATGCAGCCGCTCTGGGCTGTTTATGGGGACCCTACGGCGGCAGCGCCAAACTGCCATGAGGAGCTACGGGACGGCTACCTCAACTTCCCGCTCGTCACTGCGGCCCTGTCGAATAGGGTCGATCCTGGCATGGACAACATCCTGTGCAGCGCCAACATCGTGAAGGCGTGGGCTCATTTCCACTGCGGGGGAGGCGCGGCTGCGATCGATGAGGCATACGGGATTTCCAGCATCGTTTACGACGCCACGTCGCCAGTCTTGAACTTTCACCGGACGATGGATTCGAGTGAGTATGTCGTCGTCATCAACTCGCTTGGAGATCCGCAGAGGACTGGACAGCCATTCAACTTGACGACAACTGGATTCAGCTTCAGGTCGCTGTATCACAGCGCGGTTGGGGCGCACTCGGTGGATGATTTCTCACTCGGTGGGGACATCTATTTCCTTGCTATCGTGATCGGCCGGCAGAGCTAGGAGAGCGCTATGATCGAGATGGTGGAAGCACGTTCCCGGACCGAGGTGATGGACCTAGAGGTCGCGATCTCGGGTATGACGATCACTGTTGGGGGCGGCGGTGCCTCCGTGAACAAGGTGTCAGAGTCCATTGTAGCAACTGAGTTTGTGGCCGAGAGTGATGCGGCCGGTGTGCTCCGTGTTACCGGGTATCTGGTACAGGGGGATGAGGACGGGAGTCTCACTATCCTCGTGGATGAGGTAGGGGCAGAGGATGAGCCCTACGTGTTCGTGCCTGGGGGTGAGTTCAAGCTCCTGGCTCGTGTGTTTTATGTTGCAGTGCCGATAGGAGCTACGAGCCTGGAGGACGAGACGATCACGGTGTGGCGGATCGTACAGGAGACGGACGAGGTGGCGATGATCGCGAGGAGAGAGGCTTCGAGGATGGAGCCGGCTCCTGAGCAACCTGAATCTGATCCAGGGCCGACCGAGGAGCAGCTACAGCAAGGTCGGGATGCACTGAAGCCGAACGGAGGCGAGTGATGGCTCGCGAGGCAATACGGGCGCGTGATCTTCCTGGTCGTGCCGAGGAGAAGGCGGAACGCCTGGCGCACGAGGCGCGTGGGAAAGCTCGGCAGGGGAGCGTAGAGGGCTCGACCTTCGAGTCCCTGAGCGCGAAGCAGAAGGATGTGCTCCTGAAGCAGCTTGCCATTCAGGCTGGTCTGATCGAGGATAGCGACGACGAGTAGGAGAGACCATGAGTATACGACTGCGATACAAGATCGAGGCTTCGGTCTCATCCACGTCGGCCGAGGAGAGAGACCTCGGGAACGTCGCCTACGAGGTCGTGGACGACGATTCCGGAGAAGGCGGGACCAGGAAGACGCTCCTGGCGGCCGGAGCGACGGATGTCTCCGTGATGCTGACCGAAATCTCAGCGGCCCGGTTCGTCCTCATCCGGACGAATGCCAAGGACCCGACCGATACGCTTGGGGCGATCACCGTCAAAAAGAACGCCATCGGAGGCGAGCCCATCACGATCGAGCCTCTGCCGGACGCGACCGAGGCTCACCTGCTCATGGCCACCTCGGGCGTCACCGATCTGTTCGCCACGAACGGTGGGACGGTGGACACCGAGATTACCGTCATGGCAGTCGGCGACTAGGGCTGGCTTGACGGGACGATCGAAGTTACACTAGGCTCTGACAAGGAACGAGGCCAAGAGCCCAAGGGAGGTTCCAATGATCGTAACAATGACCAACGTCTCCGGTCGCGCAATCAACGTCCCCGCCGTCGGCGAGGATGGCGTCTCGCTTCCCGGTGGGAACCACCCCGAGGAGGCCACGCACCGCACCGACCCGCTGCCCTACCCGTTCGCGCACATCGGTGAGGTCGCCATCGCCGGGACCTCCATCCTGCCGATGCACCACCGCGACTGGCGCTACAGCCGCTCGCAGATGCGCGGCATGCCGATGTCCGAGAAGTGGCAGATGATGGTCCAGGATGGCGTCGTGACGCTCGGCTACGCGGCGGAGGTCGACCTCCGTGACGAGGAAGACCTCTTCGAGGACGCGGTCTGAGCAAACTCGGGTGTGACCTGCTCTGCGGGAAGTGATCCCCGAGCCTGGAGGACCGATGACCGACCTACTGAAAGAGGTACGAAGCCGCGTACTGGCCCCTGGTCCGTTCGCTCGGTGGACGCACGAGGCGTCGAACCAGGCGCGACCGAACCTGCGAAACCTGGCCGACTCGGCCAGGGCGGTCCAGGCTCAGTGCCGCGATCTTCCAGGCGTGGTTGCGATGGACCTTCGCGAGGACACGCGAAGGGTTGCTTTCGCCGTCATGCAGAACCTCTACCCCATCGTGGAGGCCATCGACACCGATGCAGGGCAATACCTCGCGCAAGCGACGGAGGCTCTGCGGAAGGTCGGGGCGGATGTCTGAGTTTGTCCTACGGCCGGCTCGACTGCGGGAAGGGAAGTTCATTCCCGACCGTCATGGCGAGAAGGTCGAGATGGACTGGACAGGTTTGGTGGAGCGATTCTCTCCGTCCAGGACGAGACCTAGCCTCTTGATCCTACGAGGCGTTCACCCTGGCATGTTCATCGGCACGCGGAAGCAGGGGAAGGACATTCGGACCTTCTCTTTCGATGCTGCGGGCCGTTCTCGAAGCGCCGCGCAAGTGTTGAAGCAGGACCCGACGTTCGCGTCTTCGGTCGTGGAGGTGTTCCTTGTGGACACCGTGAGTTGGGACATGCAGCTACAGGAGCTAGGCGCAGCGTAGGGGCTGTGATATTCTCGCCCTGATCAAGGCGTCGTGAAGGAGGCCGAGAAGTGGAAAGCTACGAAACGATCATGGGTCTCGTGGAAGAGGTTCGCGACATTCTCGACCTCCACGAGGTAGAGGGTCTCTCCGGGAAGAAGCGCAAGTCCGTGATCGCCAAGATCAAGGCATCGCATGACCCGGAGAAGCATGGCCCGGACGTGACCAAGCACGTCCGGAAGGTGCTGGGCGCCATCAAGAAGGGCCACGCCGCGTCGACCCCTCACAACCCCTTCAAGAACATCAAGAAGGGGAAGCACCTCGGCGGGACGTCGAGTTCGGTCGCCAAGAAGAAGGGGCCGAGCACCACGACTCCCGGCTCCAAGAAGAAGCAGTGGAGGTGCCGCTGCCACTCCTATCACTGCATCTGCACGGGCAAGGGCGCGGAGAACAAGGGCGAGATCAAGCACGTCGAGATCGACCGGAACTACAAGGCGACCTACAACCTGAACTACAAGAAGTGGCGCAAGGCCCACGAGAAGATCTTCAAGGCGGGCGGCAAGCGCGGCTTCAAGACGCCGGTCAAGTCCCACCACAAGAAGTATCACGAGGCGTAGGTCGTTGGAGGGCTGAGTGCCTACCCTGGGGACGCTAGCAGCGGGGATTCAGAGCGTCTCCGCAGTACGCCGCAGCGAGGTGTACATCACCGAGCTAGGCGACGACGACCTCCCGATCATAGAGAGCGGCGTCCCCCAGTGGCGAAAGTTCCAGTATTTCCCTGAGTCTGTCGCCGACACCAAGCAGGTAAACTACCAGCCGAAGGAAGTTCCTGGTGGTTCGCTGCCTCTTTACCAGTACACAGGCTCCGGCGAGCGGACCCTCGCCTTCACCGCGTACTTCACGACCGACGTCGATCACCTCGTCAATCAGCGCTCGATCGACTTCGACGCCCGCCCGATCGGTGGGACCCTCGGCGACCAGACACTTCCTCTCGTTGCGACTCGAACTTCGACAGTCTCGGATGCTGTCGAGGACTCCCGAAACCGTATGGTTGCATCGGGAGCCCAGCACCGAAATCCGTTCATCCCGGGGGCGCTTGTGTGGCTCCGGAGGTTCATGTTCCCCCGGTATGGCGAGACTGCTGAGATCGGGGTTCCACTGACGAAGCCCCCTCACAAACTCCTGCTCCACTTCACGGGCTCGGAGATCGAACGTCTTGGCGGGGGTGGAGGCTTCAGTGTTGGGGGTGGCGGTATCCTTTGCGTCATGACCACCTGCGATATCAACATCGAGGCGTTTTTCCCCTCGGGTAACATCCGGATTGCCAGCGTGAGCCTTTCCTTTGCCGAGGTCCCGCAGCGCGGAGGATCGGTCAAGTTCCCGTCCGCTGAACCCCTCGATACGGTTGCGAACGACTGGTATCAGTTGACCGCGAGCGCATGGAACACTACGAGCGGCGGATGACGGCGCGAGAACGGCTCCTGAAGGCCCTGGAAGAGACGTTGGGAGCCCCCAGCCCTCAGAGGTCTTCTGCGGCCTGGAAGGGCTTCTACGGCTCCATGGGGCAGCAGTCGGTCCCCGGCAACCGAGACGGAGCCCAGCAAGCGTGGCCCTATCGGACCCAGACGGCCGAGGTGGTGTGGAAGCACGCCAGCGATCTCATCCCGAAGCACCCTGAGTTGGACGAGAACGACATCCTGAAGATGGCTATCGAAATCTCTGGTGTGGACGCGCTCGACCTCTCTCCCGAGGACTGGCGGCTCTTGGAGATGGCGATCGAGTGGCGCAAGAACGGCGTGACAGGTCAAACCCCGCCTCGCATCGGTGGTGCTCCGGGAGGCCCGGCCAAGTTCTCGACCACTGGCTACCTTCCGAGGCGTGGCGCTCCCTAGCGCTTGTCGTACAATCCCCCAAGGTGGTAGGTTTCAGGGGGACTCATGGCGATCAGAGCAGTAGTCGCAGACATCGACAACTTGGAAGCCGAGGCCGAAGCGGCTCCGGAGCCCGGGGAGGACTGGATCATGATTCCGTGCCCCACCCCGACGTACAAGGCCCTGTCGGATGCGGCAGCGCGCAAGAACATGACGGTGGCGCAACTCTTCGCGCGGTCCATCGCCATCGCAATCGAGGAGGACTGACATGGCTTTTCCGACCGGATGGCCCCCGAGATTTTCCAGTGGTAAGCGGAACATCCGCTTCTACATTGCTGCGCTGGCAACGGCAAACTTCTCCGACCGCGCGTACCTGTTCGCCGATCAGGTCGGCGCGAACCCGTACACCCCCCTGCCGGTAGTTCGGCCCGGCGGGGACGTGTCGTCTCCGGACTATCCGGGGCCGACAGACATCGGCGCCAACCCAGCCGGAACGGGGCAGCACGGTGACGACCCGCACCCGATGATCTGGTCCGAGGGGATCATGATCATCAACAAGGGGGCGACGCCGATCTACTTCTCGTTTGATGGCGCCAACATCCAAGGCGAGGTCCCGCCGACCGCTGCCGGCGTCCCGGGGCAGATTTACATGGAGCGCTCTGAGGCTGGCATCGCCATCAACGGCGCCGGAAACAATTTCGTCGTCTATGCGTGGTAGCTGTGGCTGAGAAGAAGCCATACACGCCCCCGCCTCTCGGGATGCTGGGCATGAAGCTGGGGCAGGTCGTTCAGGCCCTTGGCCTCGGCAAGGCCAAGGCGCAGATCGTCCAGAAGGGCGGCCCAAAGCTCAAGCCCCTGAAGGTGCACAAGCCGGACGTGAAGCATGCGAAGAGCAAGACGCATCACGCCGGACCGAAGAAGCCCGCAGGACCCCCGCCGATCGAGGTCTACCCCTACATCGACTCCGAGACCAAGAAAGAGGACTCCGGCCTCGTCACACTGAAGATGGCCAAGCACAAGATGAGCGTCGAGAAGTTTGCCGCTCGTCTGAAGGAACTCAGCCTTGGCCTCGCGGTCGGGCACCAGAAGATCATCACCGGGTACAAGGCACACGTCGCCATCGTGTCCCGGGCGGAAGCCAAGGCAGCCTCGAACGAGAACCCGGGCGCGCTCCTCGTGGGGAAGTCGTCCCCGCTCAAGCCGATAAAGAAGTGGATCTCATCGGGCTGCGTCGTCCTCGACTCTGCGGACGACCACGACCACGTCTACGTGACCAAGCCATCGAACCACTACGGTCCGTGGTGCTTGCCGAAGGGTACGGTGGACAAGGGCGAGTCGCTCAAGCAGACAGCACTTCGAGAGGTGTGGGAGGAGACTGGCCTCCGGGTCAAGATCATGACGGGGAAGATGGCCTACCTCGGGAAGTTTGAGGGCGGCTACTCGTTCACCCACTACTTCCTGGCGGTGAAGGTCGGCGGGAGCCCGCACCCGACGAGAGAGACCGAGCGTGTCGCACTGGTCACGTGGGACGAGGCCCTGCGGTTGTTCCGGTCGGGTGGGAACACGCGGGACCCCAAGGTGATCAGGCTGGCCCGTCGTGCGTTGAGTCTCCGCGAGGACGCAGTAGAGGAAGCGACCGAGGAGCTACAGATCACGGCCTACCCCTACTCCTACGGCGGAGAGAAGGACACGGCCCGGATCATCCTGAAGGTGCCGACGAGCCAGGGGACGGCAGAGCAGTTCGATGCCATCCTGAAGGAATTCTCGCTCCGAATGGACTCGAAGCACCCGGCGATCGAGACGAAGGCTACGGCCCACGTGGCAGTCGTCGCCCGAGACGACCTCGCCCGAGCGGCCAAGGCTGGAATGAAGGTCCAGCGACTCGCTATGCAGGGCATCGGGAAAGCTCAGAAGAAGTGGACGTCGGCCGGTGGCGTCGTGCTCGACTCGCTCGAAGGCGAGCCCAGCGTCTACATCATTCGGCCCGCGTCTTGGCCGGGAGGGTGGGCCTACCCGAAGGGGCAGGTGGACGAGGGGGAGACCAAGCAGAAGGCGGCGGTTCGGGAGGTGTTCGAGGAGACCGGCCTGCGGGCCAAGATACTCCCCGGCAAGTCCTACATCGGCAAGGGCGAGGGCAGCTACGCCGTCGCTCATTTCTATCTGATGGTGAAGACCGGCGGCAGCGCGAAACGGACGGACGAGACAAAGGGCATTCGGTTGGTCACGCTGGACGAGGCGGAGCGGCTGTTCCAACAGGTCGGGAACACCCGCGACCTCAGAATCACACGCAAGGCACAGAAGCTCGTCAGCCAGCGCGTGAAGTGATCGAGCGAAAGCTCAGGGAGCACGGACGATGGCGTGGTACTTTCTACGGGTCCCGGGGTGCCGGGCCTTCAACGCAGTCAAGAAATTCAAGCGGCAGGTGGCCCAACTCGGGCGCGTCTACGAGTGTGATCACGGCACAGAGATCGACCCCACTGCCGGCTGGTACACGGTCAACATCGGCGAGAAGGAGGTTCCGGGTGTTCGTGAGCGCCTGAAGGCTCTGGGTATCAGCGAGCGCGTGGACCACATCGAGCCCCTGTCGCGCCCTATCGACGGTCGGAGTATCTCCAAGCAACTCGCCTTGTTCTGAGAGCCCCCGTCAGCTATCCTTCACGCACGTTTCGATGTATGATCGCAACGTTAGAGGGGGCCGATGAAGGCGCGTCTGAAGGCGTTCTGGAAGCGATCTAAGTGGGTAATCCTGAGCGTTGCCGGGGTTTTGGTCCTGGTCCTCGCCTTCCTGCTTCGAGGTCTCTTCGCTCGAAAGCTCCCTGAGCGTGACCCGCTGGACCCCAAGCCGCTGCCGCCCATAGATGAACGAGTCCACGAGCGCGTGAAGGCGGCCGAAGAGGAAGCGACCGTCGCGCGCATCGAGGCCAGGGTCCGGGCGAGCACCGACCGGGAGCAACTGGAGCGCATCTCTCAGGTCGAGGATGGGGCCGAGCGTCGGCGTCGCCTGGCGGCCATGCTACGGAGGCTCTGATGCTCTCCGAGACGTTCGCGAGCACCTTCGGGGTGAAGGCCCAATGGACACGGGTTCAACGCTCGGACCTGTCCAAGGACCCCGACCTCGCGAAGGAGCTTCTGCGTCTCATCGGCATCGCTTACAAGCCGCTCGGTGGCCACCTGAAGATCAAGTCGCCCAAGGACTTGACCGGCGCGATCACGTTCATCACGGCGGTAGACGTCGACAAGGACCCCCAGGCGGATGCAACGCTCTTGGGGCGGAAGGTCGGCAACGCGGTCAAACTCACAGCGCTGGGCCAGGATGGCAGCGCTCTGGCGAAGAAGGAAGCGCTGTCGTACTGGGGCGAGCTACTGCGCCGGGGCAAGGCATACGCCGAGGTCAGTGGACCCATCGCTCACATCATGCTCACGCGCCACAGCGTGCCTACGGTAGGCGGGCAGAAGGTCGTTGAGCGTGTCCTCGGGAAGAAGGTCGAGTGGGTGGGAGAGCGCCCGGACGGCAAGTACCCCGGGGTCAAGAACTGGTACCGGCGGAAGATCGGCGGCGGGACCCACATGAAGATTCTCGTGGGTAGGGTCGGCGGCGCGAAGTCGGGGCGAACGGAGGCTGTGATGGAGTACGTTACCGAGTTCAATCACCTGGCAGGCATCGGACCATCCCTCTGTGAGAAGGTGGCGGCCGACCCCATGCTGTCGACGCTGGCCAAGGCGTTCTCCGTCAAGGCGGTCAGGCCGGTGGACGTGAAGTTCATCCGCTACCGCAAGGTCGGCCACGGCGTCGAGTTGGAGGACGTGGCCAGTCGGCTCGGGGACATCCTCACCTCGGTCGAGTCCAAGGAAGCCGACCCGAAAGCTCTCGTGGCCTTCCTGAAGAAGCACGGCGCGAAGCCGGCCCCGAAGGTCACGGAGGAGGTCGGGAAGTCGTGGGTGAACACCGTCGTCCCGAAGGTCATCGAGGCCGGCGGGAAGGTGTATGTGGTCCGAAGTGTGTCGAAGATCGAGGCCGGCATGGGTATGTCGCGCACGATCGACTCACGCACCGGGAAGCAGTACTACACCCACTGGCTCAGGCTTCAGCCGGTGCGGGGCAAGAAGAAGCTGCCGGAGTACACCGCGAAGACTCGCACCATCGACGCCTACCTCGGAAGTGACGGGACGATCGGGATCAAGCAAGGGCGGTCGCACCGGGCCGGCGTCCTCGGCATGACGTTCAAGGCGGTCCACGGCTTCGACGAGTCCCTGGACGAGGCTGAGAAGTCGTCCCCGCTCATTGGCTGGCTCAACGAGAAGCTGAAGTCGAAGGGCATCCACGCCTGGCACGCCAAGGACATGAGCAACGGCATGTACCATGTGGCCTTCGGCAAACTCGGGTCCAAGTACGCCGAGGAGAAGTGGGTCGTCGATCCCAAACGTGGAGGGGTTCACCAGATCGAGACCTCGGCGGACAAGGCTTATGCTGCTGTCTTCTCCCTGATCAAGAAGGCCAGGTCGGAGATCAAGAGGTCGCCGGACCTCCTGAAGGTGGAGTCGCTGGACGAGGCGGGCAAGACCTCCATCCACGTCACCACGATCAAGTCGAAGCACGGCGATAGCTACAAGTTCGACGTGACAGGAGAGTTTCGCGGAGACCCGATCCATGTGGAGTCGCTGGCTGTACACATGCACATTGATCGTATCGGCTCGACCCTGGTGGGCCACATCCTGCCCGACACCAAATTCCACCGTGAGAGTGGCAAGTCGTTCCCCTACGGCTTCCGGATGAAGATTGAGAAGGCGGTCCTTGCTGAACTTCTGAAGCTGGCGAAGAAGCATGGCTCGGACATCGAGGAGTCCACCGCGTCGCTGGATGAGGGTAGTCAGGTCGGCAAGACGATCCTTCACCAGATGGGCGGTTCGGGCGCTATCGTAGCCATGCTCGGGGGCTCCTACACCTACTTGTCCAAGGGCGTCGGTATCCGCTGGCCGAACAAGCAACGCTCGAAGGGCAACTACGTGGAGATCGTGCTCACGCCTGCCGACGAGTACGACGTGACCTTCTACAACATGAAGGGCACGATGAAGTACTGGCACCCGGAGAACTCGAAGAAGGCGGTCAAGCGATACAAGGGCCTCATGTTCGATCAGCTTCGCGAGATCTTCTACAAGCAAACCGGCTGGACTCTGAGCAAGCCGAGGGTCCGTATGGCACCAGCGTCGCCGGAGCGTGAAGAGCGGATCAAGAAAGCCAAGGCGGAGCTACGGGCGAGTTGGAAAAAAGCGGGACTCCTCTGATGATCTTCACCGAGGCACAGCGGGTCAACCTCCGAGCCCTTGCCGAGAAGCGGTTCAAGGACGCGCGCCAGCACGGCGGCGGGAAAGCTCCTTCCGGGGCGCAGGTCTCGAAGAAGTTCAAGACGGCCCAGCAAGCCCTCGGAGACCTCGAAGGCGCCTTGCGGTCCTCGCGCCCCGACCTAGCCCGTGACATCGACCACATCTCGGGCATGGTCCAGGGGGTCGCCAAGAGGATGTGATGGGCTATTCGGACGCGCAGATCATGGAGGTCATGCACAGGCTCGGAGTGAGCCAGCCGGACCTCCTGCGCGCTCAGACCAGCCAGCGAGCCCTCGATGCCCTGAAGTCCCACCTGAAGCACGCCTACAAGGCCCTCGCGATGGAGTGCCATCCGGACCGCACGAACGACGACCCGGACAAGGCCGCGCTGTTCCAACTGGCGACCCACGTGGTACAAGAGATCGAGTCCATGGAGTCCTGTCCTGACCCCCGCGCGATCAAATGGGCCGTGAGGATACGCTCCCTGACTGTGACGTAGGAGACGACGATGGCGAACGCACTCGAAGAGGTCCGCAATCTCATGCCCGGCAGGGGCCACTCGAACTGGCGCCAGCCGGAGCCCAAGGAGCAGAGCGAGTCCATCGCCGGAGCGGCCGGGCCGTTCGCAATCTCCGATGCCCCGGCTCCGACCATGCAGGACCAAGTAGCCGACCTGCTCGACCGCGTGCGGAACCCCCGGTGGGAGTACCCCTCGTGGGCGCTGCCGAAGGTCCATCTCAGCGAGGGTGGCAAACCTGTGGGTCGCGCCCAGAAGGCCATCCTCTCCCGAGCCCAACAGGAAGAGGGCAATTGGGTAGGCATTTCCGATCTGCCCTATAGCGAGACGGGGGTGGATTTCGGCCGCACGATGAGCGCGGCTCAGGCGCTCGCGAAGAAGGGCCTCATCAACTACAAGGACTTCGGTGGAGCCAGGGGCGGCTACAAGTTTCGGCTGGCCGAGGAGCGATAGGTGGGAACGCGCGACGAACACCTGGCGGAGGTGAAGGCTCGCCTCCGTCTTCGAGTCCCCGGCCTGAAGAAATCAATCGGCGCCGGGGACGTTGTGCGTAGGGCGACTGAGGCGCTCGGGATCGAGCACTGCTCGGGGTGCGACGAGCGCAAGGAACGGCTCAACCGCTTCCTGCGGTTCGAGGCGTACCTGGAGGAGCAAGAGGCATGAAGTCGAGTTTGCAAGAGCAGAAGGTGTTGGCCGGAGTCGAGACGTGGGACCGCCCCCAAGTGACTGAGGCCAGGAAGTCGGCAGGGGCTCACGTGAAGGTCGCCGTCAAGTCCCTCGTCGCAGCGATGGGTGCGTTCCACAGGGCCGACAAGGGTGAGCGCGCGAAGATGGGCGGTATGGACACATTCCGCGCTCTCACTCGCCTGTCGAACGATGTAGCCAAGGTCGGCCAGAAGATGGGTCTGACCTTCGAGAGCACGGAGCTACCATCTCCTCTCGAAGAGGTGGACGAGTAGGCGATGAGAAAGCTCGTAGTCATGGTGGCCCTGCTCTCCTTCGGCTGTGGCGCAGCCCAGACCCCCGAGGTGCGACCATTGGTCGCCGATGATAGGCGCCCCGAGGCTCGTGAGATGGTCCAGGACGCCCGGGACGAGTCGCTGCCCGAGGGCACGCCCCAGCACCTCCCCGAGTCCTACGTCATGCCTGTGGAGGCCGGAGAGTGCATCCCCGAGGACGGGCGCCGCATACCACCCTCGGACGAGGAGTTGGTCCTACTCGGACCGTGCCCCGAGGAGTCCGGCATATTCGTCTCCGAGGCGCGAGCGAACCGCGACGCCATCTATCGCATCCGCTACCGCGAGATGAGGGACACCTACCGGGCGGATCGGCAGGTGTGGTCGGCGCACCGGGAACTCTACGAGGCCCAGGTCGCGGCTGACCGGGAGGAGATTGCTCGGCTCCAGCCCACGTTCTGGGAGCAGCACGACGGGGAGATCCTGGCGACGCTCGGTGTCATCGTCGGGGCAGCCCTCACGGTGGCCATCACATTCGCTGTGAACCAGGCATCGGAGTGATCATGGCGGCGGTCTTCACAGAGGCACAGCGCGCCGGCCTGCACGCTCTCAGCGAGGGCACCATCGACGATCAGTGGATCAAGGGTATCCGTGCCGGGTGGAAACTCCTGGTGAAGCAGACCAAGAAGTTCAAGGGTCGCCGCTCCACCGCCCCGGCCATGGAGCAGAGCTACCTCGACGCTGCCGCTGACGGGTCCACGGCGGCCCTCCAGAACGTCCAGCGGTACATCGGACGCCTCCGTGACGACCTGCTCTTGAACAAGGGCTTCTGGGACCTCCCCTCTGATGCTCAGGGCAAGAAAGAACTGAGCATCATTCGTCGCTACAAGACCAAGGTCATCGACGAACTCGACGCCGCAGAAGAGGCGATCTCAGACGGCCTGAGCTACGCACGCACCGTCAAGGAAGCAGCCTCGAAGGATGGGGGCATCGGTGGGCGCGAAGGCTACATGCACCAGGAGACCTACGCTTCTCAGGATCGGTTCAACTTCACGCTGAATGGGTTCGGGGAGCGTCTCGACGGCATCATGACCATGGCGGACAAGGCAATCTCCGGTCGCCTGTTCCGCCATCTGTCCAAGGTGCTCGCCACGTCGTTCAAGCATGTCCTCGACTACCCGACCAAGGGCAGCGAGAAGTGGCGCAGCAAGAAGCGGTACGTGAAGAAGCAGGTTCCCCTCGACTGGGGCGAGCACGAGCCCCCGGTGGTCCACCTCGGCAAGGCCACGGTCATCTTCCAGGACATGCCAGGCGAAGGGGCGGGCGGCACCATCTCTCCTCGGAAGGTCGGTTCCGAGACGACGGTGAAGAAGGGCGGCGAGGTCGTCACCACCAAAGAGGTTACGTCGCGGACCAAGTACGGCGGCGGGTACATGCACCCGAGGGACCGGAAGGAGTTCGTCGATGGCCTGAAGGAGGCCCAGGCGAGGCTGCGAGCGAAGCGGCTCGGAAAGCTCTTCCACGGTCACTTCCTCATCGAGCCCAAGGAGCGTGCAGGGACGAACCAGTACGGGGCTCATCTCGGGGTCGGTGGGAGGTACTACCGCAAGGGCGACGCGATCCACCTCTACGGGGGCAGCAAAGGTCCGCACTCCGTCGCGGTGGTCGCCATTCACGAGATCGGGCACCGCTACTACTACAAGAACCTGACCTCCCAAGATCGGCACAACTTCGACAAGTGGTTCAAGGATGTGCCGGCGGTGTCGAGCTACGGCGGCATCAACCCTGCCGAGGACTTTGCCGAGGTCTTTACCCACTACGTGCTCGGGCAAGACATGACCAAGGACCAGATGCAACGGTTCCGGCAGTTCATGACCGGGCACAGGCCGAGGACGGAAGCAATGGAAGAGAGCGCGGCCACGAAATCTCAGGAGTGCATGTTCTGTGATGAGCCGGCGGTGTCGAGCCTCATCTGGGAAGACGGCCAGAACTACGTGGCCGTGTGCCGGGCTCACATGGCCGAGGGCAGGATACATATCAGCCTCGAAGGAGGGTCGGTCTGCGACGTCAAGAACGTCGAGAACGGGCCGATCGCCTACCGGGAGAGCCGATGCTACCCGGCGACTCATCCGCAGGCACGCATGGAGGCGGCCCTAGAGCCCGCTCTGGCGTTCGTGGAGGAGGAAGAGGCTGGAACCCACTTCGGCCTCCAGGCGAGCCCTGAGAGGCTCCAGAGCGCCTTCCAGGAGGCCCCAGCGCAGCCCCCGCCCCGGGCACCTATCGGCAGGAGGTCCACGCCACGCGGAGCGGTCATCCCCTCCAGGCGAGGCGGCGACGAGCCGATGGGCTTCACCAAGGGTGCGATCACGAAATACCACGGCCAGCGGGCCAAGCGCGTGAGCCAGCGGACGCCGAGGACGACGCAGCTACCGAGCGGAGTCAAGCAGGAGATTCCGGACTCCCTGATGCAGATGCTCGGGACCGACTGGAAGAACATGCGCGCCACGCGCGTCCACGACAACCGCATGACCATCAACATTGACGGTGTTCGGTTCTCGGTCTACACGAGGAGAGGGTAAGACAATGACAGACCACCATAGCCATCTTCGCCGCCTTGTTGAGTCTCGGTCGGATGATACGCACCTGGACCCCATGGCTCATTTCCAGACGCTCTCTGGCATCCGTCCGACGCTTCCGGGCCTGACCGAAGAGGACGAGAGCGTCTTCGACAAGCCCCAGTGGGTCAAGGACTTCAAGGCCGGCTGGGAGGCATCGAAGAAGGCGAAGAAGGAGATTCCGCCGAAGAAGGCGTACAACATGGCCCGGGTCAGCAAGAAGCACGGCACCTACTGGATCGACGGCTATGCGGCGTGGGTTGATCACAAGCGTGGAGCCCACGCCCAGCCAGGTGTCCGCGACGCGAAGAAGATGGGTCTCACCGAGGACGTCGAGTTCACCGAGAGAACGGTCCTCGGAGACGTCGCGACCTTCCTGAAGCGCAAGGACGTGGACAATCTCTCGGCAGCGGACGAGAAGCACGTGGCCATGATGCTGGGGCACATGGGCAAGGGCGAGCTACAGCAGATCATCCGCGCGTGGGATCGGCCCCTGCACCACCGCAACCCGGAGAAGGTGTTCATCGTCGACACGGCCAAGGACGTGCTCTCCCACAAGATCCACTCCGAGGACGTGGACGACCTGGACGAGGGCGATCCCAAGATGCTGTCGAAGCTCGGGAAGCCGGTGAAGGTCGTCAAGGCTGGCGTCATGAAGCTCTACGTCTACCGCTCCAAGAGCCCGTACAGCAAGTACGCGGTGGTCGTGCAGGGCAAGGGAGGCAAGAAGGAATTGCCCGGGGCGAGCGGGAACACGCCGGAAGAGGCGATCGAGAAGACCAAGGCGATGCTGAAGAAGGCTGGTGGCAAAGTCGAGGACGTGGACGATCTCAGCGAACGCGCGCCACGCTACGCGGCGGGCGGGAAGTCGCTCGGCTACTTCCTCTCAGGTTTGGATCTCGTCATCGAGAACCAGAAGAAGTACGGCAGGCCGACCTACGTTGGTAGCGCCGTGCGCAAACTCACCCACGATCAGGCTCAGTGGGTCGTCAAGAGAGTACCCACTGCCGGATGGATGGAAGGCCCGAACCCCACCGAGGGGAAGAAGGCTGTCTATCTGGACGCGCACAGCCGCAAGATGTGGGACTTCCGAAATGAACTGGAGACCCAAGCCTACGAGGAGGACGTGGATGACCTCGGCGAGGCGGTCCCGCTCAACGTGGCGGCAAAGGAGGCCAACGCTATCGCCTCTGGTGCCGCGAAGCTGGCTCGCATGCTCGGTCAAGGACGTGCAGCGCAGATGAGCAAGAGCGACTACACCAAGGCTCGAAAGCTCGTCGGCGAGATGCTATTCACGGCTGCCAGGGCGATGGATGCTCTGAGCATGGACGTGAAGCCGATCCTTCACGCCTCGAAGCAAGCCAAGGGCGGGATGTCCGAGGCTAGCATCGTGCGAGGGGCTTCCCCGATGGCGGACCTTCCCGGCGGTGGCGGCGCAGGGATGTACGCTTCCGACCTCCAGGGGTTCGCACGCGAGTTGGGGCGGCATCTCGGACAGGCCGGAGCAGATTACCAGTCCAAGGCTGCGAACCGGGCTCGTGGTGCGCTCGGGTCGGTCTTGGCGGCCCTCGGCGTCATCATGAAGAACATCGGCCTGGAAGCTGCTTCCATCGGCGTCCGCAAGTCGGCTCGGGGGATCTTCAAGAAGTACGGGAAGATGGCAGGGCAGTCCAATTGGCTCGAAGCCATGGAAGACGAGGACGATCTGGACGAGGCCGACAAGCTCGGCAAGCCGGACGTCATCACCGGCATGAAGTTCGGCACTCGCTACAAGTACAACCACGGGATCTTCATCGACCACGTGGAGGACAAGCGCGAGTACCACGTCTCTCAGGCTGGGCGACCCTCGAAGAAGCTGGGGTACGCCAAGACGCTGGCCAAGGCCAAGGAGATTGCCCTGCGGAAGGGCGACTTCATGGAGAGCGCCGACGATCTGGACGAGCGCCAGAAGGTCGAGCCCGGCATGGGCGGCGAGACCGTGCCCGGCTCGATCAAGATCCACCCCGGGAAGTGGGGTGACTTCGGCAAGCGTGGGCCGAAGACCGTGACGTCCAAGCCCGTGATGACCCGGCAGGGCTCCTTCAAGTTGAGCAGCCAAGCCCTGAAGATGTTCGCCAAGATGGGCGACACGCCGGACCAGGCCCTCTTCAAGGGTCAGCAGAAGATCATGAACGCGATCCCGCGCGAAAAACTCCCCACGGTCATCGGGGAGACGGACATCGCGGGCGCTCAGGACGAACTAGCTCGCAACCCGAAGGGCGCTATCCAGAAGTTCATGCGGAACATCCACAAGGTGTCTCCGAAGGCTGGCAAGATGCTCCGCGCTGTGCCGGAGAACGCCGCGCTGTACTTCTACATCTACGCGATGAACGTGAGCGGCCGGGACATGGCCGACGAGATCCTGAAGCGGTACCTCACGACTCACCAGGCGTTCAAGCCGGTGAAGAAGGAGGACGTGGACGACCTGGACGAGGCCATGGGCCTCGTGAAGGGTGACAAGGTTCGAGTCACCAAGGGGAAGATGAAGGGGCTGAAGGGTGTAGTCACCTATGTCGGCTCAGGGCCGAAAGGCGACAAGGTATCTGTCCGCATCGACCACCCTGTGCATCGCATGATGGGACCTGCTCTTGTGGACCCGAAGATTCTTGTGAAGGAGGACGTGGACGACCTGGACGAGGCCAAAGAGCGGTTCGAGTTGGTCTACGGGTCCGGTGGGACCGGCGGCCCGTACTGGACCGAGTGGGCGGCCATGGAGCAGGCTGAAAAGCTCATGAAGGGCAGCCGCAGCGAGACGTGGATCGCGGTTGTACCCGCCCGGCAAACTACGGACCTCGCTAAGGCCAAGCCCACGGCCTACCTGCACCGGAAGAAGAAGGGTTGGACCAAGGGCGGCGGCATGACCCTGAAGCAGATCTTCAAGGGCCACTTCCGCGAGGGGGTCGACCCTGTGGCAGACGGCAACGTGCTGATCACTGACGACGTGCGACGGTTCCGCGTTCTCGTGGGCATGGACCCGCTGCCGCGACGCCTGGAGGGTTGATCGGCGACGATACACGGACGTAGGAAAGGACTAGGACGATGGGTGTTGTGGAACGGACATGGAAGGAACTCGGGTATGAGATCGAGGCGACGGGCTGGAAGGTATGGGTCCGGACGATGCCTCACCCGAGGAAGCACGGAAGCCTCTGGCTCCCTCCGAAGGCGGGGAGCTTTCACGGCGAGCTACCGCACCTCCGGACGGTCTTCGCGACTGTCCTGAGTGCGGGTCCCCTGGGTGCGGCGTTGGAGTTGGAGCCGGGGGATATCATAGCCTTCAAGCGCCTGGAGTTCGCGTGGTGGAAGAAGCTGGAGTCCACGCAGGCTGATGAGTACGGTAGCGATGAGGAGTTCGTAGGTTATTTGGATGCGAACCACATCGTCTATATCGTGGAGGAAGCCGATGGTGTTCGAGTCGCACGAGACGCTGGGGAAGCTGCGGCAGCACCTATGTGAGGCTGTCGGGAAGGTCCCCTTCGGCACGATGATCGGCTGGCGCACGCCGGGCGGACGTGCCTACGGTGTCGTGGTCGGCATGGAGGGAAAGGAACTTCTCGCCCTGACGACCTACGACAAGGTCCTGAAGAAGGATCGCGGCCTGAAGTACTACCGGGACGAGGCACTGTCCAACAAACTCGACCCCCTTATGCCCAGCGTCGTGATGGACCTCCAGCGAGTGCCGGCCGCCAAGGCGTTCAAGCACGGGCGTGTCACGGGCGCGGCCCTGAAGCCCTACACGGTGGCGGCGAAGCACCTGCAACTCGGAGGGCTCGACGGGTCCATTGGCAGCGAGTTCAAAAGAAGGAGCGAGGACATGAATTTCACAGAAGCCAACGCGAAGCTGGAAGCCATCCGGGAGGCCCTGGGCAGGCCAGGAGCAGGTCACGAGGAGAGTCGTGTCCCTGAATTCGACCATGCGTGCACGAAAGCGAAAGAGGCGGTAGGCGAAGCCTTCAAGCCGCTGCGGAAGAAGCACCCGGACGAATTTGCCAAGGTCCACAAACTCTACAGCGATGCGATCGACGCACTGGCCAAGGCACAATACAAGTTGCGCCACTAGGGGGCCGGCATGACCATCTATAGTGACACCCTCGGCATCCTCCAGGAGCTACGGGCTCAGTTCGAGCCGCTCGAACCTGACGCCCCGTGGGACGGCACCCTGGACGACTGGTACGAGCACTTCGAGCGCAAACTCGATCTCGACATCACCGAAGAGGAGATGGAGGAGGGCTCCCGCGCCGTCATGCACTGGGTGAAGAAGAAGTTCGGCGCTGCCAAGATGAAGGCCCACCGCGCGTTCGTGAAGATGGTCCGCAAGAACCCGTCCGCGCACCGCCGCAAGATGCGCCAGAGCGCGAAGTACCACCGGCTCCACAAGTGGCACGACAAGCTCATGCAGAAGACCAGCCGACCCGGCTGGGTTCGTCGTCACATCCGGGCTCACGAGGAGATTCCGGACGATCTGATGGCTCTCTCCGAGCGCGACCCGGGCCAGGCGTTCATGGACCTGCCCTTCGAGCTACGCACGACTGAGGGAGGCGCCACGGACTCCGGCGCCGAGTTGACGGACAAGGGCCGCGCCAAGGCGGCTCAGGCAGCCAGCGACAAGACCGGGAAGGCCGTTCCCCAGCACTACCAGAAGACCTGCTCCATGGCGTCGTTCAACGCCAACGTCCGCTATTTCTACGATGTCAAAGGGAAGGAGTGGGAGGGCTCGAAGCAGGAGAAACTCCAGCGGGCCATTGCCGCGTCCTACAGCGTCCTGAAGCGTGCTTGTGGGGTTCACCCGAAAGAGCGCATGACCCCTTCTCAGATCGTGAAGCATGGAAGCAAGGCGTGAGGGTCGCAGACACCGAGCGGTTCGGTAGGAAAGTCCAGAAATCAGCCGGGTGTTGGGTATGGGCCGCATACAAGGACAACGAAGGGTACGGACATTTCTACTTCGAGGGACGTCGGGAGCTTGCACACCGTGTGGCGTGGGTTCTGGCAAACGGTGATATCCCGGACGATCTGTTCGTGCTTCACTCGTGTGACAATCCCTCTTGTGTTAGACCTGATCATCTCTTCCTCGGAACTCAATTGGAGAACATCCAAGATCGGAACGTGAAGGGTCGGACCTCGTGTGTGTCCCGGAACGTCGGAGCTTCGCATGGTCTCGCGAAATTGGATGAGGTGACTGTTCGTGTGGTGAGGGAGAGGTACTGTGGTGGAGGTATTACTCAGCGAGCGTTAGCCGAGGAGTTCGGGGTTTCTCAGCAGACCATTTCTAGGGCCGTGCGTGGAGAACTCTGGTCGCACGTTTGATCCCACCCTTTGCTCTTGACTACTCCCTTCTTATCTGGTAGCCCTTGTCTTCATGAGTTCAACGAAAAGAGGGGGCCAGCGCTCACCCGCAGATCAATATCCCACGCCCCCCTGGTGCGTTCATCGTCTCATGGACCGCGTGAAGCTGCCGACCGAGGGCATCTGGTACGAGCCCTGTGCCGGCGACGGCTCGATCATTCAGACCGTCAACACACGAGGCTTCTACCCGGAGTGGTGGGCGAACGAGCTTCGCGAGGAGGAGAGGCCGAAGCTCACGGTGTCTCTGCCACGTGATGGCACGCTCACCATCGGGGACTACCTGGACCCCGGTCTCCAACTGCCGCCTCGTGACCTCGTGACGCTGGTCAAGACGAATCCGCCCTACCGCATTGCGTGGGAGGTGTTGCACAAGAGCCTGCGTGAGTTCCCGCTGGCTCACATCATGTTGCTCCTGCGGGTAAACTTCATCGCCTCGCAGGCCCGGCACGGCTTCATGAGTCAGTTCATGCCGGATCTGTACGTGCTGCCGAACCGGCCCGGCTTCAAGGGCTGGGGCAAGACGGATAGCCCGGAATATGGCTGGTTCCACTGGCACCCGAGCCCACGGGCACGCACGCGAGGGGCTATCGAGCTACTGGAACTGACCTCGAAAGAAGAGCGGAAGCGAGTTCCCGACGCTCCGATCGTCTATCCAGTGGAAGCGTAGAATGTGCTGCTATGAGCAGGCGAGGCAGGCCGGCGGACGACATGCCACCCATGATCGATCCGAGGTGGGCCGAGTGGTCTGCACCGCTCCTGGATTACCTTGTCGAGAAGCCCCGGACGTGGAAGGGACTGGAGGCGTGGCGCCGGTCCCAAGGTGTCAGTGGCTACCTGTTTCGCAACTGCCTCGCGTGGCTGGAAGATGCGGGGGTTGTCCGGTCTGAGGGCAGCGGCAAGCGTGTGAAGTGGAAGGAACGAAAACTTTGAGAGGAGACGGACGATGGGGATCAGGTTCAACAACGTGACGGTGCTCTGTGATGCGACTTGCAAGGCGTGCGAGCACAGGTGTTCGGCCGAGACTGTAGCCTCTCTCGACAATGGTCAACTCCGCGTGCTCATTCCGAGTGGCTGGACGCAGGACGGTGACATTCTGCTCGGCCCCAACTGCACGGAGGAGAGGGCTCTCAGGCTCGTGCACGGGGCCGATCTACCTGACCCGGCCGAGGACCCTCCAGCGCTTCTGGAGACGCGCAGGGATCGGCTGGAAACCATGAAGGAGGTCGTCCGCGCTGACCTGGAGGACCGCGAGGCCGAGTTCCCAGAGCTACGCGAGTTCGTCCGGCAGATCGTCTTGAAGGACGGCGACGTGCCTGACTTCCTGGGGCACATCGGTAACGGCGTGAAGACCCAGGCCGAGGTGCGCGTTCGCGGAGGGTACGTCGAAATCTCCATGAGACCGCATGGGGTGGAGTTCGACCTCACCGGGAAGAAGGCGTCCAGATGGGAGCCCGGACGGGAGAAGCTGTCCCTGACCATGAAGCATGACAACCTCGTTCTCGTGGACCCGCCGCCGTTTATGGACCCGCAGGTGGTCGAGTGGGTCCAGAACTGTCTAAAGACCATGGCGCCTGAAGAGGTGTCAGCCACCGACGAACCCGTGGCGCAGTGAGCAAGATCGGCTATACTGCCCCACCTTTGGGGTGGAGACGATGTTGCAGTCGAGGGATGAAGTTCGCGCCCTGTTCGGCGGGGCGCAGATGCAGACCAAGGACTCGCGGCGGAGCCAGGTCGCCGCTGCGAGCTACCTGTACCAGTTGGCGGAGCAAGTCCGTGATGGCTCGGTGCAGGACTTCGATGTCCGGTGGAACGCCGCAGGGGACGTTGAGGCTAGCGTGACGCCCCGGTGACAAACTCGGGCGTCCGGAGGAGACACATGGCGAAACAACCGAAGAAGAAGCCTGTCGATGACGCTGGTGACCCTCTGTACGACAGCCTGCCAGAGGTTCCGCACAAGACGTCACCGGCCCAGGCAGCCAAGAACGTCCCGGCCAAGGTGCCGGACCAGCGTCAGAGGTTCGAGGGGGCCTCGATCGAGGGAGACGACCCTCTGAAGGACACTGGTGGGGGCGTGAGCATCCCGGACTACCAGGATGCCTACCAGCCCCCGAGCGCGCCCAAGACCGTGGAGGACGACTTCCAGGGCGGCGAGACGCGCTCTGCGATCCGTATGGCGTTCATCGGTGCCGGGCAGGGCGGGGGACGCATCGCCCAGGCGTTCTACGACATGGGCTACCGGCGTGTGATGGTCTGCAACACGACCTCGCAGGACATGGAGTCGCTCACCATCCCGGCGAAGCTGGTCATCGGCAACGATCGGGGCGGCGCCGGCAAGGACCCCGAGGAGGGAAAACTCGCAGCCCAGGAGTCCTACGAAGACCTCATGGACGCCATGATGCGAACCTTCGGCGAGGGCGTGGAGCACGTCTACATCTGCGTGGGTGGTGGGGGAGGCTCAGGCACGGGCTCGTGGCCGGTGCTGCTCGACGCAGCGCGGGAGTACGCCAAGAGCACGAACATCGAGAAGCCCTTTGGCAAGCACCTCGGCGTGATCATGAGCCTGCCCAAGAGGAGCGAGGGCGCCAGGGTCCAGCGCAACTCGCACATTGCGATCACCGACGCGCTGTCGAAGCTCAACCGAGGGCTCATCTCCTCCCTGGTCATCGTGGACAACGCCAAGATCCACGAGCTTTACCCCGGTCTGCCAGTGAAGCAGTTCTGGACCGTGGCCAACCGCAACTTCGCGGCTGTGCTTCACACGTTCAACCTGCTTGCGGCCAAGGACTCGGAGTACAACACCTTCGACCGGGCCGACCTCCGAAGCGTCGTCCAGAACGGCCTCATGGTCTTCGGCATGACGCGAGTGGAGCGCTGGCAGGGCAAGGATGACATCTCGAAAGCTGTCCGTCAGAACCTCAAGGGTACGCTCCTCGCGGACGGCTTCGACCTGTCCAAGGCGGATATGGCCGGTGCCATCGTCCTGGCCCATGATGAGATCCTGTCCGAGATACCCATGGAGAACATCGACTACGCCTTCAGCAGTCTTGGTCGTGCGTTGGGCAACGAGGGCATCACCCTCCACAACGGCATCTACGAGAGCAAGGGCCGCGTCTCCATGCGGGTCTTCACGATCATCTCTGGCCTCGAAGCCCCTCAAGAGCGGATCGACGAGCTAGAGCAAGCGGCCCGCTAACCCCTCGATCCCTGAAGAGTTTTCATCCTACCCCGTTCGCGCTACCATGTAGTCGTGGCTGGCCAACAGGAGTGGGAGCCGGAAGCGACCCCGCCTCGACCGCAGCCCTTGTGGAAGGTGTACGTGAACGGCCGACTGAAGGCCCTATACGGAATCGAACGGCGGGCTAGCGGAATGAGGCAGGCGAAGCTGTATGCGTGGGTCGGGGAGCAGCCCCGACGACGCCGCGCGTCCTGACCGCTGGTCTCGCAAACTCGATCCATGATATAGAGGATGACATGGCGAACGCTCCGACGATCAACACAGCATCGTGGCGGCTCCCGAAGCGGGCTCACTCGGCCCCAGAGGCGACCTTCACGGATGATATGTACCGAGCGAAGGGCCTCCCTGTGGACCCGGAGCGCCTGCCAACGACAGGCGGTTCCGGCCGGTCTGTCGTGGACACCACCGAGTGGCGTCTCCCGACGAAGGAGGAGCGCGAAGCCAAGGCACTCGAAGAGGCGAAGGAGCGCCACCACGCCAAGAACTTCGAGGTCGAACTCGACGACTCCGAGTTTGACGACCTCGACGACGAGTACAACGATGACGACTACGCCGGCCTCGAAGAGCCTGAGCCGAAGAAGAGCAAGGCCGAGAGCCGAATGCAGGAGATCAAGACCTGCAAGGGCTCCTACCTGAAGCGAAGTGCCGGTCTGAAGGTCAAGGGCCAGCAAGGGCGTGGACGAGGTAGAGGCGTTGGACGAGGCGAAGGTCCGATCGGCAGACAGGACGCAGGACCGCCGCGAGCCGCCGACGATGACGCAGTGGACGAGGTGACCAGCCTGCGCCACATCCAAAGACAACTCGCCGGCCTCGAAGAGTCCAGGGGCCTGGAGTTTGCCATCGGGCAGCCCTACCGGCGTCTGCCCGGACCTCTGACCGAGATGGATCGCACCGGCTTCAGCGGCCAGACGCCTGAGAACAAGGCGTACAACGTCATCATGAGCGCTGGCATGGTCTCGAACACGGCTCACGCGAAGAAGGAGATCGAGGCGCTGGCCAAGAAGCTACGGACGACGATGCCGCACCTGATCAGTGCGGCCTTCGAGCGCCACCTTCAAGCGTTGAAGGGGGGCGCCCGTCCTGTGACCGGGACGCAGAACGACATGAAGCGCGAGATGGCGCACATGGCGAAGGCGGCCAAGGCGCTCGGGGCCTACGAGCTATTGGTCAAGGCGGCGAAGAAGTACTCCCCCAAGAGGGAGTCCGAGGTCCCCCGCGAGCAGCAAGCTCTCGCCGGCATGACCGAGCGAGCCCCGCTGCCGCACCCGATGACCGACACGCGCCCCGTAGGCCCACGGCCAGCCCACGGCATCCTGGACGACGGGACTGACTCGGGCGAGTCCTACGTGGACAAGATCCTCGCCGAGAGCCGCTGGTTCTTCGACGACGGTCCAGGAGCGACGCGCCCTTTTGACGAGGCGCCCGGCGGCAGAGCCGGGCCGTGGCGGGGCTCCGACGACGAGCCGGCCAAGACTCCGATCGTTCGCAAGGGCAAGGTCAAGGGGACGGTAGGACAGGCCAAGGGCGGCGACAAGGGCGAGCCCGAGGAAGAGCCCGAGGACGACGATGCTGGTGACGGGGAGAAGAAGCAGGTTCCCCCGAAGGGCAAGGGCAAGAGCAAGGGCAAGCCGAAAGCTCCCCCCGAGGAAGAGCCCGACGAAGACGAGGAGCAGGACGAGGGGGTGCTCGGTGAGCGCGACTCGGGCGCTGCTCATGGCCTGAAGTCCCTCGGCCACCACCTGAAGGCAGCCGGACACCGAGCGGGCCATGGGTCTATGGCCCAGAGTGCGAAGGCCGGGCTCCACCACCACCTCCAGAAGTTCGCCAAGAAGCACGGCATCAAAGCATTCGGTCACGAGCCGGAGAAGGCCGAGCCGAAGGCCAAGGCCAAGCCGAAGAAGTCAGCGATCAAGGCCAAGGCCAAGCCGAAGACCAAGCCGAAGCCCCTGAAGCTGCACACCAAGGCCCTGAAGAAGTCTCGGGCTGCCAAGGCCAAGGCTGCCAAGGCCGGCACGGCGCCGAAGCTCAAGAAGATGAAGCGCAAGTTGCGTGAAATTCTCGATCTCGGTCCTCCCAACATTCTGCTGTAATTCCGACAGCCTTCACCGACAAACTCCCTGGAATCGACACGGGCTTTGACGTTTGCTATTGACGTCCCCTCCTGAGCCTGATAGGGTTGTCTTAGATCGGGGATGCGTTCCCCGAAGGAGGATGAGATGGCCAAGACGACGCAGACCGACGAGATCCACGCGCAGAAGGTCCAGTATCACCGGATCATGCAGCGCTCGCTCGCGAAGACGCCTGCCGAGTTCAACGCAGCCGTCGCGAGTCTCCTGCCCAACTCCGCCGACGCCGACCCGAAGGATTGGGTCCGAGCGGCAGCCCACGCCATGTTCCGCTGCGGGCGCTGCGCTGGCACCGGGGCGTTCATCACCGGCACGGTCAACGGCAAGCCCACCGGCCCCGGCGGCATCTGCTTCAGGTGCGAGGGCAAGGGCGTGCAGGACGACGCCGACAGACGCCGGAACTACGGGTACGACAACCACGCCGCCGCCCACGCCGCATAGGCGGGGGAGGGGCGCGAAATCTTTGCTCGTGGCTGTCAGGAGGCACCATGTTCGATAGGAACGAGTACGACACCAAGACCTTGGAGGCCCTGCCGAGGATCTCGGAAGGGCACTCAGAGGACTTGAAGGTCGAGACGACGCTCGACGATGGTACGCCTGCGCGCGTGTGGCTGTCCCGCTGCGGGCTCGACGACGGTGAGCTATGGGAGAACACCGTGACCCTGGAGACGTGCCCTGACGGGCGCTGGGTCACCGTGCAGCGATGGAACGGAGACGACCCGGACGAGTGCCAGACGCCGGGCGGAGGCGATTGCCGCTACTGAGGGGACCGATGAGCCAGATAGAGTTCACATTCGAGCACGATGGGGACTTCTACGTCGTGTACGGAACGGTCGGCTGGGAGGGATTCGTGGAGCCTCGGATCGTTCCCGACCCCGCCTGCCCGAAGTGCCATGGTGAGGGCGTGGTCAAGGTCGGCTACGAGCCCCCGGACGAGTTCAACGCCACGGGCGAGGGCATCTACGACGGCTGCGACTGCGAGAAGGAGGTTCCCGGCTCTGGGCGCCCCGGCTACCCGACCTTCGAGCCCGACGAGATCGAGGGGCCGGACGGCGAGCGGATGACGGAGGAGCAGGTCGTGGAGTTTGTCGCCGAGGTCGGGGCCAAGGCGCTCGCTACGGAGGCAGACGAGGCTGCCTGTGCTTGTGCGGAGTGACCTGTTATTGTAGGCTCGATCGAGCCTTGGAGGAGAGCAATATGAACGCGGCCAGGGAACTACACCTCTTTGTTGACAACGATGCGGACCTGCATCGGCAGCAGTACACGCCCATCCTCAAGAACCTCATGACCAAGCACGCCCAGGGTCGCTACAACCGGGCGCTGGCCGTGAAGCTCTTCATGTACCTCGTGGATGCCGGGGCGAAGAAGTACGCCAAGATGCACGGCTCCCCGGACCAGCCCTGGCACAAGATGTTCTCCAAGCACGATCGCACGACGGTCGCCCAGGCTCTCCGCGACGACTTCGAGGAGGAGGCGAAGCTGGGCAACTACGACGACATGCTCCCGAAGAAGTACCAGGGCAAGGTCTCCGGCAAGACGATCGGCGAGGGCGCCGAGGCTCCCGAGGGCGACGGTGGCCCGATCTTCGACGAGAGCACCCGGAAAGCTCTTTCCGAGGCGGCCGGCTCGAAGAAGGGGTACGCCTCCCTCCCCGGTCTCCAACGAACGGCGCAGTACGTCCAAGACACCGTGTATCTCAGCAAGAAGATGCACGAGGCGTTCAAGGACAACGACGAGGCCAAGGCCAAGTCTCACATGCGGGGCATGCTCGCAGCCCTCGAACTCGGTCTGAAGGGCATGGGAATCGAAGCTGCTTCCGATCACGTCAAGCAAGCCAAGAACCTAGTCAAGTAGGAGGCCCACGATGCTCAGGCACACGACGACATCTGGGCACCTGACGAAAACTCAGGTGGGGGCAGTCCACGAGGCTGATGGCGAGCACGACGCCAACGCCTACAACACGGCGATGGCGAAGGTGCTCAAGAAGCTCAAGAAGGACGTTCCCGGCGTCAAGCGCGTCTGGCAGAACTACAAGGGCACCGGGAAGAAGAAGCACAGGCGGCAGATCTGGGTTGACTTCGAGGACGGCGACCGCAGCATCGACCTGTGGCTGGACACCGATAGGATCACGTTCGGCGGCATCCGGTTCACCGGCAAGCACAAGGTCCCGGTGAAGGGGCGCACTGCCGAGCAGGTCTACCGCGACGTCGTGGAGTTCCTGAAGAAGCACGCCATGAAGGAGTCCGTCATGAAGGAGCCCGTCGAGAGCCACCTCCACACGCGCCGCACTGTCGTGGAGGGTCACCTACGGCGATCCACGATCAGCGAGGAGCTTTCCGAGTCGCAAGACCCGCTCACCGAGGCCGCATGGAACATGGAGGACGGCTGGAGCCGCATGAAGAAGCAGGCGGTGGAGAGCCTCGGAAAAGACTTCCTCAAGATGGTGAAGGCCAAGGGAGGCGCCCTGCTCAAGCGCTCCGGGATGGAGCTTGTGGGGGACCCGGAGACGTGGGTTCACGAGCACTCCAGGGGCGGCACGACCCGATGGTTGCAGGTGATGGTCGACCCCAAGGGGAAGTTCGAGGACGAGCGCAGTGCGCTCCAAGTGATCAAGACGATCCTGGGCTACCCCTTCGATGCGTATCCGAAGCAGGGCGGCCTGTGGTCCATCCGGTGGAAGCTGTACTAGCGCAGACCCCTCATGCCCGACGACAACGCCCCCACCACGGTCTGCCAGGCCGAGGAATGTACGGAGTCCCCGGAGTTCGTCTGCGACGCCTACGTGATGACGCCTCCCCTGCGCGGCTTCCTATCCAGCGAGGTCTTCCTGTGCGCGGGGCACACGAAGAAGTTCGAGGCCATGAAGCGCATCTCGGTCGTGCTCTACCCCGACAACCCAGACCTCGTGTCGGCCGCTCGCTGGCGGGACTGAAAAACTCCGAGCCCGGGTCTTGACATGACGGGGAGACGACTTAGGTTGCCAGCATGACCACAGCATCCCGTCATTGACAGTCAGCCCCAAGAGGGCATCCCCGACATGGTTATTACACCCCGCCGCGCAGTCCTGCGCCGTGGGGTTTTTTGCGTGGGTAGCTCAACGGTAGAGCGCCTGGACCCCTTGCGGGTCTGGGAGGTCGGTGGTCCGACTCCATCCCCACGCACCTTCGGCTCGGTGGCCCAAGCCGGCAGGGCACCCGGAGTAATGCCCCGGGAGGTTGAAGGTTCGAGCCCTTCCCGAGCCGCAAAACTCTACGCTGTGGGGAGGGCCGACCTTTCCCCGGGCCTGCGGGTCGCGCAGATGTTCCACAGCCTCCGTCAGTTTCAGGAGGACCACGACGAGATCGAAGCGGAGTGGTATCGCGACTCGAACACCATCGTGCTCCTCGAAGTCCCGGACGGGGAGGCCCTGACGGAACTCGCTTCCCGGGCTCAGGAGAAGGGGGTCACGATCAGTGAGTTTTCCGAGGAGCCAGACCTCGGGCTCACTGCGCTCGCCCTCGGACCCGACGCTCGCCGCCTCGTCTCTTCTCTGCCTCTGGCTCTGCGGGACGACAGTCCCAGAGCGCCCGCTGAATGAGCCCGAACGCGGCCTTGTCGTAGCCCGGCGTCCCGACCGAGCGGTCCCAGAGTTTGAGCAGCGCTCGCTCCGCTCGCTTTCTCCCAGCGTGTGTCATCCTCCTATACTACACTAACCTACACTTCCCTACAAATCGACACCCCTCTCACGTTTGCTCTTGACCTGCTCCCCGCCTCGCGGTAGGCTGGGTACAGATGGCCGATGACTTCGGCCAGGGAGGCAGGACCGAATGAAGACGCTCCGCTCTGACACCCGCGAGAACGAGGGGCTCCCCTACTCCGTCAACCTGTGGGGTTCGGACCCGCAGGAGGGCAACGACGACTGCAACACGGGCGGGGACTACACCACGCTCGAAGAGGCGCTTGCGGTCTTCGACAACCCGTGGAGCGACTTCCACCCCGACTTCTCGGCAAGCACGGCCGTCATCGAGATCGCCGGCCCTGGCGTCTACAAGACGCGCGAGAACCCCGACCACGCGCCCAGCGCGGACGACGACTCGGACTGGATCGAGGAGATGGCCCGCCAGAACGGCCTGGCCTTCGGTTGCCAGGGCTACAACGACACCTACGGGTGGTAGGAGGAGAGGGCGATGACAATCTTCCAAACGATCAAGAGCTACGACCCGTGCGAGCCTGACGAGCACGTGGTCATCGGACGGCCGGGTGTTGTGCGGATGGACCTCACGACCAGCCCGTCGCTGGTGAAGCGCTTCGGGAAGAAGATCAAAACGGCCGGAGGCACGTACTCCAAGTGCCGAGGCTACGCCGACTATCGCTACGTCTCGTTGCCGCTCAATGACGACACGCGGGACCTCATCAACACGCTCATTCGAGAGTACGGCAAGACGGGTGGCAAGGACACCACCATGGTGGCCCGTTCCACTGGCGTCTCGGGCGCTCAGGCGTGGATGGACGTCCACTACGTCCCGCACGGTGCCGATAGCCCGCTGCGCGTCTTCGAGGAGAAGTACTTCCAGGCGCTCCGGAACGCGATGGACCGAGGCATGTGCAACCTTCACGAGGGCGAGCCCCCGGTGGCCGACCCGCTCGTGTACGCCAAGCGCCGGCTGGAGAGGGCGCAGGTGAACGTGGCGAACGCGGAGACGGCGCTCCTCGAAGCCCAAGGTGACGAGCACGCGGCGCGGGAAGAGGTCGTGTGTTTGGAAGCGGACGAGAAATCTTCACGGAGGACATCATGATCAACGTACCGAACAGCGTTCCTCTCGCCCGTGTGGCGGACCTGCTCTGCTGTGCGTTCGAGGGCGGTGTGGGCTACTGGTGCGCCATCACCGGCTACACCAAGCCGGCCGAGCCCCGGAGCGTCTGGGGCGACGGCACCGTCTACAAGCACGTCGACTATCCGTTGACGGGTGGGGCGGTCCTGTGCCAGGTCACAGACGAGGACGAGCCCGAGAAGCTGGTGCTCGACGGCGCCGCGATCGAGCGCGGCCTGAAGCTCATGGCCGAGAAGTGGCCGCGTCACTGGGCGGACTTCATCGGCGAGAACGAGGACGCATCCACGGGCGACGTGTTCGTCCAGATGTGCCTGCTCGGAGAGGTCGTCTACGGGTGACGGTGTGAGCCCCGACGCGAGGCTACTTCTGGAACTGAAGGAGCGCGGCCACATCGACGCCAGCGACGCCCTGGAGATCTGTGGGCGGTGCTGGCGTCGGGCCGACCGCGCGCTGCGGGAACTGACACGCGAGGGCGTGGTGAAGAAGGCGGACGGACGGCGCCGGCAGAGGTCGCGCTGGACATTCGTAGGTTGACAATCTTCTCGTTACCTGATACGGGTGATCGAGAAATGGGAGAGGCCGGAACGCAGCCTCTAGGATGACAGACCCCGCAGGTGCGGGGAAGGAGAACGGACGATGGGCGGACAGGCATTCACAGGCGACGTCAAGCGGCTCAACGGGTTCATGTTCATGCCGGAGGATGTCGTGATCGTCGGCGGCGACGGCCCGAACGACGTGGACAAGAAAGACGAGGGAGGGGACTTCCACTTCCTCTACGACGAGCGCGTGGAGCTTCCCCTCTCCGAGGAGTTCGTGCTCAACGTGATGAGCCTCGGCGTGAAGAAGAACATTATCATCACCAAGATCGGCGAGCAGGGCTATGTGATCGACGGCCGGCAGCGCGTCCGCGCGGCTCGCGAGGCGAACAAGCGGCTGGCGAAGCTCGGGGAGCCCTTGCTCCGCGTCCCTGGCGTGCAGCAGAAGGGCGAAGAGCCCCTGCTCATGACCATCGGCGTCTCCACGAACGAGTTCAACATGGAGGACACGCCGCTGGCCAAGGCGCGCAAGGCACAGCGACTCCGCGACCGTGGGCTCGACGACGAGGAGATTGCCACGGCCTTCGGCGTGACGACCAAAGCGATCGGCAACTGGGAGAAGCTGCTCGGGCTCGCTCCCCCTGTGAAGAAGGCGGTGGCGTCGGGCAAGGTCTCGGCCAGTGCGGCGGCCCAGCTTCACGACCTGCCGGCGGCCGAGCAGAAGGCACAACTGGACGACCTCGTGAGCAAGGGGAACGGGAAGGCCCCGACGATCAAGCAGGCCAAGGCGGCAGCGAAGAAGGCAAAGGGACAGGCGACGAACCAGGCCCCCTCGAAGAAGGTGCTCCGGTTCATCGTGGAGAAGCGGAAGGAGCACGAGGCGGCGCTCTCGGAGGACTTCATCGCGGGCATCGCGTTCGCGATCGGACTGCGGGACCCGAAGTCGGTCAACGGGCTCACGGCCGTCATGAAGGCAGCCAAGAACGCCCCGGCGAAGAAGAAGGGCACCAAGCCCGAGACCGACCAGCCCTCCGCCTAAGACCTCCTCCTCCCGACTTTCATCCACGAGCCCCCCGGATAGCCCATGCAGATCAGAAACAAGGCTCAGATGTACGACATGCTGCGGGCAGGAAAACTCGGCAACACGCTGAGAACGTGGGACACGGAGACGGAGTACCGATCGTCGGGCTTCCGAGGGCGGACGAGTTTGCGCTGCCAGAAGCCTGGCGTGACGTTCCGCCACGGCATGACCTATGAGGAGGCGCTCTGCGAGGGGCGCGTGTGCTTCGAGGGGTGTCAGCCGGGCGACTTCATCTACTGCGAGGCGGCGCCTGATTGGGAGTGCACGTTCCAGGGTGAGGTGCAACGTGGGCTCTATGGGCTCGACCTCTTCTGGTCAACACGCAAGACGAACCATCGAATCGCTATGCGGAGCGCGAAGCAGGTCCACGGTGTGACGGCGATGGCGCTGCTCCGCCACTACCTGGACCCGCAGGACTTGGACGACCTCATGTGCTTGATCGATCTGTATGAGGACCATGTAATCGAGTTTTCCGTGTTCCGTACCGCGCTCGGGAAGCTGAACCGGACCATGTGTGTATGGGAGTGCAGGTATTATTGAAGTTCTGGTCACTTAGCCGGCAAACTCCACCGGCTTCCGCCGCCCGCCCCGCTCCATGAACCACCCTTTGGCCCGACCACCGAGCCTACGAACCAGGCGCCCCATAGCCTCCCGAGGATCGAGGTTCCCGCAGGTATACATGTCGGCGGAGTAGAACCCGTGCTCGGGATAGGTGTGGATGGAGGCATGCGACTCGGCGAGCCCTATGAGCACCGTCACCCCTTGCGGCGCAAAGGAGTGGTACCAGGAGTGTAGCACCGTCGCGCCGGCCTCCTCGCAGGCGTCCTGAAGGGCTCGCAGAACCTCCTTCTTATCGTTCAAGAGTGACGGGTCTGCGCCCCACGCATCGACCACCACGTGGCGTCCTATGATCGCCATGGGCCGACTCTACCGGACGGTGAGTTTTCGGGCCAGTCCTCGGCCTTCGGCCTCGGATTCCGCGACCAATGGTCGCTGCCTGTTGCCTACACTTCCCTACAAATCGACACGGGTCCCGCCGTTTGCTCTTGACGCTGCCCCCGAAGCGCGATAGGCTGGTATTCAGATGGCGGATGACTTCCGCCAGGGAGGTACCAGATGGCAGCCACTTTCAACGCAATCGCCTTTACCGCCCTCGCGGCGTTCTTGAAGGGGCTCGGATTCATCCCTACCACGATCAAGACCAAGGACGGCCACGAGGTTGTTTTCGAGCGCCGCCACCACGGCGACGACCAACTGATCGTGCTCGTCTACACGTCCTGCTCCCCCGAGGGTGGTGCGGTCCGAAAGAAGGGCAAGGACGCGATCCGCGTCTGCCTCGTGTGCGAGAGCGACCGTGTGGCCTCCGTCCAGAAGCACTACGGCAGCTACCAGCGGGACGGGCGCCTCGGCCTCGGCAGTGCGACGAGGGTGAACAGGGCGGGGACCACCGAGTCAATCTTCCAACGTATCCGCTCCCGGGCGCAGGGGATGTACAAGTTGGCGAACCAGTTGCACAGGGGCGAGCACTGCACCTGCGGCGCTCCTCGCTTCCCCGACACCGGGAAGTGCGTTCTGCGCGGCTACTGCCCCGACAAGAACGCGAAGGCGGCGTAACCGTGCCTGACTTCAACATCGAAACCTCGTGGACCTGTGCCACGAATCAATACTGGACGACCCGCGTGACGGGCTCTCAGGGCGACGTCTACACCGTGTGGTGGGGACGCCTCCCCGAGGCCCGCGTCATGGAGACGGGTGCGCAGCACGGCTGGCAGTGCGAGTGCAAGGGCTACCAGTTCCGAGGCACCTGCAAGCACATCCGCGAGGTCGACGAGAGCGGTGAGCGCTGCGGTTGGAACGCCGCGCTCGAACCCTCGGCCGAGTGCGTGCACGACGCTGACGGCGAGCCCTGCTGCCCCGAGTGCGGCGGACCCGTCCGAGCGTACCGGGTGGCGGTATGACGCCCACAATCTTCCCAGAGTACGAGTCGGTCGAGGCGTTCGTGGAGGACTGCTTCGATGACGAGCGCGACCACTTCACGACAGGTGACATGCAGGCGTTGAACGCGGCGACGCGCATGCGCCTCTCAGACGTCCGCAAGGCTCTGGAGGGGTACGGGCTCCTGTTCGTCCCTCGCAAGCCTCAGAAGCGTGTCAGGGGCTTCACAAGCAACCCTCATGATCGTTGGTACGGCAAAGGATCAGACAGGACGTATGGAGGTTCCGGATGGGAGCAGATCTCAGGGTTCGCAGGTGACAAGAATCGAGGGGGCTGGTGATGCGCGACCTCGACAAGATCTGTAAAGAGTGCCTTGAGTGCATCTGCAACCCCTGTGCACGGCGCGACTACGTGGAGGAGCAGCTAGAAGTAGAGGGCACGCTCGTCCTGGACGACCTGCGCCTTCAGGTGCTCCACACGTCCGCCCCGTGGGGCATGACGCGGCACCTTGTGGTCGAGCGCCACGACGGCAAGGGCGGCATCCCGTGGGAAGTCCTCCAGGCAGCCAAGGACGAGGCTCTCGGGCCGGACGCCCTGGCCGTGGAGATTTACCCGGAGAGGGACGACGTGGTGAACGAGGTCAATCGGAGGCACCTCTGGGAAGTGCCTTCCATGATGATCGAGGGGCTGACGCTCCGGAGGGGATCATGAGCCTTGGGAACCCTGCTCTGGATCGGCTTTGGACGTGGGCTGTTGAAGGTTCGGGAACGGCGTGTTGTGGCGAGAGCGCGTCCTGCTACGACGCCTTCGCGCAGCGTATCGAACGTGAGGCCGGGCTTGACCCGTGGGACCCCGAGGTAGCTCGTAGGCGCACGGGCGCGGTCAATGCAGCATGGTATGAGCAACAGGCGAAGTACGCGAAGGAGGAGTCATGATCGGACAACGCGACCTGTTCTTCGGGTACTTGACGTGGGCCACCTGTTTCGTCGGCTTCTGCGGGCTCCACCGCCTGTACACCGGGCGGTACGTGACGGGGCTCCTGTGGTTCTGTACGGGCGGCTTGCTCTTCATCGGGCAGTTGATCGACCTCGGGTTCATCCCGTACTTCTGCGCCAATCCGCACATGAGCCAGCGCGAGACGCGGCTCCTCGCGGAGCAGCGGGGGGACGGGGCGGGAAATCTTCGCCAGGGGTGACGTTTGCTATTGACACGGGCTCCGACCCGTGTTAGGGTGGTGCTCAGAGATCGGGGATGGATTCCCCGAAGGAGGATCGAGATGAAGTGGCCTTTCAAGTCCCTGAAGCAATCGAGCACGTGGCCGATGCAGCCGTTCGTCGTGCAGTTCGCGGCGGCCGTGCTCAGTGCGCCTCCGCAGTCGCGGAAGGAATTCGCCGGTAAGATGATCGAGAGGTGTGTCCGCATGGGCGCCCGCCTCGCCGTCGAGTTCGGCATGCCTGCCCCACTGTTCGTGGAGGTGGCCAAGGCGCAGATCATCCGCGAGGGCGGACCGTCCGCGCAGGCGGCCTTGGCGGAGGCGTTCGGCGAGGACGTGCTCGCTACCATCGACGGCGCCGACGAGGTGCTGGCGCAGGTGCACGAAATCTTCTCGGGTGACGAGGTGCCCGAGGCGTAACGCAGGGTGACAGTCTGAAATCGGCTTGCCTCCGACGGAAGACTTTACCATTGCCCGGCCCGGGGGTTCTCCCCCCAGGCCCCCGGGTCCGGGCACTTTGATGCGGGACGACTCCCGCAAGGAAGGAATGAACCATGAACGATCATCTGCTCATCACGAAGGCCGACAACCCGAGCGCGAGCCTACCCACGGGCGAGCCCGTCGCCAAGGCCCCTCAGACGGCCCCTGAGACCGTCTGCGACCCCCGGGCCATTCTGGTCGCCGAGCGCGTCGAGAGCCCTCACGAGGTGCTTCTGGGCGATTTCGTGCAGGCTCAGGGCTGGAGTCGCCCCCGGCGCGTCGAGTTCATCGACTCGGCGGAGTCCGGCCCGGTTCTGTTCCTGGCGGACCCTGACGAGTCCCGGACGAACGAGCACGGCATCCGCCGTCTCGACGCGGACGGCTGGGAGGGGCGCGGGGCGTGGAAGCGCTACCCGAACCTGCGCCGCGTGTGGGACGCTGCCCACGGTGGGTCCTGACGAGACCGCCCCCGAGGCCGAAGACCTGGAGATTGCTCTTGACCTTCAGACGTGCGATAGTACGTCTGAGGTCAGGACAGTGGCTACACGACAACGGGAGTGGCAACAGCGCATGCAGGCGGAGGGCAGATGTATCATCTGCGGCGAGGAGTCCGTTGTGCCCTGCTACTGCGAGGCCCATCGGAACCAGCGTATGAAGAAGATCCGTGAGCGGCGGGGCGAGGAGTACCAGCCACAGCAGTGTTCGGCTTGCGGCGAAGAAGGCCATAACAGGCGAACTTGTCCCCACGCGGACAAATCCCAACTCGCAGAAGCAACCTGAGAGCGCGGCCCGGGGAAACGGACCGCGCTTTTCTTTGGTCTCCGAGGAAAACTCAATGGGCGGCATGAGCCAGAACGACAAGAACGAGCTTCTGATCGAGATGTTTGAAGCCCCTGTGATCGGGGCAGACTACGGGCACTACTACGACCCTCCCGAGGGGTTCGTCAAGCCCACGAGCTACCCAGGGCTCGGAGGCGGTAAGTCCATGGCGGCCATGAATGTGGGCTACGTGGACCTCGGCCTCGTCAACCCTTACGGAGAAGGGCCGAAGGACAAGAAGCTGCGCTCCACGATCCTCCGGTACGTCGTCAAACTCCTGATCGCCTCAAAGGGTAAGTCAGTCTTCATACGCGATCCGGAGTGGGCCCTGAAGGAGGTCTACCCGGGTCAAAAGGTCAAGACCGTCCTGAAGGAGAAGGTCGAAGAAGCGCTCGAAGCCATGTTCGGCGTGGACATGCTCGTTGTCGTCAGCGGCTTCAAGGGCAAGACCGGCTTCGGCTGGCGGTTCAAGTGCACGGACCTTGCGAAGCATCCAAAGGTGGTAGCGTGAGTTGGATTCGAGACGTGCTCGACTGGGACGAGTCGCAGGACCCCGCGCAGGCGCCTGCGAAGACCCTGACGGCCCCCTGGCACGCTCTAGGGGCTCGGGACCGTCAGTTGCTCGACGCGCTTGCAGACGGCACCTGGACGAAAGAGAGTGCGCTTCGGGGAGTACTTCGATGGAGTCGAGCCCGCTTCTTCCTGACGACGCTCCGGATGGTAGCGGTCGGGTGGATCAAGGCCCGGCCGGCAAACTCCTTCCTCACGAGCGAATACCAACTGAGCCCAGAGGTGTGGAAATGATGGACATGGCGAATACCTCTGGTGGCAAACGGTGTGCGCACGACTGGCGCATCGTAGACACCCGTGTCGATCAGATGTACGGCCTGGACAAGAATCCAGTCTTCGACGTGAGGTGCCGCAAGTGTGGGGCCACGCAGCAGGTAAAGGGGCAGGCTGCCCTGAAGGCGCTGTCCAACCGGGCTCCCTTCGCTACCAGCCTCGGCTGAGAGTTTGCCATTGACATCTGTATAGCGCTCTGCTATACACACCTCCATGGCCAAGAAGTTCGATCGTCCTCTGCTCGTCCGTGTGGATGCTGCGCTCTTGAAGCGGCTGGATGCGCTTCTGGCCCAGCGTCAACGCGCTACCCCTCATAGCGTCATGAGCCGGTCGAGCCTGGTCCGAATGATCCTCTGGGAGGCCATCGAGCGGGAACTGGAAAGGGACGAGAGCCCATGACAATCCAGACGAAAGCAGAGGCGATCGAAATCCTCGAACGCTACTACGCGCACATCATTGCGCTGGGGCGATACGAGGCTACGCAGATCGCGCTAGCCGAGGGTACGATTCACAGTCGGCGTCTTCGAGCCCGACTGAAAGAGATCGACCGGCTGCCCATCGGGGACGAGCGGTGGATGGGCGCAATCTTCTCGGCCAAGGTGTTCGAGTACACCGGGCGCATGCTGGAGGTGGAGGAAGCCTCGCCGCGAACTCGTGGTGGAGGTGGGGGTGGTAGGCCCATCCGCATCTGGCGCCTGCGCGCCGGGGAGCCTTTGCCGCAACGGCCGGCAACGTGGCAGGGACAGCGCCCTCTCGGCTTCCCGGACAAGATCGACCCCGTCACCTTGAAGCTGGCCCTCGATGAGCTACGAGAAATCTTCGATCTGGCCCAACTAGTGCGTGAGCACGTCGATGCGAAGAGGAGGCAACTGATCCTTGGTCAGGAGGGGCCGACCGAGGCTGACATCGCTGCGCTGGAGAAGAAGGTCGAGAACCGGGCCACCTACACGGGTAATCACGTGATGGAACTCACGCAGGTCGGGCTCTGGCTCGCGTGGAAGACGCGGCGGGGGTGATGCTATGCCCTATGTGATCGGAGTGGACGAATCTGGGACGGGCGCTTGGGCGGGAAGTTTTTTTGTAGGGGCAGTCGCCGTTGAGGTGGTGCCATTCAACAGTGCCATCGGGCGCCACCTGAAGGACTCGAAGAAGCTGAGTGACGCCCGGAGGCGGAAGGCGTGCCCGCTCATCCGGGAGCACGCCGCAGCCGTTGCTGTGGTGGAGGTCCCGGTCTGGCAGATCAACCTCGGACCGAGGACGGCCTGGCGCATCGCAATCTCCAAGGCCCTCATGGAGGTCCGGGAGGCCCTGGGCATCGAGCGGGAGCAGGCCGACGAGCACGCGCTCTTGATCGACGGGCCACCCGACTCGGACCTGATCACGATGCTCGGGAGCGGCGGCTGGTACCACCCGCGCTTCGAGGTGGAGGGGGACGACAAGTTCCCCGCCATCATGGCCGGGGCGATCCTCGCCAAGACAGCACGCAACGATGCCATGGTTGGGCTGTCCTCGGAGTTTCCCGAGTACGGCTGGGAGCGCAACTCGGGGTACGGCACGCCGGAGCACTGGAGGGCGTGTCAGGAGCACGGCATCACCAAGCACCACCGCCGGATCAAGCGGCTGCGGAAGTGTGAGGGCTACAAGCCCAAGGGCAACTGGTTCGATGAAGAAGGAAACCGTGACGAGTGATGGTCGTTGGCAGGCTGTTCTGGAGGCGCACAAAATGGGCGGACCGGAGTGGCAGCAAGAGGAGAAGTTCAAGCCGCTCGGCGCTTCGGGCGAGGTGCTGGGGATGAAGTGCGTCGAGCCTGGCTGCGATGGGCTCCTCCACCTCATGTGGTCCGACCGCGTGCAACGCTACTGGTACTCGTGCACGAACTGGCCACGGTGCAAGGGCTCCCTGCCGTGCGACAAGGCGGGAGCCCCACGCGGGAAGCCCCGGACCAAGGAACTCCAGGGGTGGCGCAACAAGGCCCACGAAATCTTCGACACCTTGTGGAAGGACAAGCACTGCGCCCGATCGGCTGCCTACGCCTGGTTCCGCCGGGTGATGGTGTGCACGCCCGATCAGGCGCACATCTTCAAGCAGGATGTGGAGGGCTGCCAGAAGCTCATTGCTCTAGTCGAGGAGAAGGGACCTGGAACCGAGTTCTGGGAGTCGTGGTTCAGGCCAGGCAAGCGCGTGACGCCGAAGAAGGGCAGCGGAAAGAAGCGGCGACGATCTACTTCTCAGGGGACTCGGTGATGTGTTCGAGCCAGTCCACGTTGCCGTCGATGCTAGGATCGGGATTGTCGCGAAAGATGTTCACGAGGAGACGAGGATCGTTAGGATCGCGCTTGTCACCAGGGTCCTGCGGTTCGCACGCTTGAAACCAAGGTTCCCACGGCATGATCGTCTCCTGGTAGAAGGGTAGAGTAGCACATGGGAGTGGATAAGTGTGAGTGCGGGAAGCGTCTACCGACGCACCTGCTAGGGATCATGAAAAGCTACGAGCACGTGTGCTCCTGCGAGCGCAGATACGTGGACCGGGATGGGAAGTTTGCTCGGGACAGGACCGCTCCCAACTCAATCGCTGAGTATGATCGAGCCCACCCTGTGGACGGAGAGGTGGAAAAGGGATGAGTGTAGGAAAACTTCGCCTAATTCAGTACATACGCGGACACCTCGATGCCGCTATCCACAGGTTGCTCCGACCCTACGTCGGTAGGCTCATGGAGAAGATGGCTGCCGAGGTGACGTTCGAGGGTGAGTGCGAGGATGACGACCTGCCCGACTGCGACGCTTGTGATCAGCACGGTCACTGCCCCTTCGAGGTCGGCGAGATGTACCAGGCGCCTCCCGGCTTCATGCTCGTGCGGCCGGGGCCTCCCCCGGACCCGCGCGACATGAACTGAGGGCATCATGGGCGAGCTACTGTTCCCGGGCATCCTGTACGGCGCACCGCTGGACGAGGAAACTCTCGGCCTCCGCAGCGGCTCGATCCACGTGTGGCGTGAGGCTGACCTCAAGACCACGCACGTCTGGTTCGGGCGCCACGAGGGGGAGGATCGGAAGTGCGTCGGCATCGACCTGGCGCGCATCACCCACGAGGTCCCCGTCGAGTCGGAGGAGCCTCCCGGTGTGGCGATGCTGATCGACTACGGCGAGGGGCGTACCTACTCGGTCGGGAACGACGTCTGCTGGAACAGCCACGAGCGGCTCGTCTACTGCCTCGATCACATCCTCCACGAGTGTGCCGACAGCATCTCGGAGTGGATGGACGCCGACCCTGTGGAGCTACCCGAGGACTAGGAGTTTTCCTCCCCGCCGGGGCGCCGCGCCGGTCGATAGGGCCATTTCCGCTTACCCACACTTCCCCACATATCGACACCGACTGCAACGTTTGCTCTTGACTCTCGCCGTGTCCTATGCGATGCTGGGTACATGGTCGCGGATGGGTTCCGCGAAGGAGGGATGAGATGAAGACGAAATACCACAACGGTGTGACCTTGAAGCTAACGACGACCGAGTGTGAGGTTGTGGACCCGAGCGCGAGAATCTGGATCATCGTTGCGACGATCGAGGGGTCCAGAGAAGTGACGTTCGGCCCGTACACCCGCCCCCAGGCGATACGCGGGTTGAACGCGCTCGCCCCCGCGTTCGGTGCGATCGAGCAGGCGTTCGCGGATGTGTGTCTCGCGATCGATACCTTCAGCCTCAACGACCTCGGGTCGTAGGGGAGTAGAGGCCGGCAATCTTCACCGGCAGTGACGTTTGCTCTTGACACGCTCCCTGCTCCGTGGTAGGGTGAGAATAGATGGCGGATGACTTCCGCCAGGAAGGATCGAGATGCCCTACGGATACGACGACTTCGACGACGGCGCGGGCTTCGCTGACCCCGGCGGCCGGAGCGCCTTGCGCGCGGCCACCCGCAACAACCCCCGCGACCGGACCTGCCCGACCTGCGGGACCCCCAACGTGCTCACCCGCATCGACGCGGCACGGGGCTACCAGTGCGACCGCTGCGCGGACCGCGACGAGATGGGAGGCTACTAGGCCATGATCGTCGCGAACCAGAACTTCACCGAGGCGCAGTCGTCCCTGCTCCGCTCGATGGTCTTCGCACCTTCCCAGTGGCGCTGCCCCCTCGTGAGCGACGAGGACCTGACGGACGACCTCGCCTGGCTCGCCGAGCGAGGGTACATCGTGGCGAGCGACTGGGACTGGCTCCCGACCCGTCTTGGGGCTCGTCTCGTGTGGTCGGTGGACTAGGGGGTTACAATCTTCTCGTGTGGAGGGAGCCAAGATGCGTATCTGTGCGAGTTCGGGGGAGTTCATCCCGTCTGGGGGTAGCGTGCGTTGCACCTGCGGACGCCTTTGGACAAACCACGACAAGTCGGGCGAGCCTCAGTTCGTTGTGCCCCTGCACACGAGCCAGAGGGCGGTGACTGCGGCGAAGATCCGCAAGGAACTGGACATCTATTTCGATGCGTCCGTGAGCCGGAAGCGGGTTCGCGAGACGGCTCGTCGGGACAGCGAGCGGAAGTGGGCACGACGGTAGCATTGGACGCGCTCTGAGCGCACCGGCTCGGAGCTACCAGGAGTCTCAGGTCTGAGACTAGGAGGATGAAATTATCTGGGTATTCACGCCGATCGGCTTCTTCTCAGCCACGCTCACGAACAAGAGCTACAACGAACTGCCCCCCGAGATGCAGACTGGCCACATCATGGTCCGTGCCCGCGTGTACGATGACCTCGTGCGGCTCGTCGCCGAGCACCAGACGCGCGGGTTCGGGAGTGAGCCCGAAATCTTCGCTCTCAAGGGGCACGACTACCCGTACCGGATCGTCATCCCGCAGGTGGAGTGGATCGCTCTCGCGGCTCGCCTCGCCGAGATGGTCGACTACTCGAACTTCAAAAATGCCGTGACTGACAAGGCGGCGACTCGAATCGAGGGTGACGCGCGGCACGACCTCTACATGAAGATCTGGGGGGTCATGCACGGGGCCGAGGACTGGCTCAAGAGGCGCGTGTCGGACCTCCGGCGCCCCCGGCCCAGGCAGGGCGGCCTGGGCTTCTGGCAGAGCCCTGGGCTCTACCACGGCGATCCTCGCAGCGACGCGGAGATGCGGGCCAACTATGAGCCTGCGCGTGGCTGGGAGGCGTGGCTGTCGGACGAAGAGCGCGAGGCGATCGAGTGCGAGCCCCCGCTGGTCGACGGGGAGGACATCACCTTCGACGAGGACGAGGACCCGTTCGACCTCGTGATCGACGACCCGACGCCCGATGACATCGCCCGGTTCGAGTTGGCTCTGATGCGGTCGGACCAGCGCCGAGGAAGGGGCCGGTAATCTCCCATGTTCGATCTCGACTTCAGTGAAGAGTTCTTCATGGGCGAGGGTTACGACTACTGCGCCCTACCCGAGCCCAGCGAGACGCCGACGTCCGTCCTCCAAGCCTTCGTGTCCATGCACCCGGACGACTGGGTGACCTACTGCCGCGACGTCGTGGACGTGATGCCAGGCACCGAGGCCGCGCTACCCACAGCCATGCGGCACGTCCGCAAGGTCAACTCGTGCACGACCCTGACGCCCCCTGTCGAGGTCTGCGCGGGCGGCGGCTACGTCCTGCTCGTCTACCCGAGCGAATCCAACTAGAGCCCCCGCCGAGCCTACTTCCAACCCCGCGCGATCTGGTGCGTTGTCCATGAAAACTCACCCGTGGTACGCTGGCTGCCTCATGAGGGAGGAAACGATGAAGAAGCTACTCGTCTTGGCGGCGTTTGCGGCCATCGTCCTGGTCCCGTCTCTGGTGCTGGGACAGCCGTGCCCGCCGGTCGATATCAACCTGTCGGTGGCCGACCAGGCGCAGGAGTGGTGGATGGTGCTCCTGGACTTCCTGGTCCAGTTGTCCGCGCCGCTCGTCACGATGATCCTTGGTGTCCTTGGCACCTGGATGGTCCGAAAACTCGGTAAGAAGTGGGACGTGGAGAAGCAGCAAGCGGCGATCACCCTGACCAACAACATGGTGGCGGCCGGCGTCTCCTTTGCGGAGGAGCAGGCCCGGAAGGCGCTTCGCTCGGACAAGGTGAAGACAGAGGGAGCCGACAAGATGCAGGCCGCTGTCGATTTCGTGATGCAGCAGTTGGACTCGTCGGGACTGCCAGGCATCGCCGAGGCTGAACTGGAAGACCTGATCGAGTCGCGGCTCCACCAAGAGCGATCGAAGCCGGACGGGATCATCCCGAATGATCCGGCAGGGCCTCTCGATCCTGAGCCCCCACCCGTCGCTGCCTGACTATCGCGCCCTACCACATAACGATTGCTCTTGACACATCGGCAAACTCCTGCCTATCCTGATGGTTCACGGCTGGGGCGATTCTCTGCGGTCAATCAGGGGTACGCTGCCAGCCACACGGGCTGGAAATGGCTTCGACAGGTACACGGAAGATCGAGGGAGCGTGCCGGGGATGATCGTCGCCCGTAAAAACGCGGTCGAACAGCAATTGCCAACAGCGATAGCTACCCGGAGGTTCGCGCAGCAGCGTGACCTCTCGTCCTGCCGGGGCTCTGCTCACGGCTTCGGGTCAGGGCGTCATTCAGTGGGCTGGTCTGTGAAACGGCGTCTCCGAAGAACGCCGGGGGTCCTGCACTGGTCAGGCGTCAGCCCCCACGGACGAGATAGGACGCGCGATCTAGCCCCTCCCAGTCCGGGTCTAACCAGGGAGTGGTGAAGTGGTGGGCATACCCCACCAGGCTCGGCTTGTGCACGGAGAGCCCCCGAACTGAAGGTGCGTGGACTCGGGTTCGATTCCCGACCAGTCCAAAGGTGTTGGCAACACCGTTGCTCCACCCCTCGGCTAGCCACTGAGGGGTGGGGCGCAAACTCCTAGAGGGGGTACATGGCACTGATCATCCGAGGCACCGAGGTCGAGGTTCCCAACCTGGCCATCCGATCCTGGCACGACGACCCGAAGCTGAAGCTCGACGGTGAGGACTACCGCGCACGACCTGATACGTGGGTGCGCGGGATCATCCTTCACACGACGATGGGCATTCCTGGCGGCCGGATCAAGACGCCGCAGGACATCCAACCCGGGCTCGGCCCTGACACCGGGAGAGACGAGCGCATGGCGCAGATGTGGTCGGCGGACGATCGGCGCGCGGGCGCGCATATCGCTGTGGACCACGACGCCTCGATCTGTTGCTTCGCGGACCTTCAGGAGCACATGCCCTTCCATGCCGGCAACGTCAATGCGGTGACGATCGGCATCGAGATGTACCAAAACTCCAAGGGGCGCCTATACCAGGGCCAGTTGGAGGCCGTGGTGAGGCTCGTGCACTTCCTCACCAAGACGTTCTCGATCCAGCGGCAGTTGCACCACCCCTACGGGCGCCAAGCCTTGAAGCGCGGCTTGAGGCGTGGCACCGACATGGTAGGGGTCTTTGGCCACCGCGACGTGAGCAACAACCGAGGCGAAGGTGACCCCGGCAACCCGATCATGAGTTTGCTCATGGACGCCGGCTACGAGGCGTTCAACTTCGCTCACAACGAGGACAAGGACGTCTGGGCCACGCGGCAAGAGAACCTCGGTCTTCTGCCCGATGGCGTGCCCGGTCCGAAGACGGCGGGCGCCCTTCTGACGAGGGGACGCCCTCACGGTCTCTGGGTCAACAGGCCCGGCGACTGATGAGCGATCAACTCAGCCTAGACACGGGGCCGAACCCCTACGCGACCTTCGAGGGCAAGACCTACCTGAAGGCCGTCATCATAGCGTCGGCAAACTCCGCCTTGGCGAGGAAGGAGTGGCTCATCTTGCCGCCCGGCGTGATCTTCGAGCCTGTGAATTCGCCGTGGCCGTGGCGTTCCGTGAAGCCGCTTCCATTCAAGGGTCGGTTCCTGGCAGAGCCGGTCGAGACCCGTGACGACATGAGCCGCCTTCACGCGCTGGCACACGCCGTCAAGTGCGTTGTGGATGTACCTGACGACTGCCCGCCGATCGGGCGATGGGAGAGAGCCGATGTGTAGCCTCTGTGGGGACCCTCGACACGCCGACATGCGCTGCCCGTGCTTTGGGTACTCAGGCGGGGAGTACAGTCCGCCGGCCGAGGCGCAGCACGGCGCCGAGTCGAAGCCCCAACAGGAGTCCAAGAGCAGGGAGTTTTCCTCCCCGCCAGCCGCGCCGCGCCGACCCTCCGCCAGTCCTCCGGACCCCCAGCACTCATAGCCCCCGCACCCACACTGACCTGCCAATCGACACACCTCCGATCTTTTTTCACGTTTGCTCTTGACACGAGCCCTCCCCTCGCGTAGGCTGTAAGTGAGGTCGGGGATGAGTTCCCCGAAGGAGGACAGGATGCCCGGAACCAAGATCGCTACCGTCTACCACGCCGACACCGACGCTGTTCGCGCCCGGGGCGGGAGCGCCTTCGACTGCGAGGCCAACTGGCCCGAGGAGTACAACGTCGTGGCGCGCGTCGAGACCGGCGACCTCGGAACGGTCTTCGAGAAGACCAACCACATCGACCACGAGTGGTGGGACAACGACGGCGTGGAGCGCATCGGCCCCCCGACTCGCTCGACCTCGGTCGGGGACGTGGTGGTCCTGGACGGCGTAGCTCACCGCTGCGAGCCCTGCGGCTGGTCTGTGATCGGCCCTTTCGAGGTGGCTGCGTGACCCCGAAGCTGACGACAGAGGCCGTCTGCGCGGCTCTCCGGAAGCGCGGCGGGTCTGCCAGGCATAAGGTATTGGCCCGAGACCTCAAGTGCTCCTATGAGAGCCTGACGGCTTGGTTCGAGGACGAGAGCGGGTGCGAGGTCGAAGCTCGCTTGGTGCGAGGGAAGCACACGAGCCAGGTCGAGTTCCGACTGAGTGGGGAGAAGAAATCTTCATGACTGGGCGGGATGCTGGGGACTGCTATCAGGCCGCAGCGAGCTACCTGTCGCGGCTCGGCCCGGTCCAGTCCGAGGGCTACACGCTCGTCCACGGCACCGTGAGCGGGCAGGGCTGGCTCGAAGGCCGGCGCATCGACCACGCATGGGTCGAGGTGGACGACGGCCCGGTCGTTATGGTGATCGACCACTCGCAGGGCAAGAACCTCGTTCTGTCCCGTGATGCCTACTACCACATCGGGAAGATCAGCCCCGACGAATGCACGCGCTACACGTCCGAAGAGGCAGTGGTCAACATGTTGCGGTCCAAGCACTTCGGACCGTGGGGAGAAGAGGAGAAATCTTCGTGAGCCGCAAGCGAAAGAAGCCGCTGCCGAACCTTCACCTTGTGACGATCCCGTGCAGCACGGGGGACGAGGTGCTCGAACTGGTCCGCGACCCCGATGTGTACGGCGAGCCTGGGGTCCGCGTCTACCAGCCTGGCAGCCCTGCGCCAGACGCGGCATGGATTCCCGTCGAGAAGTTCCTGGAGGCCGCTGACAGGATCAGAGAGGAGAAATCTTCATGACCACGGAGAAGACAGAGCAGCCAAGGCCGACGATCCTGCTCATGTTCGTGAGCCGCTGCGTCCTGGACGACGGTAAGGAAGGGCGCATCTACTACCGCATCACCGACGAGCAACTGGAGGATAGCGACCTCGGCGACGACGCCCCCATGCAGTTCACTCTCGGTGGCAGATCATCCTCGAAGTACATGGGAGGTGCTGCTGGCATCGTCTACCGCGTGGAGCAGCCGCCGGACAACCCGGATCAGATCTACACCGCGACGGCCCGGTACGAGGGAACATGGCCTGATCGGGAGCAGCGTGCTGCCTGGCAGGTGACGGACCAGACCAAGGGGCAGGAGATCGCCCTGAAGAAAGAGGCGAAGAAGGCCAAGCGCGACGACGCTGTGTTAGAGTGCCTGGCACCCATTCGCGAAGCGTACCAGCGAGCACGTGGCATGCAGCGGAACCTGCTCCTCGCCCGAGCCGTGCAGTACATCACCAGAGGGTAGGGGGGAAAGCTCCATGGGGGACATCCTACATCGCCAGTGCTCATGGTGCCGCCGCGTCTACCGCGACGGTCAGTGGGTCGAGGCTACCCTGGACGAGCCCTCGTCGAGCATCACGCACGGGCTTTGCCCAGAGTGCGCGGACCGTTACTACCCGGAGCCCGAGACCGCCGGGACTCCAGTGCCAGCACGAGCCCCAACGTTCAAGGCCTAGACCCCCTCAGAACGTCCCCCAGATGGCCCATAGGCGCCTCGTAGCCTCTGGTAGGTCTCTGTGCCCCCACGCCCCGTTCGAGGGCTCTCGGAGGCTCTCAGGAGCCGTGTGGTAGGCTGGAGGCATGAGAACCCGCCGCCACGCCCCCTTCTAGGCCCCTGAGACGCTCTCCAGAGGGCCTGGGAGGCACGATGTCCAGGACCAAGAGGAAGGAGCCCTACGGATCCCCGTGGGGCAAGGAATCGCCCGGCGTCAAGCGGTCGTTCCGAAGGCAGTTCCGCGCTCGGTGCAAGGCTGCGCTCCGAAGGCGTCGATACGACCGCATGCCGAGGTGGCGAGGCACGTGTGGGTGGATCACATGGTAGCGATCGAGGGGAGGGAGTTTGCTATTGACCCACCCCTAGCTATGTGGTACGACCGACCTATGAAGCATCGTAGAACGAAGCTGGAGTGCATCGACATGCGGCGATTCTTCCCGGAGACATACGGGGAGACGGTAGAGGGACGGGACCCCGAGACGGGGCGCGAGAAGTGTGCGCCCGGGTGCTGTTGCTTCCAGTTCTGTGACGTCGAGTTCGAGAAGGCGACGACCGAGGAGGGTGAGACCGTCGAGGTCCACCACACGTGCGTGGACTACAGCCCCCGTTACTACTTGCCGCCGGCCGAGGTCTGGACGCTAGAGGACGCCAAGGCGAAGCGAGACGCGGACCCCGAGCGGTACCGCATCCTTGTCTCGAACATGGAGTGCAACGACATGACCCGTGTCGTCCAGACGTGCACGGGCAACATCACCGAGTTCAACGACGGGGACGTGGTTCTCGACCCGAGGTAGGCAAACTCTCATGGAGGCAGTGATGGGGAGAACAGAGTGGACATTCGGAGAGCCCGAGTTCAAGCCAGACGAGCATGGCGTGAGCCACCTGACCTACACGTTCGCGCAGGGCGTGGAGCGCATCGTGCTTGGAGTCAAAGCAGCGGTCGTCCGGCTGGCCGACATGCGGCCGATGCTCATCCCGCACCCGTTCAAGATCGGCCACCGCAACCGGACGGAGTGGTGCCTCGCAGAGCACCACATCGGCAAGCGATACAACGACGTCACGGGCGAGGAGGAGGGCGGCTTCAGGGTCCGCGCTGAGTTGAGAGACTTTGGTTCGGAGTGCCCGCCGGCCATCGAGGGCGGCTCGACCCTTCCGGACCGTGTCCTCCACGTGCTCAACATCGTTGCGCCGTTGGAGCGCCTGGTGATGTTCTCGTGCTACACGCCCGAGGGCTACTACCTCGGTGACCTGGGGAGCGCGATGAGGATCTACGGCGCGTGGGGCCTGACAAATGTCATGCCCACGTCGGTCGCGGCAGGGGGTAGCACCTCCGAGGCCGTCACCAACAAACTCTCGTGTGCCGTGGGCTACGACCCGAAGGAGGAGAAGTGGGTGGGCTGGTCCCATCGCGCGGCGTCCTCCTTCGGTGTCGGCTACGTGGCGCGGAAGGGCTACTGCGAGACGTCGGACTACCCGGACAGCGAGCGCGCCGTGCCGGTCGGCTTCGAGGTCAAGACCCTGAACGACGCGAAGCGGTGTGCCATCGCGTTCGCCGCGTCGGTCTCATGACCAACAGGCGAAAGCGGGCTGGGCAGACCGTATATCTTGACGAGTCCGGGGAGGAGTACGTGCTTGACGGGGACGGCAACCGTCAGCCTCCCATGCAATCTCGTGTCGTATCGAAGCCGGGCGAGTTCACGACCTTCGATGATAGCCAAGGTCACTGCGCTCTGTGCGGACGCTTGACGTGCCGAGGGGGGTGCTTCAAATGACCGAGGAGTGCAAGCACGGGAACCAGACCAAGAAACAGGACCCACACCCCGCCAAAGGAAGAGAGACCATGTTCAAGCCACTGCACGATAGGATCGTGATCAAGCAAGCCGAGGGTGACGAGAAGGTCGGCAGTATCATCATTCCCGACGAGGCTCGTGAGAAGCCGCTGGAAGGCACCGTGGTCGCTGTAGGGCCTGGCCGCGTGCTGGACACTGGGGAGTGTATCGTGCCCAGCGTGAAGGCGGGGGATACGGTTCTCTTCGCCAAGTTCACGGGTTCGGAAATCCAGATCGAGGGGGAGACCCACCTCATCGTTCACGAGCCGGACATCCTCGGTATCGTTCACTCGGCAAACTCCTAACCCCCTACCTCAACTCTGATGTACAATGACGACCCCCGAGCGGGGTGAAAGTGAGGGCACCATGGACAAGACTCTGACGGAGATCATCGTCATCTCGGACCGTAGCTCCTCAATGGCGACGGTGCGGGACGAGGCGATCAGTGGCTTCAACTCCTTCCTGAAGGAGCAGCAAGAGGCGGACATCGGCCGCTGTCTGCTCACCTACTGCCAGTTCAACACGGAGTACGAGATCGTTCACAACGGCATCCCGATCGAGGACATGAAGCCGCTGGACGCATCGACCAGGTGAAGGCACTGATCGAGCGCCAAGCCGACACCTACAAGTGGTCGTTCGTCTTCCTCGGCAAGGGTCTCGCTGCCTTTGACGGTGGCAGCCGCATGGTGGACATGGACCACAAGCAGATGTTCGTCGGGCTCGTCGGGGACGCCCCGCAGAGCCAGGCGCACGCCTACTACGCCGCGAGCCGCGCTGTCATCGGCACCCGGCGCAAGGCTGCGGGGGGCCAGTCGCTTGCGTTTTCGTCCGTGGAGAAGGATGCGTACACGAGCGTGCTCTCAGGTGACGTGGACGACGCCGAAGCCCTGAAGGACAGCGACGGCAGCACGCCGGACTCCTCGGGAGCGTGATGGGCGACGGGCGACATGAGGAAGACCCCTCGGAATTGGATTGGTCGATCTCATTTCCTCCGTGGGGGGTCGTGTTCGTCATAGCCACAGCGATCATCTGCTTCACGGTCTACGAGATCGTGAAGCTCGTCGTGGGATAGGAGAAGGACGATGGACAAACTCCACCCATCCATGAGCGGCATGGAGGATACGATCCTCCACCTACCCGTGCTCAAGATGAGGGCCGAGGTGAACCGGGGCTGGTGGAAGGTCGAGGTCCAGGTGGCGCGGATGGGGCCGTACTACAGCGGGAAGAAGAAGGACCGAAGCTACTTCTCGGCCCTGGCCAAGGCGCTCGACGCAGCGATCAAGGAAACGACGCGCTACGGACATGGGTGGGACGGCCAGGACTAGCGACCAATGGTCGCAAGGGACGGACGATGGGCCGGTGGATTTCACTCGACGCTGTTGAGAGGGAGGGCTGGTACGTGGCGAGGTACGACACGCCCGAACAGCCCTACCGCGTGATCCGTGCACGAGTCGGGAAGGCGAGGTCGAGACGCTACAGTCACCGGGCTCCGATCGAGGTGTGGTCGGTGCCGATAGACGAGATGGGAAGCGAGGGGGTGGACGATGGAAAACTCTGATCCGGTGGCTGATGCCAACGTCAGACACCTGGAAGGGTGGGTGAGAGCAATGGACGATTCTGCTGAGTTCAAGGCCGCACGACGGACGATGGCGAAGCATCTGCGAGAGGATGAGGGTCTGAGGCAGACCTACGAGGCCAACGTCGCGATGCTGCTTCACGATCGGCACGGCATCACCGACCACGACAAGCGCAACGCGGCGGCCAAGGACATCTTGCATCTGGTCTTCGAGTCATGAGCAACAAAGACCACATCCTTGTCACATCGAGAAGGCGGAAGCCATCTTGATTGGAAAACTCCCGTGACCTCGTGGTATTGTGCCCGGTGACGATCGTCACCTGGAGGTCCCATGCAGGGGTTCGACGCTATCAAGATCAAGACGACTCGCCGTGAAGGCAACCGAGTCACTCTGACCATCGGCGGGGAGATCCTCGGGGGCAGCATCCGGGACCTCGGAGAGTTCGTCCGCCGCATGAAGCACCTGCACCGCAAGACGATGGGAGCAGCCCCACCGGCCGAGTTCTCTGAGCACGCTTTGTTCACCGAGACCGAGAGGCAGTCCCTTCGAGAGGTCGCGAAGTACAGGCCGCCAGACCCGACCAAGTTCACGCTGTTGATGTCCGCGCGGTCTGGAAAGATGGTAAAGGATCGCCAGTACAAGACCTTCAAGGCTGCGGAAACGGCACTGAGGAAAGCGATCAAGCGCGACCTCATGACCAGCAAGAATGACCTCTACCGCGTCCAACTGTGGTCCCCCGAGAAGCCAGGTCCGCAGACCAGGGTCGCCTCGTACAGCACGGACTATCGGCCCACATCGAGCAGCGTGTGGTACAAGCGCGACGAGCACGGCCATAAGACGATGTTCAAGGTCTACTCGTGAAAACTCTCTTCACGGAAGGCGAGCGCCTCGGGCTTCGAGAGGCGAGGCAGACCAAGGTCTTTGGCAACGCCATGGGGCTCGTGGTCCGTAAGAGCAGCTATCCCGAGTCATTCGTGCGGCGCGGGCTCGACCTGAGAGAGCCGTTCACGGGCTACACCGTCAGCACACCAAAGCCTCACGACACCTTTCTCGGTGTCGTCGTGAAGAAGGGGAAGCAGTGGCACTATGCGGCGTCCCCTCGATACAAGACGGTGGCTAGGCGGGGTGCGATGCCGGCCCTCAAAGGGCTCGTCACGCGCTACATCACAGGCGTCATCGACAACGAGCTACGCATGAGCGATGGCACTCTGGACGGCGCGATCGAAGGGCTCGGCTGTCACATCCTCCAGCGACTTGCTCATGAGTGGGGCATCGTGAAGGAGTACGAACGATGAGGAAAACTCTCTTCACGAGGTCCAAGAGGCGAACCCTGAAGGAAGAGGCGGCCGGCGTCCCCCGTGCGATCGACATCATGGGGCAGTCCAAGGGGCTCTCCTACAAGGGGGCAACCATCGGCCGCATCCCGAACGCCTACGTGGTCTACGCCACCAAGACGGACGGGGAGAAGACCGAGGTCGCCCGGTACTACTTCCAGGACGACAAGGCACGGGCGAAGCGCCACGCGAAGTGGGATGCCGAGAGCACCCTGAAGTCCCTGAAGCGCACTCTCGGTCTGTCCGAGGCGACCTATGAGGTGGATGCGAAAGCTCGGGCCGAGGCCAACCGTATCTGGGACTCGATCATCTCCTACGTGAGGGGCCTCGACGGGGACTATGATTCGGTGGTCTGGACCCGCGACGGCATGATGACGATCTACCCGGTGCACACCAAGGTCCCCTACGGCATGAAGGTGTACCTTGGGCCACGGGGGATGACATCGGGCTACGGGACCGGCTCGCAGGGTAACGTCCTGGTCATCGGCAGCGTACTGTTGCACCCGAAGGACACGACGTACCTCGACACTCGCATCACGTCCGCCTCGCTCAGGCATACGTTCGTCCACGAGTACGTTCACCACCTCGATCACATGCGTCGAGGAAAACTCCCGGACCGGCACGCCATGAGGGCTGCTCACGCTGGTGACATCGCGGGCTACCTCCGCACGCCCGAGGAGTTCAACGCCTGGTATCAGGAAACGGCGCAGGCGGCAGAGGACAGCATCGCCGGAAAGATCAAGGTCATCGAGAGGTTCCGCTCGGTGGGCAAGGACGCGCTCGTCGTGAAGGTGGTGGCAGCCCTCCATCGGGACGTTGCCTCGTTCCCCGCGTTCCTGAAGTTCGTGGAGAAGCACAACGAGGCCGGGGACACCCTCGCGGTGCTGAAGGGCTCGAAGTGGGAGCGGAAGTGGCTCAAGCGGATGCACACGCTCTACCGGGGCCTGAAGCCGAAGGTGATGTCCATGTCGGCGGGGTCCAAGTGAAAACTCTCTTCACCGAGGCCGAGCGAGCCGCCCTCTTGGAGGGCACCATCTGGCATCCGAGTCGCTCTTCGAGAAAACGGATGCGGCGCGTGCCCGGCCCGATCACGGACCCGAACGAGGAGCCGCTGGGGTACAAGGTCGTGGGTTCGACCCTCTATGGCCGCGCGAGAGTCGTGTTGGACGGCCGGCGTATGATCCGGATTTACGAGTGGATCGACACCATGGGCTCAGAGGGCGGCCACGGGTGGAGGAAGGTCAAGAGGAAGGCCGAGCGGAACGAGGTGAAGAAGGCCCCGGGCAAGTGGGTCGACTTCAAGCCTGCGCTGGCTGCCTATCGGAAGGTCTACGAGCCATGAGGAAAACTCTCTTCACGGCGGCGCAGCGGGTGGCTCTGAGGGAGTCGGCAGGTGACCCGTTCGTTGGCCTATCGCCTGAGCTACAGGAAGCGATGCGTCGGTTCGCGGAGCACCTCGCCTTTTGGATGGGCAACACCAGCAAGTACAGCGTCAAGGAACTGCTCAAGATCTGGAAGGACAGCCCCGAGTTGCGAGCGTGGCTCAAGCGCCACGTCAACCTGGCGTCCTACACGCTCTACTACGGCACCACGACCAACGATCGAAAGCTCCACGTAGGGGCCGCATGGAAGGGACCATCGGGCACTCAGCACTGGAGCACCGACCCTCATCGGTCGAGAGGGTTCGCAGGGCTCAATGGCAGGGTTGGGGGCTGGCCCAAGCCAGGTGGTGTACTCGTGCAGGCCCATGCGGCAGCGGCAGCGGTGATCGTTGACGTGGACCGTTTCAGCCACGTCTGCGGTCTGCACCGCGCCTCGTTCTCGAAGCTCATGACCAAGAACGACCCGAAGGAGATGTTCAGCGGCGAAGCCTACGAGGCCGAGGTGATAACGACCTCTGCCGTCAAGGGGAAGGTCACCGAGGTCGAGTGGTTCTGATCAACCCCGTGCGACCAATGGTCGCACCTGGAAAACTCCCCGGCCCCCGTGGTACAGTCCCCCTCATGAAGACGATCTTCACCGAGGCAGCGCGCCAGGCGCTTTATGAGGCGGCCCCTGTGATGGTGACAGTACCTTCGTTGCTGCTCTACCTGAAGCGGGAAAAGCAGCGTCTAAACGTCGGAATTACAAGTCTAAAACCGACCCAGCGGAAACAAGTGGAGCACACCATTTCGGTCCTCGACAGGATGATCGAGACGGTCGAGAAGTACAGCAAAAGTGGTAACCACGGAAGCCTGACCTTTCACCGTCCGTGAGCAGCCCTCCTGCGACCAATGGTCGCACCTGGAAAACTCCTTCGTTTGCTATTGACTTCTGGCCTAACTATGTGGTACGACGGCCCACATGGACGAGTTGCTTGAAGAGGCTCGGGCTGTGACCCTGGACAGCCTGAAGGAGCGCAGGGCAGTCTTGCCTGGGAAGTGGTATCGCACCTGGCTCCTTCGAGTCACGGGCGGGAGCACAGCGGTCCTGGAGTTCACGTTCGAGGAGTGCGAGACTGTTCTGGACGCGGTGGGGCAGAGAAACACGGCGCTCCATTGGGAAGAGGTCGAGAGGGCTCACGAGAGGTGCGTCCGGAGAACGGCTCTAGGCGATGACGATCTGTACCTCTGCGACAAAGCATTCTACGTCAACCCTATACGGTTCTATGAGGTGTCCCGTCGTGTGAAGGCTCGGACGCAATCGAGCGTGGAGCCCCCTGAGACCCGGGCTATGAGTCAGCGCTCAGAGTCCGGGCCGCCACGGTTGAGCGGTGAGAAGCTGTTGAAGTCCACGGGGCTACTCGACCAACTCGCTCGATTGAAGGGCGGGAGCCGTTGACGACCTGACTTGGCAAACTCCCTACCCGGCGTGCTATTCTGAAGACATGGAGTTCGTGGCCTTCATACGGCCCAAAGGAGAGTCCGGCCCGGTGCATATCAGCGCCTCGCCTGACCCTCATCGTATGCTGGCAATCCTTCAGGTTGGCAACCCGGCCGAACTCGAACTGATCGGCACCGTGGATGCTGCCCTCTACCCCGAGTCGTGGTGGCACGACACCCTGAGCCCCTGGCGTCACAGGGACGCCTGGTACCAGCCCAAGGCTCAGGTGCTCTGCCGGGTCGAGGATGCCCTCACAGGCGCTCTGGAGGCCCCAGAGAGGTTCGACCCACTGGAGGACCCTCCCGAGCCCTCAGACGGCTCTCAGGCCCCTCCTGACCGTGTTCCTGCCGACCTTCGGACCAAGACCCGAGAGGAACTAGTGGCTGAGAAGTGGGCCTGGCCTGTGGTGGACCCTTACCCACCCGTGAAGACGACCTCGATTCCCGTGACCCGTGTCCTACCGCTGATCCGAAAACTCCTGCACGCGGCAGCGTAGCCCCTCCAATCACGCCCCTTGCGAACCTCTCACAGAGGCCGCTTTTCGACCCTTTTCGGCCTTTGCGACTGATTGGTCGCACCCCCAATGATCGAGACCCCAAAGCTAGATCGTGCTGAATTGCCCCTCTCACGGCCCTTGTGGAGCCCTTCTGCCTGCCCCTGGGACGGACCGCCCTGAGAGTCCTGACGGCCTTTGGTGCGGCCCTCCTGAGCCCTCGAAGATCGGTCTCGCGGAACCCGTCCCTCGGCCGGCGGAGAAGACCTCCCTCTCTACTCGCGGGCGCAGGAGACCGGCGGGACAGAAGAACGAAGTTCCCCTAAGCACGACTGAGCTACCCCTGATACTAGTCCCCCAAGAGAGACCTACGGAGGAGCCTGTGCAGTGGGCTGGCGTTCTGGCCCTTGCGACCTCGTGCGACCTCATGGTCGGCCCGATTTCACCAGGTTCCGGGGAGTTTTCATACACTTACGGCCCGGAGTGTCTGAAAACTACCCCTTTTTGGGGGGCCTGAGATCGCGCCTCGCGACGGCCACCCCCGGTCCTGAAAACTCCCCCATTCCGGGGGGTTCCACGACACGACCGCCAATAGGGGGAGTTTTCAGTGACGCCGCCGCCCTTCGCAGGGAAGCGGGTTCCGATCTTCCATCCGCCGGCCCTGCGACCTGCCCCTCCTATGGGAGGCACGGGCAGTCGTTGTCGGGTCAGGGGGCGGGGGCTCGCGGGGGCGGCCCCGGGGGCAGAAGGGTTCTTCCGCTGGCAGAAGGATTCTTCTGATCGGGTGATAGCCCAATGGTATCGGGCACTTAGGTGCTAGCGTTCGGGGACCCGGGACCCTACGATGATCGGTCTGGCCCTGGGGCAGGTAGTTTGCTCCTCCGCCCCTACCCCTGGTACTATGCCCTTTGACCCGCTAGCCACGCAGCTAACGGGTCAGACCAGGGAGGTAGATCGTGGCTAGAGGGACATCACGGAGAGTCCATCTCACGGGCCGAGTGCCGAGGGAGGGTAGGCCACTGCTCTGGGCCTTCGGCTACGCGGACTACGGGGACCTGTTCGAGGTCGAGCCCGAGAGCGCCCGGCAGATGGTGAAGCGCGGGCAGTTCGACCCGAGCGACCTGGCGTCGGTGTGCCGGCTCTGGTGCAAGCGCCACGGACACGAGGCCGAGCGATGAGGTTGAAAACTCCAGGCAACCCGCCTACGATCCCCGGGCCGGCGGTGCCTCCTTCCCGAACCCCCCTGGGAGGTGGGGTGTCGCCGGCATCTGGCACCCACTGCGTGTGCGGTCGACGAAAACTCAAGGGTTCCGGGCACCTACCCCGCGACCCCGTCACGGTGGCCATCACGCAACGCCTTGAAACCATTAGAGAATCGCGCATCACGATCACCACCACGCCCCCGATCGACCTGCCTGCCCTCGCGGCCCTGCACCAAGAGGAGCAGGAGCTACGCGCGAAGCTGGTTCACATCGCGCACGCGAAGTAGGTTTGCCCGGCCCCCGATCTCGGGGCCGCACCCCCGTCGACCTCGACCCTCGATCTCTCCTCTCGATCTCCGCCCCCGTGCCAGGGAGTTTTCACCAATGGGGGGTACCCCCCGCCTGCCGCCCACAAAAACTACCACTCCGGTTCGTCGGTCTAGTGGGAGTTTTCGGTGCGCCCGACCCCCGTGCGTCTTGAGGAGGACCCTGTCAATAGCATAGATGAATGCCATTGACCTCCCGACCTGCTCTGCCCGAGAGCCCCCGGGGCGCCCAAGACCAGAGAGCCCACCCCCCGCGCATACCGCGCCCTCTAAGTCAAGAGCATCCATGATTGCCCTTGACACTGCCCTCCCTTTGGGGTAGGCTGGGTCCTCGCATGCGAGTTTGAGGCAGACCATATGAATCCGGACAGGCGAGTCGAGGATCGGTACGACTACGACGGGTCGTGCAGACCTGGGGCGTGGACATGGGCCAGTCAGAAAAAGTTCTCCGTGGCCATATTCCAGTGGAGGAAGAAGGTCGGAGGCGGACTGAAGCGCGGCAAGGCTGTCTACCGCGTCCACGGTTGGGTGAGCGATCCGAAGAGCGTGTACCGACGGGCCGAAGAAGTCTGCGTTCTCCTGGAGAGTGGTGGCGCTCTGGAGAAGAAAGGCGAGAGCGTGCCATGAGTAAGATTGAGATCGTCCTGCTGGTCCTCGCCGGGGCCTTCGTGGTCTACATGGCCGTCCTCTCGGTGGTGGGGGACGAGGCCCATGCCGAGGGGGCGGACGGTGAGCAGGCGTGCTGGGACTACCACAGGGACATCACGGGACGGCTCCGGCAGACCGAGAGCCCCTACGTCGATGAGACAGGAGCACCATGAGCGATGAGAAGGACATCAGCCTTGGGTGGGGCTCGGTACCAATCGGCCACAACGAGGGCAGAGCGCTCGACACAGGAGAAATTCACAGGGCTCCGTTGCTGCGCCGCATCGAGGGGCTTGAAGCCGAGGTGGAACGGCTGAAGGTCGCAGCGAAGAAGCCGCGAGAACCCAGTGCGTGCGACAATGCCATCGACAAGATCGCTGTCATCTGCGGCTGCCCCGAGTGGGAGTACGCCGCCCAAGTGATACGCGATGTCAAAGCCCTTCGCGCCGAGCTTACCGAGCGCACCACCGACCGCGATGTTACGGCCCGCGCCGCTGCCGCCCTCCGTGCCGAGGTGAAGCGGCTGACGGGGCTGTGCATCGACGCGGCCCGTATCGGGTATGAGGCCGGGCACCATGACACGGTCGAGAGCCGGTATGCCGATCCGCGTGAGATTGCCGAGGACATCGTTGGAGACCTGATCACCGACGCCCGCGCCGCGCCGTCCGAGGGAGGCAACGATGATCAAGCGTGAGACTGATGAGGCCAAGCGGACAGCGTGCGCTACAGCCGCGCGTGTTCTTGGGCTGGTAAAACCGAGGCATCTCTCCATAACTGACGACGGGGAAGTGACGCCTGTACCGAGCACAAAGGCCGAATCACGGAGGGAGGCGTGGAAAGAGTTGCTCGGTGAACTGGCTCAGAGAGGGGGCGGCGATGGGTGAACAAAAACAGATAGACAGTGAACGTTTGCAGTGGCAGGTCGCGGCCGAGGAGGCGGGCCGAACGGTGCAGTCCCTTCAAGCTCAGATCAGCCGGCTGAAGAAGGAGCATGCTGGGGCCATGGCTGTGCTGCGGAGAGAGCAAGAGATTCGTACAGGCATGGTGGACACTATTGTTACTCTCCGCGCCGAGGTGAAGAGGCTACAGGCGTTGCCTGACCGGATGCGTGAGATGGCTCGTAATGAGGCCCTCCGCGCCGCAGCGGCTCACGACTGCGCCGACTATGACAGCGAGTCCCACCACCTTGGGAGGGCGTCGATTCTCCGCGCCGCGCTGTCTGACGACGAGAGCAGTGATGCCTTATGACGCCGAGCGACTGAGCCGACTCCTGGAGGTGCGGTTCGTCTCTCCGACCGAGGCCCTGAAGACCGCGCTCGCTGTCAAGTACCCGCACGAGGAGATTGTGGTCGAGTACGTCGGCGACCTCACCTACCACGTCACGGTCCCCCTGTGCTTGGACCCGCACGAGGTCTGGCTCAAGGTCAAGGACGTGATGCCCGTGACCATTCGAGTCGAGGTCAGGCACCCGTGAACCAGGGAACGAGCTACCGGAACGACGACACGGGAAACTGGTTCGATGATCCCCGAGTGGGCGTCGACCGTGGCGTGACCGCGATGGGGGACGAGCGGTTGACTTGGGACGCGGCGCTGTTCGCCAAGCACGGCTTCGCGACGTGGGCGGTGTGGGTCGACGGGGAGGACAGCGGCATCCAGGTGTGTGGCAGTTCGGCGACGGGTACACGGAGGCGCCTCAAGCTCCAGTGGGAGAACCAGACGAGCGAGCCGTTCCCGGGGCACCGCGTGTGCGTGCTGCGCTACCTGGAGACGGAAGGGTAGCCGGGCTGCCCGTGCCGGAGGGGGAATGATCGAAGAGGAACGGTGCCCGCGTTGTGGCCGCGCTGCCATTGTCGTGGTGGGGGCACACTGGGCCTGCCTGTGGTGCGGCTTGATCGTGGCGATGTCTCGGCCTCCCGTGCCGGAGGTGGAGTGATGGTGAAGAAGGTGTGGTGCGTGGAGTCTTGTGTGCGGGACCGGCGCGGGGTGCCTGCCGAGCATCGGAAGTGCGCCCTCGCTACGCAGCCCAAGGGGCCGCCAATCTACAGAGACCCCGTCAAGGTCCGCTGCGGTTTGTGGGTCGTCCTGCCGGGGCCATTCCTACGCGATACCTCTGATTGCCAGGACTGCCCTGACGATCCCGACGTGAGGCACCCATGACCAAAGAGGAAAAGCTCATTCTCACGGCCGTCAACCTGGCGCTCGAAGCGCACGACAGGCCCGAGCGGTTCGAGCCCCACCCTTACTTCCAGATGGTCCACTGCTTCCATGTTCGCCTGCCCCTCATGCGAGTTGCTCGCATCTGGATTGACCGAGGGTTTCGGCGGCTCGACGTCTTCGAGGAGCGGCCCCCAGGCCCCCATCAGGGCAACACCAAGACCATCGGGACCTACCGAGGCACCGGCTGGCTCCCCCAGCTATGCCAGGACGCGGTGGACGCCGTGACCTCTCCGCCCCCCGTTCCGAAGTAGCCTGCCCGTCCGACCCCCACCCTCCCGCGAAACGCAAGTCCCTTTTTTGGGACCCTCACCCAACTAGTAGCGCCTTGCGAGTTTGCCATTGACTACACTCTAGCTATGTGGTAGACCTGGTAGATCGCCCCGCCGGGGGCGCGGCAAAGGAGCACCATGGGGAAGGGTATGACCTTCGGGGTGAAGGACGCTCAACTCTACGTTGACCGTGAATTCATGGACGCGCCCCCGCATCAGTTCCTTCGGGAGCTACTGAAAAACGCCATCGAAGCGGAAGCCGATCGAGTCGAGTTCACACCTGAATGGGGGGCGGTGCGGACGGACGGTGTGTATCGACTGAAGGTGGCCGACAACGGGCGGGGTATGACCCTGGAGGAGTTGGACACGTACATGGCCTCCTTCGGAGCGAGCGCGAGAGGTGTGGATATTCGAGGAAACTTTGGGATCGGTGCGAGGATGACCCTGCTCCCGTGGAACCATGCCGGCGTCCTAGTTCTGTCCTGGTCGAAGGAGCACCCGGACGGCCTCGGCATGGTCATGAACCTCGGCAAGGAAGGGTACGAGCTACAGACTCTTGAACAATCGATCATCGGGCACGACGTGGTGTCCCTGAAAAAGCCTCGGCGCGGGGAGTGGCTGTACGAGAAATGGGCTGCCATGAAGCCGGGCCTCATCAGCAACCATGGGACAGTGGTCGTCTGCTACGGGAACACGGGCCACGAGGACACGTTCTTTGGGCCAGCAGGGTACACGTCGGCGAAAGGTCACGGTCTGAAGTACATCGTGAAGCAGTTGAACGAGCGCTTCTTCGACATGCCCGTCAGGGTGTACGCCTCGTGTTTCTTTTTCTCGGACCGGAGCTTTTGGCCGAAGAAAAATTCTGAGGTACTGACGGCCGATACGGAAGAAGAGGAGGAAGCGCTGCGAAACCGTATCCGTCGCAGTGACGTGAAGCACACGGATAAGATCCGAGGATACCAGTTCAAGCAGGTCTACGGAGCGAAGTACTACCTCTACGAGTCACAATCGAAGGCCGAAGAGGACAAGAGCCAGACCGTGAACGGGACCGTGACGCTTTCGGACAGGACCGAAGTGACGTGGGCCTACAAGATGGGCAACCTTCCGGACAATCACGCTTACGCGCCGGAGAGAGGGTATATCGCAGCCCTCTTCGACGGGGAGTTGTACGAGAAGAGCTACAAGCTCTCGATGTTCCGCAGCTTCGGTGTCCACCTGAAGAGTGTCGCAGAGCGCACGTACCTGATCCTGAAGCCCCCACCGAGCGCTTTCCCGGGGAGTTCCAGAAGCCGACTCGCACTGGAAAACGAGGACGGGTATGGGTCGGAGTCGCTTCCGTGGTCCCAATGGGCAGAGGAGTTCTACAACAACTTGCCGGACTTCCTCTCCGATCAACTCGCAAACCAGGCCACCATGGAGTACGACGAGAACCTGGAGAGGTGGAAGCAGAAGGTGGAAGAGATCGCGAGCGAGAAGTGCCGGCGCTACGTTCTTCACCTGGCCAACCACGGGCCTCACTCGGCTGGAGGGGAGGAGCACGACTCGAAACCGACGGAGAGAGATGGGGTAGGTCCGACAACCGGCCTACGATCGAATCCGAATCGTAAGTCGGTGGGTGGGGACCAGGAGCGCACGGAGGAGGTCGAGAAAGGTAAGGCAGCCCGACGTGTGATGCGGCGTGGGGAGCTACCAGATTACTCGTGGATCTTGCTCGAAGAGATGGCAGACGAGGGCAGTCGATTCCCTGCGTGCTACTTGCCCCGAAGCAAGCGGCATCCGAAGGGTCTGCTCGTCATGGCCAAAGACCATCCCATGATCGTGGCCTTCCAGAATGAGTTGCTTGAACAAGCTCGCCCTTCAGCCCAGAACGAAGTGGTCGCTATGACGCGAACGTACTTCTACCTGAAAGCTGGCTACTACATCGCCTACACCTACGGCTTGGCGCACCACCCAGGTTGGAGCCAGGGGCGGATCAAGCAAGAACTGTGGACGGAATCTGCGCTTCTGTTTGCCTTCATTCCTGATCCCGAGGCCGACCGAATCCTGAAACGGAAGCTACAGCACAAGGCCATGAAGCAGCCTGCCAAGCCTGACCTATCTGTAGTCGACCCCGATGTCAGTCCCGGCACAAGTCCCTTTTTTGAGGACCCTTCCCCAACTAGTAGCGCCCCGAATCACAGATGACCCCTACCCTCGTTTGCGGTGAAAACGATCACACAGCAGAAGCCCACAAAGCAGAACCGCGAACTTCTGCTTGAGTCAATAGCAAAGTTGTGCTATATGGTAGGGACGAGTCAGGGATGTGTCCCTGAAGGAGACCGAGATGAGTGGAAACGCCCCCGAGGACCGCAAGCCGCTGCACGTGCCTCTGCGAGGTGAGGAGTCATGAGCGGAAGGAAATTCCGCATCTGGGTCGAGGTCTGCAAGGTCGACTCGGACAAGTTCCAGCGCCGGCAGTACACGGTCGAAGCTGAGACGCGCGCGAGCGCGGAGCGCCAAGCTCTCGTCATAGCCAAGGACGAGTGGGACGACGCCGTTCTCCCGCCGGAAAGGGCGCTCTGATGTTCTACTGCGAGAAGTGCCGGAATCGACACGGGTTGCTCAAGGGTGTGTCCGGATCGCGCGGCCGGTGTGAGCTATGCGGCAAGACCGCCGACTGCCACGACGTCCCCTCGTCGGCGCTGCCGCCGAAGAAGCCGCCGAAGAAGCCGCCGAAGAAGCCCGTGAGCAAGGCCGAGTCGCACGCAAGGCCGAAGCCCGAGGAGAAGCCCAAGACGACCCCTGCCGATCCTAAGCGGTGCCAGTGCGAGCGCCCCAAGGGCAACAACTTCATGACGCTCGGAGGGACGGTGGGCCTGGCCCGCTGCCGGAATAAGCCGATCGTCATCGCGCGCGAAAAGGCTGCCACGCACGAGGACGGGGAGGTCGGCGAGATGAGCCTCTGTCCCCACTGCATGAACAAGATGACCGAGCAGATGGGGTCGGACTTCGCCGCCTTCCGCGCGATCGAACGCGAGGGGGAGGACAAGGGAGTCCGGCGATGAAGGTCTTCAAGTACACCCTGGTCCCCGAGAGCCGGCAGGTCGTGGAGCTACCCCGAGGGGCTACGATCCTCCGCGTCGGGGCTGATGTGGTCGTGGACGACAATCTCTGCCTCTGGGCTCTCGTGGACCCTGACGAGCGCCCCGAGATGCGGATCGTTCACATCTACGGCACCGGGCACGAGGTTGTGACCCCCGAACGCCTGCGCTACATCGGGACCGCCTTCATGAGGGCGCACTCCCTCGTGTGGCACGTCTTCGAGGAGGTCTGAGATGGACGACACCGTGGAGAAGCGGCTGGTGAGAGTACGGAAGCTCATCCAAGAGGCCCACGACGCGGCAGCCGGGATACCGATCGACGCCGCGCATGAGCACAGCAAGATCACAGCGAGCGCGCTCCGGACCGCGATTCTCCCGGGTCTCGATCTGCTATCGCTGACGATCGGCGGTCTGCTCAAAGACGGGCAGCCGAAGCCGTTCGGAGACGGGCTGGTGTGACCTGTCCATTCTGCCATCGCCTTCGAGGGCACAGCGTCGGCTGCCGTATCGACGGGGCCAAGAGCTACGAGTTGGTTGACCTCATCCACGAGATGGCGGGGCTATTGGAGCGGTGGTTCCAAGCGGAAGAGTCCGGCAACACCACGGCCATGCTCGACGTGGCCGTCGCGACCCGGAAACTTCTCTACCCCCGACCCGAGGACGAGATGAAGGGCTCGCTGGCCGACGCCTGCAAGGCCCTCGACAGCGCCATCGAAGAGAGTGGCGGGGACATCACCGTGGAGGGCGCCCTGTCGGTGATGAAGGGCACGATGCAGCACGGTCCCGCGCGCGAGCGCAAGGACGTCAACTGCGGCGACGGCTCGACGGAGGACGACGACCGATGAAAGACCTGACGATGAAGCCGGACACCTCCTACGCCGTGGTGGAACTCACCGTGGAGGTCGAGGCGCATAGCTGGGGGCCGGACTACACGATCGAGCAGGCCGTGGATCAGGCCACGCGCGAGGCCACCGACAAGCTCCGGAAGGCCCTGTCCCCGAACGGCGGCTTTCGGGTGCTCAAGGCCACAGCCGTCCGGGTCGTCTGCAACGCGAAGGGGGCACCGTGACCAAGCAAGCCTTCAACAGCCAGAAGTTCGTTCGCGAGTTCATGTGTCGGCAGGTGCGCGTAGATCGTCTCTTCTCTCGGGCCTTCGAGGGTGACAGCAAGCGGGGTTGGGCCTCGCACGAGGTCACACCGTTCGTCGGTTGGGTCGTCGGTGTGACCTGGCTTCAGACGGGCTGGTACGTGAGTGGGAGCTACGACGAACAGCCGCGCCTTCAGGAGAGCGGACCCCGGATGCTTGCCTACCTCGTCACCCGGTGGCCTACCATCTCACCTCACCGGGTGCCTCCGGAGGCCGTGACGGTGCTCTCAGAGCCCGTAGAGCCCTCGTTCCTGAGCGAACCCGCGCGCAAGGCTATGGCGCGAGACTCCGCACACTTCCCGCGAGACGAGAAGGGCCAGTTCGTCAAGGGGCCGATGCTCCCGAAGGAGGGCTGAGATGGGTACTTCGACAGACGGGCAGATCTGCTACGGCGTCCACGTCGGCGACACGCTACCGTGGGATGACGGCGAGGACGAGGACCCCTACGACGTGGAGGGGTGGTGGCGCAAGTTCTGGGGCTTCAAGCCCTCCTTCGAGCTATTCACCCCCGAGGGCGATTGGATCGACGGCGTGGCGGCCCCGCAGGAGCAGCGCGATGCCTACAACGAGGAGACGCGGGACTGGGACAAAGCTCACCCGTTGCCCTTCGAGTTGGTCAACGCCTGCTCCGGTGATTGTCCGGAGTGGATCATCGCCCTGCCCGGCACGCTCAAGAGCGCGAGCCGAGGCTACCCCGAAAAGATCTCCGAGGGGACGATCTCGCTCGTGCACAAGGACGCTGCGCTCGAACGGTACAGGGTGTTCCTGGCAGAGTTTGAGGTCGAGGGCGAGCCGTCCTGGTACCTGTCGAGCTACTGGGGGTGAATCGTGAGTGAGTACCCGGAACACGCGAAGCTGAGAGACGTCAAGTACCAATCGCAGAAGATCGGCGAGTTCATCGAATGGCTTGGAGAGCAGAGCATGGCTGTCTGCCACTTCGACGGCAGCCTCAACCACTCCAACTACTGGCCAGCGAACGAGCCGATCAACAAGCTCCTCGCCCGCTTCTTCGGGATCGACCTGGACAAGCTGGAGGACGAGAAGACAGCGATGCTCGACGCACAGCGAGTCCTCAACGTGAAGGCGGCGAAGGGGCGATGAAGTACCTCGTCCAACGCGCCGAAGGTCTCTGCCCGGACTGCGATCGGCCGATCTACCATCTCTTCGAGAGGTCGGCGGACTGGCCCGCACCTCAGTTCTACATCTGCTTCCGCTGCCGGTACGTCGGGCACATTGGCCACGAGCGCCTGGAGGTGCCCGAGCCTGACGTGATCGCACGCAACCCGAAGCAGGTAGACCAGGGGGGTAGCTGATGCCGACCTCGACTGATGTCCTCCTCGTGTGCCCGACCCACGGGAGCGACCCAGTGCCCTTCGAGATCGACGGAACCAAGTTCTGCTCTCGCTGCCTGGCGCACTACCTCAAGCGGTTTCTCTGGGGCAAGGTTCACGTCATGGAGATGAGGCAGGTCGAGAAGACCTACGGCGGGGAGCCTACTGAGGTGCCTCCGGCTGGGACGAAAAAAGTCTGAAATGGTCTACCGAACGCCAGGGAGACAGCCCGTGTTGAAGGAGTACGAGTTCAAGCTCACCCGCGAGGAAGCGATCGAGGCGATTTCTTTCTGGCTCCGAGAGGAGCGAGGGGCGGCGGTCACCCCAGATGACGCTACAGACGCGCGACACACTCGCGTCGTGGTGGACAGTCGCCTCGTCGTAAAGGACCAGCCGCTTCGCATCACGTGGAGCGTGCTCGAAGGAAAGGAGCCGTAGCCATGGGGTTTGACGCGAACGTAGAGATCCGAGGCATCCGACCGCCGGACGCGGAGTGGAAGCAAATGAAGGCCGTGTGGGACTCCTGCGTGGATGCCGGCATCGAGGTGCCAGAGCCGGTCGCAAACTACTTCGGGGACGACGGCCCGCACGAGGAGGGGCTCTGTGTCGAGGTCGAACCTGAGATCTGCCACAACGACGATGAGTGCATGACCCTCAACATTCGTCGCCAGGTGGGCAGCTACATGCTCATCGACATGGCGAACCTGCCGGCGAACATCACGCACTTGAAGGTGTGGTTGGCGACGAGCTACTGATGGCTGACATGCCTCCCAGCCTCTTCGCACTGGTAGACACCGAGTGCATGGACCCGGAGCGTCGGAAGGAACTTCTGACGAGCGCGCTCTACCACGTCTGGTCCAATCTCCCGGCCCCTCATGTCGATGGCAGCGTGGACGTCGAGAAGATCAGGCGGTTCCTGGCCGACATGGTGGAGACGCGCCGCTTCTGGCTACAGGTCTACGAGGCCGTCCTGAAGCACTACGGAACGGATGCGACCTTCCAAAGCATCGCAGACGAGGTGAACAACGCAGCCCCGCCGAAGAAGAAGGCACGGCGGCCTGTCGAAGAGCGAGAGGAGCCGGAGGAAGCACCAGCGGAGGAAGCAACGTCAGAGGGCGCGACGTGCTGGCTCTGCCGAGGGGCTGGATTCGAGGCCACCTCAGAGGGCGCGACGATCGTATGCTGCGAGTGCGGCGGCTCTGGGAGGTCGTGATGAGCACCAGCGCTACTCACGTATGGGACGAGTTTTCGTTCATGTTCCAGTGGGGCGAGTGCAGCGACGGCACCAAGATCAACGCCGGGTGCTGCGGGCTCTGCGGCAACACAGGCATGATCGACACCCGTGGACACCTGCGGACACCGGACGGCGCCGATGCGGGGGGTGTCCGGGCCTACTGCATCTGCCCCAACGGGCGCTATGCGAAGCGGAGGGCGGGCCTGAAGAAGTGGGACTCGACCAAGATTGGCCACTCGATCGTGGACGCACCGGAGGCAGTGGAATGACCGACGTGAGCCCCCCGGAAATGGCCCGGGACGAAATCTTCAACGTGAACGCGAGGCGGCTGGCCCACAAGGCTCGGCGCGCTGTCGTGATGCTCGGGAAGGACCCCTCCGAAGTCGTCACCGTGGCGATCTCTGTGGACGACCCGGCCTGGACGGACCTCGCCGAGGCGCTCATGCCGGACGAGGACTGGCAACCCTACCGAGACCGGGGTGAGCTACCCCTTGCGCGGGGAACCGCCAACAAAGCGGTGCTGGAGTACGTCGCGTCCGTCGTGCCGTCGCTCGCAAAGGCCCTGTCGAATCCCGCTCCCGAGGGGCACGTCTACGCGCTCGTGATGGCGGGCGGCGGGGCATCGGCCTACGTGGTGCCCTGGAACAAGCCGCTCAGGTGAGCCCCGCGCGGTGGTGGAACTGGGTAGAGAGACTGATCGACTGGATCAAAGGGGACTGACGCATGTACCGACACTCAGAGGCTCTGACGGGCGTGGCGAACGCGCTCTCAGAGATTGCCAAGAAGACCGAGGACGAGGGTCCGGCCGAGGAATTGAAGATGCTCGCCCAGCAGGTCGGCGAACTGCAAGGCTACTGGCACAATGACGAGGACGCCGCCGAGTTAGGGCGCCACGGGAAGCGAGTTCCCCAGAAGACGGAGCACAGGCTCGCGCTCTTCGGCACTGGCCGAGAAAATGTGACCGACGAGGCGCAGATGGCCGAGGCGCTCGACGGGCTCGCCATCGAAGGGTGGACGATCAAGCACGTCCACTGTGACCTCATGGGTAAGCCGTCGTGGCGAGTGTTACTCACGCGGCAGGTGCCAGCATGACCGATCTCGGCTGTGCGTGCGTGTGCTCGATGGACCACGAGGGGGCTGATGTCTCGGGAACGATGATCATCACTGCCCGGAAGAAGCACACATGCTGCGAGTGCGGGGAGGCAATCTCCCCAGGCGAACGCTACGAGGTGATCTCCGGGCTCTGGGAGGGCTCTTGGGATCGCTACAAGACCTGCCTGCCGTGCCAACGCATCCGAGACGACCTCTGCTCGTGCGGCTACCTCTTCGGAGGGCTGCGAGAGGCGATCTGGGAGGCGCTGGGGTTCGATTACGTGTCCGGGGAGTTTGCCACCAAGGGGCTGTGGAAGGACGAGGGCACATGAGCGGTCGAGATGAGGGGGTTGTCCGCATGGATGCCCAGATGTGGGCACTCGTGGCCGAGTTGGAGGCACTGAAGACGGAGCGCGCCGGCATGGAGGCCCTGAATCAGGGCAACGGTGGCCCCGGGTACGACGAAGAGGCGTTCTACGACGTCGCCAAGCGCATGAGTGATGTCGCGAGACGGCTCCGAGAGGTGTGAAATGTCGGACAGCGGTGGGAGCACAGGTGGGGTAGGACTGGCCACGGTTCTGACGATCGTTTTCGTGGTGCTCAAACTCACGGACGTGATCGACTGGTCGTGGTGGTGGGTGCTGTCCCCCACACTGATCGATGTTGGTCTCCTGGTCTTTCTGCTCCTCAGTGCCCTGCTCGCGAAGGCATCGGACAGGACGTGGACAGACGACCCAGACGCCGGGGAAGACCCCTGGACGTGGCCGGAGGGGGAGTGAGATGGACCCTGACGCGGCGATTCGAGAGCTACGCAAGCTCCACGCGAGCGGAGGACCGGGCGACTTCGAGCGCGTGATGGAACTGATCTGCGAACTGGACACCTGGCTACTGCGTGGTGGGTGTCCTCCCAAGGACTGGCAGGCTGCCTTCGGACCCTCCGAGGTGCGCGGCCGGCTGATAGACAGGAGGACGTGATGGGTGAACCGAGCCTGGTAGTTATCACGGAGGGCTTCGGCCCTTACATGCTGCGACCGCAGCGACCGATCACTGTCATCGTTGAGCACTCTCCCTGCTTCGTCATGGGGAGACCAAACGATGACCTACTCGATCGCATCTCCACCACGCCGACCATCAGCGATACCGTCGAGGAGGTGGTCAATCGGTTCACTATGCGCGGGGACACGGCACAGCCTGCCGGTGTCCCGATCCGACTTCACCTTATGGGGACGGTGGCCTGGGAGATTGCGAAGGCGCTTCTCGACGTGAACGACAAGAATATCATTCGGCCTGGGAGGGACCGGATCTTCGAGGCGCTTCATGCAGTCAAGGTCGTGGATGTCAACGGCCTCACGATCGAGGTCCAGCCGTAACGACACTGCAAGAGGAGATACAGACGATGGGCGAGCGAGTGGAATGTGTGATCGAGCACGACGTACTGCTGGAGGCCGACGACGGGCGGCGCGTGGTCGGTGTGACGGCGACCTGCACGTGCTGTGACACCGTGACGCAGGCGTTCGGGACGTCCTCGGCGTCGGTCCGGAGGTGCCTGGCACAGATGCGAGAGGAGTGCCCCGGGGGCGAGAACAGCTTCTACTACGCCGACGACGGGTCGGACGATGGGTGAGCGGCACCGCAGCGAGGACCCCTACAACTGGGGCATGACCAACGCCATGCAGGACGACTGCGAAAACTGCCACTTCGCCTCGGCAGGCGGTCCGGACAAGCGCACCGCCATGGAGGCCCCGAGCTACGTGCCCGAGGACCAGGCCGAAGAGTTCCTGCGAGGCTACCGGGCCTACTGCGACGAGCACTACGGTGAGGGCTGGCAGACCATGAAGTGGGGCTGGCACCCTGCGCTCGTGATCGGCGGGGAGAAGGGGCCAACAGACGAGTCGAAGATCGTGAACACGCCCGAAGAGGCCGCCAAGGTGTTCGGAGGAGACGAGATGGTGGACAAGACGGATGAGGGAATAAGCCTGGACGAGGCGATCGACCATGCGATGGCGAAGGCGGATGAGTGCGAGAAGTCCGGCGAAGAGGAGTGCGAGTTCGAGCACAGGAAGCTGGTTCGGTGGCTTACCGAGCTAGATGCGCTCCGTTACCGGGTGAAGCAACAGGCCAAGGACTTGGACACCACGCACGAGAAGCTGCGCGAACTGCATCGGGACGTCAGCGTCTCTCTGGACGAAGAGGTGCATGTGCGAGTCGAAATCTCCCAGTTCGACAAGCGCTGGCGCCACGCGAACAGTATCTCTCGCGATGCGTTTGCGGCACCGTTGCGCGGAGGTCTTCAGGGGGGCGAGGGTGAGCACAAGGCCGAGGTGCTACGGGACGTGATCGAGAGGGTCGCCTACGAGGCCGCGATCGGCTTCTTCGGGGAGACGCGACGGTGACACCAGATGTGACGATCATCCTGACCAGCTTCGAGCAGGAGCTACTTCTCGAACAGGCCGTTCGGATGCTGCTCACCTCGGAGTTTGTGCCCCATATGGAGCTACTCGTGGTGGACGATGCGTCGGGCAAGGGCCTCACGATGATCAAGGGGCTCTGCCATCGCGCTCGCGAGGGTGGCTTCGGTCAAGTGCGCCTGATCCGCATGGACAGTAACTATGGCCCCTCGATCGCTCGCAACGTCGGTATCGAGGAGGCGGCCGGGCGCTACCTGCACTTCCACGACGGTGACGACCTGTGGATGCCTGAAGGATGGGCAGAAGGTGTCGAGCGCATGGACCGGGACAGACTCACGTTGTCTGTGACTGGGCTCCGAACAATTTCCGGAGTGATGTACCCCAAGAAGATCGGACCTCCGGTACCCGAGCACGTCCACCCCATGTTCCACTTCCCTCTCGACAGCCTGCCCTACGCCACGACATTCCTCGTGCGCCGGGACGTGAAAACTCGCTACCGCGCTGCCCTGACGTTTCCGACGAAGTTCTGGGCCGTGCCGACCTCCGGAGAGGACAATTTCTTCAAGGTGGAGGTCGCTGCCGAGGGTGACTACGCCCGCTTCGGGGAATACCGTGTCTTCCGGGGCAACCACTGGGGGACCAAGTACAACCCACCGCAGTGGCACATGCCCACCTACGCGGAGATTGCCGTGGCGGCCTTCTTCGTCCTCCGTGCTGACCTCGTAGATGCCGGTCTCGTCGTCAAGTCCTACAACTGGCTCGAAGACCAAGGTTTCGACCCTTCCGAGGTGGCTGCCGAACTGGACCGTCCGGCCGAGGACTTCCTTGAAGGGCCTCCGAGCTACCACGAGATGGACTTCGGTCCTGTTTGCTCTTGACATCCCCCTCTGGCTGTGCGATGCTGGGATTATCAAGTCGTGGATGGTTTCCGCGAAGGAGGACAGAATGGCCCAGAAGAAGACCCCCGCAGACGCCCATGCCCAGCGTGTCCTGAAGACGATCGAAAAGAACGTCTTCGGCAAGAACCTCCGCCAGGTCGATCGGATCGAGGCCGAGTGGTACCTCATGTTCTTGTACCCCAAGGGTGCAGGGCCAAGAGACTGCGTGCAGATCGAGACGGGCGGTGCGGGCTCGACCACGATCTTCTGGAGTACCCAGGGCCACCTGCGCGAGAAGGGCGAGGTGCCGTTCTCCGAGGCCACCAAGAAAGCGTTCGCAGCGAAGCTGAAAGGCATCGCCGGCAAGATGGCCCGCTCGTGGGCCTCGAAGGCCGCCGCGTAGCACCCGCCTGAGCCCCCAGACGCCCTCAGACACCCCCTAAGCCCCCAGACATGACAAGGCCCCCGCGTGCGCGCGAGCGCTCACAGGGGCCTTCTGGGCTCATGGTGACCTGGACGGGACTCGAACCCGCGTTTCCCGGCTTGAAAGGCCGGAGTCCTTCCTGTAGACGACCAGGCCGAGGGAGCCCCCGGGCGGAATCGAACCGCCTCCTCCGGAGTACGAAACCGGCACGCCACCTTTTGCGCCTCGGGGGCCTGGAGCCCACGTCGGGAGTCGAACCCAAAAACTCCTGCTTACAAGGCAGGCGCTCCGCCACCGGAGCCACGCGGGCAGGCTGCGACGATCGAGCATCTTCGTAGTGACTCTGAGGGGAATCGAACCCCCATTGCCGGATTGAGAGTCCGGTCTCCTACCGTTAGAGGACAGAGCCGAGCGGCATCCCCCTTGTACCTAGCAAAGGGGGCGTGCCCACACCCCGAAAGGGGCTCGGTCCAACGACCGATGAGACGCAGCTAGGAGCGCCGTGCGCGCACGAGAGGCCGAAGCCCCACGGTGCCGATCACGGGAGTCGAACCCGTCTCTCCAGGATGGCGACCTGGCGTCTTCCCACGTAGACTTGATCGGCATGGCGGCGAGCGGAGGTCTTGATCCCCACGCCTTGTGAGCGCGCACCGATTAGCAGCCGGGCTCGGGCTCCTGCCCAATTCACTCGCCAAACTCTGGCGGCAGACGGAGGTCTTGATCCCCACTCCTCTCAGAGCGCACCGCTTTCGAGGCGGGCTCGGGCTCCTGCCCAATTCATCTGCCAGGTGCCCGCATGGCTGCACGGGCGACACCGCACCCCCACACGGGCGCGCTCCGGCCCCTCATACGGGATAATAGGGAGCGCAACAGCGGCAGACGGGTGACTCGAACGCCACGCCTCTCAGCGCGCACCGCCTTCCAAGCGGGCCTGGTCCCTGACCAGTTCGTCTGCCAGTGGCGGAGGGCGGAGGTCACGATCCCCACACCTCTCGGTGCCTGTCGCTTTCAAGACGATGGCGAGCCCTGCTCGCTTCGCCCTCCTCGCTTCAAGCTCCTCGATCCATCTCGCGAGGACGTGAACCCCAGCCAAGGCATGGTCTGGAGGGATACGTGTGTCGCGATTCCAGTTACGGCAGATGGATTCGAGAGCGATCTTGGCTCGTCTGATGTCGTCTATCTCAGGAGGCATCCTGAGACCGGCAGTATATCACGGTCGGGCACCGGGGAGTCGAACCCCGCGCCTCCGGTCCCCCAGACCGGCGTCTCACCCCGAGACTAGTGCCCGGTGTGCCCCCTCCGAAGAGGGGACGAGAAAACTCGATCAGTCGGACTCCAGAGCCCCGTGCCAGTAGACCCACGAAGCCCACTGGTCTGGCAAGGAATCACTCGCGTCGATGTGGAGAGCGACGACCGGCAGCGAGCGCGGCTTCACGGGCGTCCTCTTCAGGCGCATCCCCGCTTGCTGCGGCGTCCGGTCCCGCTTCCGATCATTGCATGGGTAGCAGGCGGTGACGATGTTCTCCCAGACCGTCTTGCCGCCCCTCGACCTCGGTGTTACATGGTCGTAGTTGAGCTTACGGGTGGACAGCCTCTTCCCGCAGTACTGGCAGGTCCAGTTGTCCCGCGTCAGCACGTTCATGCGCGAGAACCGAACCGCCTTCTTGCGCGCGACCGCCCGCAGGAGCCGGATGACGGCCGGCATCTTCAGCACGAACGTCCAGCCGTACTCCTTCGCCCGATCTGCCTGATCGGGGGTCATGAGGGCCTCATCGTAGCTCTCTACGACTTCGGCCTTGTGTTGGAAGAGCAACGAGACGGCCCGTTGCCAGGACACGATGCGGTGGGGTTGGTACCCCAGGTCCAGGACCAAGCATTGGCTAGACATGACCGCCTCCTTTCTTGGTGCGAAAACTCTACCAGTGCGAGCGGGGGGAGTCGAACCCCCATGACCTCGCGGCCGGCGGGTTTTGAACCCGCTGCGTCTACCATTTCACCACGCTCGCGCGGAGTGCCCGCTGCGGGACTCGAACCCGCACGCCCGCACGGGGCGCCCGGGTTTAGGCCGGGTGCGTCTACCGTTTCACCAAGCGGGCAACGGTGCTGCGGACAGGAGTCGAACCTGCACGACCTCTCGGCCACTGGCCCCTCAAGCCAGCGCGTCTACCAATTTCACCACCGCAGCAGGCACAAAACACAACTTTCAAAGTTATGTTTTGACATCGGTGCCAGGGAGAGGAGTCGAACCTCCACGACCTTTCGGCCACTCGGGTCTGAGCCGAGCGCGTCTACCATTTCACCACCCTGGCATGGTGGGCGATGAGGGAGTTGAACCCCCGACTCTGGTGTGTGGGACCAGCATCTTTCCGTTCGACCAATCGCCCAGAAATCTCTGGTCGGGCAGAAGGGATTTGAACCCCCGACCTCCGCGTCCCGAACGCGGCGCGCTACCAGGCTGCGCTACTGCCCGAATGAGGGGCCGACCGCACACTCGCTTTGCCCAGGCCGTGAAGCCTCCATCCTCCTACCGGGTCAGGCCAGCCCGACGCCCCTCGGTCGCACGGGAGAGACTTGAACTCTCGCGGTCACGGATATGAGCCGTGCCTCCCACCTTGGGACCGTGCGGAAGCGGGGGGAGGATTTGAACCTCCGATCTTTTGGTTATGAGCCAAATGGGGACGACCAGACTCCCCTACCCCGCAGGAGCCCTTGGCGAGACTCGAACTCGCAACTCCCACCTTCGGAGGGTGGTGCCCGTTCCAATCGGGCCGCAAGGGCATGGTAAACTCTGGGTATGGCAAAACGTCAGTACGAGAAGCCGACCTTCAAGCACGTCAAGGGGTTCGCCTTCATCATGCGCTGCACCCCGTGCCCTGATTGCAGGAACGGTGTGACCTGCCATCGCTGTAGTTGCTGCCACGGCTGCCACGGCTGCCACTAGCCTCCCCACGAGGACTCGAACCTCGATCTCAAGATCCGTAATCTTGCGTGATGTCCATTTCACTATGGGGAGAGACCAGCCGGCGGGACTCGAACCCGCGATGCACGGGAGTAGAAGTCCCGCTCCCCTCCAGTGGGGTCGGCTGGACGGAGGCCCCGGGGGGAGTCGGACCCACCGATTCCTGGTTTGCAGCCAGGCGTCTTTCCGTTTGACTACGGGGCCAGTAGCTCGTCCGGCTTCACCGGCACAGAGCGGACGGCGGGACTCGAACCCGCCTCTGGTGCAGGTAGGGGGAGTCGAACCCCCGATTCGAGGGTGGAAACCTCGCGTCTTTCCGTTAGACCACACCTGCGAAACAGCGATCTGTGCGGGACTCGGACCCGCTTCTCCGGGCTCGGCCCGGTGTTCGTCCTATGAACTACATCGACCGCTGCCTACTCGCGCCCGCTCTTCTCAGGGTACTGGTCGACGCTTCCCCTGAGCCTCCTGGGAGCTTTCGGAGCCCCGAGCGGGGATCGAACCCGCCATCTCCGCCATACCAAGGCGGCGAATCACCACTGATTCTTTCGGGGCAAGCGCCCCCTACCCGCTGCAAGGCTAGGAGGGAATCGAACCCTCGTAGGGGACTGTTGGACACGGAGGGAATCGAACCCTCATCTCCGGCTTGCAAGGCCGGCGTCTTCCCGTTTGACGACGCGCCCGTGTCCAGGTGAGGCAAGCTCGGGAATCAGGTTGCGCTACCCTCGTCCCAACGCAAGGCGCGTCCTCACCCAGAGTGGATCGTGCGAGAGTTGAACTCGCGACCTCCTGCATGCGAAGCAGGTGCTCTCCCAACTGAGCTAACGACCCAAACTGCCGGCGCTCTTACCACTTGAGCTACGAAGGCCGTTTTAGGGCCTCCGACAGGACTCGAACCTGCATCTCCGGACTCGCCGACGCTCTACCACTTGAGCTACGGACACCAATTGGCGACCGACGGGACTCGAACCCGCACCTTCGGCTAGTGGAACACCGGGGAATCGAACCCCGAACCTCCTGGCTGCCAGCCAGACGCTCTCCCAGTTGAGCTAGTGCCCCATGGTGGGCGTGGAGGGATTTGAACCCCCGATCTTCTGCGCGTCGAGCAGACGTCTTGCCACTTGACCACACGCCCGAAAACTTCTGGTACCCCGAGTGGGAATCGAACCCACGACCTGAGCCTTATAAGGACCCGTCTCTGCCACTGAGTTACCGGGGCTCCGACTGCTCGGAGCCATGTATTCGTTCCATCGGAACCTCCTTCTGGTGGGGCGAGAGGGACTCGAACCCCCGTCAACCGATTCATCAGACCGGCGCTCTGCCACTGAACTACCGCCCCATGGAGCCCTCGGCGGGAGTCGAACCCGCAACCTCCGGAGTAGGAATCCGACGCACGTCCAGCCGTGCTACGAGGGCATGGGGTGATCGACGGGACTCGAACCCGCTAGGGCCGGGATCACAACCCGGTGCCGCGACCGCTTTGGCTTCGACCACCATACTTCTGGCGACTCTCCCAGGAATCGAACCCGGGCCTCCGAGACAAGGCTCCTCTCATGTACCCGCTTTGCCCGGCGGTGCGAGGATCGTTGCTTGGAATCGCAGGGGACAACCCACGACCCGCTCGGTGTTCTGCCACTACCACTATCGAGCCGTATGGCTCCCCAGGGAATCGAACCCCTTGCGCGCCACCACACATAATAGCGCGATCGGGTTACAGCCGATCGTGTGGAAAGGGAGCCAAACTCAAGGTCCGCGTGGACGGATTTGAACCGCCGTTATGCCGGCTCCCAAAGCCGGTGTCTGACCAGACTAGACGACACGCGGATGGTGGGGAGCCTCGGAATTGAACCGAGATTCGTGGATCTTCACTCCACTGTCCTACCGGGTTAGACGAACTCCCCATGGCGGGACCGACCGGACTCGAACCGGCTTTACCAGCGTGACAGGCTGGCGCCTTTCCTAATGGCTACGATCCCAATGCACCTCCGGCCAGGGCGTATCGTGGCGCGGGACGCTTCATGCGTCCCTCGGAGGCGCGGCGGGCGACCTGAGAATCGAACTCAGCGGACAGCCGGTTTTGGAGACCAGCCCGCGTACCCTGCGCGTCACCCAAAGGACACCTCCGGCCAGGGCGTATCGTGGCGCGGGAAACTCTCTCGTCTCCCTCGGAGATGCAGCACCGACCCTTTCGGGATAGTGCTCCGCCCGTTGACGTTGCTCCCTTTCGGGTCTGACGCCTCGGTCTCGGTTGGTACGGCAGGAGGGAATCGAACCCTCACACATCGGCTTCAAAGGCCGAGTGGCTACCCTGAGCACCACCGTATGGCTGGGGTGGAGGGAATCGAACCCCCACGATGACCCGGAGTCAGAGTCCGGCGCTCTACCAGTTGAGCTACACCCCAATAGCGAGGAGATTGACAATGGGGGGTCCGGGGGGACTCGAACCCCCACCTGACAGAGTAAGAATCTGCTACGCTCCCATTACGCCACGGACCCACAGGGCTGGCCAGGCTGGAGTCGAACCAGCAACCTTCCGGGTAACAGCCGGATGCTTCTTCCTACTGAGCTTCTGACCAATGGCGGGCCAGGTTGGAGTCGAACCAACAACCATCGGACTAACAATCCGCCGCTCTTCCATTAGAGCTACTGACCCATGATGACCCCGGAGCCTGGGTGAGCCCCGAGGTCGAAGATGCTCGATTGTCACAGACCGAACAGCCGTCGCTGGGAGGTTCGCGAGAGAACCTCCTTCCATCGGTGGGGGCAACAGGACTTGAACCTGCTCAATCCGGGGTAAAAGCCCGGGACCCGTCCAGTCGGGCGCTACCCCCTGAGTTTGCGGTCTCAGGGTCACCGTTTCAGTCGTTGTCTCACCCTCCCCTCCTTCTTCTTCGAGCCCAGAAACGAGAAAAGCCGCCTCGGTTTCCCGGGGCGGCTCTCGCGTGGTGCGTGTGGTGCGAGAGCCTTACCCGGGGCTACCCTCCTGGAGCGCGATGGCAGCATAAAACACGGTATTACCGCCATCGGAGGGTAGACACGTCCATGAGGACGGTCGTTTGACCTCCGTGCGCTTCAACCGGGTATGTTCGATATGCCGTTGCATCGTGCTTCTCGGTAGCTCCCGGAAGGTGATGGACCTCCCGCTCGCATCTCTCACTGTGTCAAGCGCAAACCTCAGAGTCAAGCGGAAAAAGCGCACCGCTGTCACTTTTTCCTGGCTCTTTGGTACGTACTGCTCTTGTACTTCTGTGGGAGAGGTGATCCCGGCTCCAAGACCGGCGACCAATGGTTGCGAAATGGGCCGTGACGATTGCTCTTGACGCCGTTGGCAATCTCCTGCTATGTGGTATAGGTGAGTCGGGGATGAGTCCCCGAAGGAGGCGCTCGTGAGGAAGCACCTGAGCTACCTGTCTTATGTTGTCAGGCACCGCTGGTTCGTGCTCGTGGAGTGCGTGCGCCTCGGAATCATCTGGCGTGGACTCGTCCACGACCTGTCGAAGTTCCTGCCGAGCGAGTGGTTCCCCTACGTGAACTATTTCAACGGCGAGTGGCAGGGCAAAGCGTCGGTCCCGGACGGGTACAAGTGCCCGAAGCCGGTCAAGGCAGCCTTCGATCTCGCGTGGCTCCTGCACCAGCACCGGAACAAACATCACTGGCAGTTCTGGCGTCTCAGGGAAGACGACGGCGGGACGAAGCTGATCCCCATGCCGCCGAAGTACGTGAAGGAGATGCTCGCCGACTGGCGCGGGGCCGGTCGCGCGCAGGGCTTCGACAAACTCGGCCCCTGGTACGCGAAGAACCACCTCAAGATCGAGCTACACGCGGAGACGCGCGACCTCCTGCACTCCCTCATGGAGCCCGACGAGCTACCACCGAAGGTGCGGGAGAAGTCATGAGCACCCCTGGCACCGCAACGTGGCTCCGCGCGCAGGCGCAGGACCACGAGGACTTGGCCGAAGGGCTCATGCGTGCGGCGAACCGTATCGACCGACTACAGGCCGAACTGGCGAAGCAGAAGACGGGTGTGGACCAGACGCACTGCCCGGCTCCGGTCCCGCGCCGTCCGGCCTCATATTTCCCCCGGCCCACAGACAGGCCGCAGCTACCGATCTTCCGCATTCGGCTGCCCGAGGGGGAGCTTGCGTCGGACCGTGAGGCCCACGAGCGTGTCTTCGACTGGATCAACGGCTCGGAGCACCTCGGCATGGGCCTGCTCGACCCCTGCCAGGTGTTCGTTCTCGGAGAGCCCGACGCAGAGGGCGGAACGTGGGACTACGACACGGTGATCGGCATCTCCACGCTCCACACGGACGCGCACGACAAGGGGTTCGTTCGCATCACAGGGGTCAGCCGGAAGGGGCCACTTGGGCTCTTGCAGAAGCGCCTCGGGAGCATCGACCTGACAGGGTGCACCATCCTGGACGTAGAGTCGGACAACGAGACGATCATCGAACTCGTGGCGCTGGGCGAAGAGGTCGTGAAGGCCGAGGAAGACGAGGCAGGCGATGAGTGAGACCATGATGAAGCTGACGGTGCATTGCGTCTGTGGCACGAGCTACGACATCACCCCGGACACCTCGTCAGAGGACGCTCCGGGCCTGTGCCCCGGCTGCGGCGGCGTGCCTCCGCGCCCGAGCCTAGACGAGCGCGCCCAAGAGGCCACAGAACTCGAAGAGAGGGCTCTCGCCGACTTCACTGGTGCTATGGAATCGGTCCGCAGCAAACTCGCAAGTGCGCTCAGTGTCGATCCGGACACGAAATGGGAGAGGCTGGTGCCAGCCGCTCAAGAACTCCACGGCGAGTGGCAGGAAGTCACGACCGAGATCGACTCGCTGCGCTTCGCCCTGCACATGGTCCGAGAGCAGGTCGTCAAGGCCGACAAGTTGGTCTGGGACACCATCGGGGGTCGGCCGCCGGGGGAGGCGGAGTACGCCAGCGACCTCGTGGAGAGCGTCGGGGCGCTCATCGGTAAGATGGAAGAGGGGAAGGAGGTCCGAGAGCGACTTCACACCGAGATCGAGTCTCTGGAGGAGGACGTAGCGGTGCTTCGCGCGGGGGACGAGACGTCTGCCGGAACGTGGAAGGCTCACTTCCTGGACCTCGCCATGGCGGTTGGGGTCCCGCGCGTGGCCTACGGCGTCGTCACGGCCCCGAACGTGGACGCCGTGATGACCTACGTGGGGCAAGTCATGCCCGCCTACAAACTCCTCCAGCGCGTGGACGAACTGGAGAAGCGGTTCAACACCACGGCCGCGCCGCAAGGGACCGAGACCGGAGGGCTGAACCGGGTGCGGTGCCCCCACTGCGGGACAGGCTACCCCGCAGGAGTCATGTTCTGCCCGCGCTGCGGAAAGGACCCCTCCCCAGCGACCCCAGAGGGCTGCGAGACGTGCGAAGACGCCCCGGACGACTGCTACCCCGACCCGCCCGGCGCGGGCTCCTGTGAGCACCACAAGCCCAAGGGAGGTGCATCATGAGCCACACCTACAAGGACGAGACGGGGATCATCTTCCACTACAACTCGGACCTGTCCGGCGGCGTGGAGATTGTTGTCCCGCCCAACAACCCGCACGGTGATGGTACTTCGATCTCGATCGAGGCCGACGTCCTGAGCCGGTTCGTCTTTCACGCCATGATGGACCCCGAAGAGACGCTGACGTGGCTCGAAAACATCCGGGACTGGATCAACCGGCACACGAATGCTGTGACGCAGTACCGCGAGGAGCGCACCCTGGGGCTGACCACCCCTAACACCGACCCGAGCCGGTACAAGTTCGCGCCCGGTGACAAGGTGTTCCTGACCTTCGCCGAGGCGAACGGGGAGACGGGCATGGTCACGAACGTTGGGCACCACTCCTCCGGGGGCGGGAGCTACGAGTACGCCGACGTGAACCTGGACAAGGACGGCACGCAGACAGGGCCGTTGCCGGTCACGTGCGTGCGGATGAGGCGGCCGGAGGACCAGCTATGTACATCGTGATCGAGATGACCGCGAACAGGACAGACCCGCAGGGCTACGGAGGGTTCGTGAAGATCCATTCCGACCTGACTTCCGGCAGCCTGCACGAGCAGGAATTCGCGGATGTCTACCATGAGGTCTGCAAACTCCTCGGGGTCGAGCAGGCGAAGATGATCCACACCATGGGTGTGTACGGGGCGAGCAATGCGGGGATGGCCTATGAGGACGTGAAGTCGGACGGGGAGGTCCAGCTATTCACTGAATTTCAAGACCGAAGGCGAGTGTGGATCTTCGAGGTGCCGGCGGAGTAGGATCGTCAACATGGGGAGTATCACAGTTATCAGGTATGAGAAGCTCATCATGGCCGATGTCAGGTGGGCGGACGACGTGGCGGTCGAGTGGGCCGGAAACGATGGAGTTTACATCGTCCGGGCTGCTCTCGATTACACTGGCGCGGACGCAAGGATCATTCTGCGCCATGGCCCTAATGAGACGATCCTGGCTTCTGGGCTTGGGAGAGAGATGAGTTACTTCGGCAAGCATGCGGTTGCCGAGGGGGATGAGGTCGTGCTTCAGTGGCGCGCTCTTGTTCCATCGAGGCCGGCAGTGTCGGAGGTGGCAGAACTGCTCCTCGAAACCACTTCGGGTCGGTCCGATGACGAGACCAGACCGTAGGACACAGGGTGCGGGATGAGGACGGTGTGGGATGGTGATGGCGGTGCTGGGTGTTGTCGTGGCCCTGACGGTTCACGACGTGGTGGTGTGGCTCAAGAACCAGGACGATGGAGGAGCTTGTGGGTTGGAGCCTTTGCGGGAAGAACGACCACGGGCAGGAGATAGGCTACAGCGTGGAGGCGGTCTGCGACGAGCCCGGCTGCGAGGTCGCGATAAATAGGGGCCTCGCATACCTCTGTGGACGGATGCACGAGGACTCCGAGACCTGCCACAAGTACTACTGCCAGGAGCACTTGTACCACGCCGACGTGGGGCCAGGAGGCGGGCTCTGTGCGAGGTGCTTGGAGGAGCGGGAACGGCGAGAGGGGCTGGAGGACGAATGAAGGTACCTAGCAAAGCGCAGATCGAGGAGATGGGGGCTCATATGGAGGAGATGGCCCGAGAGACGCAGGGGCTCGGGCCGCCGGACCCTGAGCATCTGAGTGACTGCGGGGACGGCGAGGTCAGGCCGGTCCTGGTCTATCCGAGCCCTCGACTGCGGGACGAAACAGCCGAAGTCCCGGAGTTCGATGACCGGCTCCGCAAACTCGTGGCTGACCTGGCGACGACGATGTACACGTTCAACGGCATCGGGCTCGCTGCCACGCAGATCGGCGAGCCGGACCGGGTGTTCGTCGTGGACGTCTTGAACGGTGCCCCGCCCCAGAAGGGGCGACCGACGAACCAGCTTCTCGTCGCTGTCAACCCGATCGTGTGGCCCGTACCCGGCAAGACCAAGCGAGACGCGGAGCGATGCCTCTCGTTTCCAGATGCCGTGGAAGTGGTGGAGCGACCGGCGAGTGTCATCATGAAGGCGTTCGACCACCATGGGAAGCCCTACGCCCTCGGCTGTAGCGCCGACCTCGGCCGCGCGATCCAGCACGAGTACGACCACCTCGAAGGCCGGCTGCTCATCGACTACATGGCGAAGAAGAAGGCCCGCGACCTGCGGCGTCGGATTCACTCCAACGGGCGGCGAAGGTGGTGAGCGACTACTCGGATCGAAAACTCCCTCGGGAGGGGGACGAGCCAGAGAGAGTCGTCCATGTCCTCGACAGTGGAGTCGCTCTCTGCGGGCTGGGTAAAGGGCAGTTCCCGGGCGAGTGGCCTCCGGGGCATGTCTGGACCTACGCGCACGACCTCGACAACGTGACCTGCGAGAGGTGTCTTGCCGAAGCGAAGAAGGTGCGTTGAGCCCGCGCAGTACCGATGCCTCACCTGCGCCTACGAGTGGCACAGGACCCCGGACAGCGGCCACCCGAGCGGGGTGACGCCCCCGACCTGCCCGAAGTGCGGCGCGCTCTACCTGGAGTGGATCGACTTTGAGGGCTGGCGCGAGCGCAACCCACTTTCAACTTGACTTTCTCGCGTCAATAGCATACGTTAGGTGGGACGAGTGGGACGTGTCCCGCTAGGAGAGGAAGCACATGAACCCAGCGACCTACAACCTGTTGGAAGGCATCGTCCGCGCGATCACCACGGTTGCCGAAGCCTCACTTCCGAAAGAGGCCATTGCAGAGTCCCGCAGCGACCTCCACGGAAAGCTCATGTCCGTCAAGAACGAGATGAGGCGAGAGGACGGTGAGGATATCGTGCAGGCTACTGCGAAAGCAGCGCTCGCCTTGGCTCGATACACACTCAGCTTCAAGGTGGATATGGACAGCGAGCGCGTGCAGAAGAAGCACCTTCTCTCCGTTGTCAAAGAACTCACCAATCGCTCCGAGCGCCGACACGCACTGACCGAGGCCACGTTGCACCCGACCGGGCACTGCACGTGCGAAGGGCAACTCACGAACGGCCAGCCTGAAGGCGAGTGCGAGTGGTGCCGGGAGCACTGCGTGGAGTGCGGCATGGAACTCGATATGGATAGGCACTGCCCCAACTGCTACGAGGACGGCAAGGCGCTGGCCGAAGAGGTGCTTCCGGACCTGGGGGATGAGCAAGCTCCCGAGGAGCCCGTCATCGACGAGTACGTTGACGCAGGTCTCGACTCGACCAAGTGGCGGCTGATCAACGACACCGCTGGCAACCCGGTGGCAGCGCTCTGGTTCAACGGCCAGAAGGACTCGCTCACGCAGGAACAGGTCGAAGATCTGGAAGAGGCGATCAGCGAGGTCGTTAGGCAATGGTGAGGTACGACAAGAGGCCGTGGGATTGGATGCTGGACGGGGTGGCGCCCTTCATGGGCGTCTTGATCGGCCTGAGTATCTTCCTAGCGGTCATGGACTGCCTTGGGTAGGCAGATTGTGGCTTGACAATCGCCGGGCTATGTGGTACGACTGAGGGAGATCGAAAGTGGGATGACTTCCCGCTAGGAGAGACGATGAAGAAGAAACGCCCGCCAGTCCCCGATAACGATTGGCTCCGTCACGGGGCCTCTGGACCCGTTCCGATAGGCACGCCTTCGGGCGACCGCAGGACGTTTCGTCAGACGGCTGATCCAGTGGGCAAGGAACTGAAGCGTCACGCGGAAGCGACGTGGAACACATGGAAGCGCGGAGAGCCCGTCTTCCGCCTCGTCACCGCGCTCCGAACGATGGTGACGCTCGCCATGTTCGAGGGCAAGGTGCCGACCGACCTCCAGTGGATCAGCGACTTCTTCGATCCAGAGGCATGGTTCTACGAGCCCTTTCTGGGCGTGAACCAGATCAATGCAGGCGAGGACAACAGTGCTTCACTGAACGCGACGCTCGCGTTCACGGCCATGCAAGCTCTCCAGGTGAGCGACACGCCGGCCTGGTTCGAGCTACGGGACGGGCTCGCTCACTCGCTCCTCGCGACGCGCTTGACCGGCGTGCGGCCGAGCGACGTCAAGATGCCGCTTCCGGGCTTCTACATCGAGCTACCGCCTGACCTCATGTACCTCACGAACAACCTGACGGGACGCCACGAGGTCCGTGCGCTGTGCGTGGCCGAGGGCTGCCCGACCAAGGCTGCCAGCGATATTGTGGCGTCGTTCCCGATCGACGACTCACCGTTCCGCGAGTCCGAGGATGTGGGCTATGGACGCCGCCTCCTGATCGTCGTGTTCTGCGAGCCAAACGAGAACAGCATCACGCCAGAGGATGACAACATCCTCTATTTCTCTCTGCCGCTGTACGACGACGAGAGGACCGTAGGGGAGTTGATCGAGTACGATCACACGGTCACTGGTGACGACTGGAGAGACGACAAGATCGGCGGAGCGTTTGCAGGGGTGGGCCGCACCAATCTCCAGCTACGAAACCTGCTCCGCTCGTTCGTCGTCAACTTCCTGCTCTACCTGAATGCACCTGAGTCGGACATCTGCCACAAGCACGCCGACCACGTGTCGAAGCTACGCAAGGGCAAAACGACGCGGCGAGTGCGGGAGCAGATCAAGCGTCTCCGGCGGAAGCCCTTCTGGGTCGTCGGGAGCCGTGTCGTGGTGGACCCGAGCATCCGGGAGGCCGTCCGGCACGCAGGGACGAAGAGAGGCCCTCAGAAGGCCGTCAACGTCCTCGTGATGGGGTACTGGCGCAAGCAGTGGAGCGGGCCAAAGTCGGAAGAGTGCCCGAAAGGGACCAAGTGCCGTCCGAAAGAGATCAAGCCCTACGTCCGGAACAAGGTCGAGGGCTCGCCCGTGTTCGCTCACGAGTACAAGGTCAAGAATGGCAACGGGAGCCGGAAGTAGATTCTGGCTAGGAGGGCAGCATGTTCATACTACCGATCAAGAGCACCTACGTCTCTCACTGGGGGACATGGGAGTGTGTGCGCGAAATCGTCCAGAACGCTAAGGACGAGGAGGAGGAGAACGGTCACAAGATGACCGTGAAGTACGAGCGCGGGTGGCTGCGCCTTTCCAACATCGGGGCCGACCTCGCGCGCAACGCGCTGCTCCTCGGGCAGACCAGCAAGGCGTCACGAGACGACCTGCGAGGTGAGTTCGGCGAGGGCCTGGACCTGGCGCTCCTCGCAGGTGTTCGAGCCGGCTACGAGATGCGCGTCTACACCAAGACGGAGGTCTGGACGCCGACGATCGAGTTCGTGAAGAAGTTCGGCGACCTCGTGCTGGTCGTCCGCACCCGCGCGAGAGAGATCGAGGGACCGGGCGTTGAGGTCCGGATCAAGATGCCGCTCGACGACTGGAAGGAGGCGCGCAAGCTCTTTCGTTTCCTCGTGGACGACGAGCCTCAGTTCAATATCAAAGTCGATGAGGGGGTCATCCTCACGCACCCCGATCGCAAGGGGCAGATCTACGTCAAAGGGATCTACTGCACGACGATGCCGCAGATGGAGTACGGCTACGACCTGAAGAAGGCGAAGATGGACCGCGACCGTCGCATGGTGGAGGTGTGGGACCTCCGCTGGCGGCTCTCAGCCATGTTGAAGGAAGGCGTGGCGAAGGACCCCGGAAAGCTCGCCCCGGCCGTCTACAAGATGCTCAAGGACAAGGCCGAGGAGGTTCAGTCCATGGGCTACAACAACTCGGACGAGTTCGCCGAGGCGATGGCTACGCAGTTCAAGTCCGAGCACGGCGAGGGGGCTATCCCTGTCGAGGGCATGGCCGAGAGCAAGCAACTCGATCACCTCGGAGCCCAGGGCGTCGTCGTCAGTGACACCCTGAAGAAGGTGCTGGAGAGGAAGGTCAGGAGTGCCTCTGAGGTGAGGCAGGAACTCGCCACGGCGGCCGAGGCGGAGTACTCCTGGCAAGATCTCGAAGAGGAGGAGAGGACCGTTCTGGGCGAGGTGACGACCCTTGTGCACGAGGCCACAGCCGAGTGGCGAGGGCGTTGGGGCCTGAGCCCGCTTCTCGACCGGCTGCACGTCGTGGACTTCAAGCAAGAGGCGCTGCTCGGGACCTGCGATCGCAAGACCCGGCTCGTGAAGATTTCGCGCCGACTGCTCGTGGATGCGGAGGAGGCCCTGACCACGCTCATCCACGAGGAGGCTCACGCGCTGTCAGCCGCCTCGGACGGAGAGAAGCAGCACATCGACATGGTGGAGCGCATCTGGGCGCGGCTCTTCTTCTCCCGGTCTTGACTATCGCGGGGCTTTGTAGGATAGGAGAAATAGCATGGGAACGAATTTCTATCTGACGCGACACACCTTCGAGTTCGAGCCCGAAGACGCGGACTTCTACACCGAGAGGGACCAAGATGAGTCTCTCGACTCGGACGACCCTCGGTTTCACATCGGCAAGCGTTCGGCGGCAGGCCCCTATTGCTGGGACTGCGGTGTGACGCTCTGCAAGGACGGGGAGGCGCGTGTTCACCACGACTCGAAGTGGCACGACGAGTGCCCTGTCTGCGGCAAAGCCCCTGTGCCTGTGGACGGGCTCAAAGAAGGAGCAGGAGCGGTCGAACTAGGCTTCGCGAAGCCTGCCAGTGTGCGTCCGGAGGAGGTGCGATCGTGTGCCTCGTTTACGTGGGCGCAACCGCTAGGCCACTTCCAAGTGTTCGCGCGGGAGCACCTGGACGAGGAGATTGTCGTGGACGAGTACGAGCGGTCTATGACAGGACGGGCATTCCTGAAGATGCTGGAGATGAACTGCCCGATCCAACTCAAGAACTCGATCGGGGGGTGGTTCTGCTGAGAGGTACAATGCCGGAGTCGCAGGGTGTGGTGATCGAGAGGAAGGACTGGGACTGGTAATGGTCAACGACAAGACGCTGCAAGACGAGATCACGGAACCGACCACCTCGCAGAGCATGAAGTCTCTGAAGCTCATTCGGCTCATGAAGGGCGATGTCGCGACGGCCTTGCAGGACGAGGTGCCGCTGGTTGTCGAAGGCGAAGGGCCGCTGACGGCTCTCATGACCGTGATCCAGGTCGCCGAGCACGCGACCCTGAAGGCGATGGCTCCAATCCTCGGGGCTGACGGGAAGATGGTGTCGTGATGGGTGACGTCGTGGAGATGAAGCGCAAGGTGGAGGCCGAGGTACATCGCTTCGGCCACCACTTCTGCGTGGAGTACAGCACGGGCAGGCACCCGGCCACGGCGGACCCACAGGCAGCCCTGTACGTGGACGGAGCTTTCTTCACCTGGCTCGCGGTGGGCTTCCGCGTGCTCGACTGGAAGGCGCTCTACCTCGATCTCGACAACGACCACGTGCTCATCCGGCCCGAAATGGTTGGCATGAGCCCAACGACTGAGGGCACCAAGGACCATCGGTTCCTGCTCGAAACGGAGGAGTACATCCTAGCCCTACTCACGGAGGGGCTCGTGCGGGCGCTAGGAGCGTCCGAGGAGAGCGAACCCGAGCCCAAAGAGGTTCCCGACCCTCGGAACCTTCACCCGCGCGAGAGGGCGCTGAGAGCCGTTGCAGCGTGGCATGACCACGGCAAGGACGAGAAGCGGCTGCCCGACCTCATCGCCATCGAAATCTACGACGCCCTGGACGGTATGGGTATGACCGTCGCCGACTCCCTGGACGAGGACGAAGACGTGCCACGTGAGGAGTGTGGGGACGCGGTGCGGAACCTGATCGAAGAGACACTCCAGACGTGGCGAGGAGGTGCGGAATGAGACCGAAGCAGGTTCTCCTGATCATGGTAGCGACGGCGCTCATGTCGATCGCACTATTCAGTGCGGCTCGGAAGCAACTGCTCCCCGAGGCCCACGCGCAGGTGGGACAGACCATCGAGGAGCGCCAGGTCATCGCGCTGGAGAGGATGGCCAGCGAGATGGGAAGGATGCGACGTGACGGAATCAAGTGCCGGTAGGACGGTCGTGATGGAGGTGGTGCGGCAGATCGCGCCGCAGTTCTTTGCCGAGGGCCACGAGCGCGTGTACGTGACGACGTGCTGCGGCCGGCTCCTCGTGACGACCCGAGAGGTGCTGAAGTGCCGCACGTGTGGCGGCAAACCGCGCGGCCTATGGGTGACCAAGGATGAAGTCGGAGCCTGAGCTTCCCCGCGACCCTCGGGTGTAACTGTGGCAAGTCCTACTCTGCTATTCTGAGAAACTTAGGAGGCGCCATGTATGACCTGAACGACACCAGCCTCGGGCTCTGGATTGACCTCTCCAAGCGGATGGTCCTGACGCCGGACTTCTTCCGATGGTTTGCGGAGACCCTCAAGTTCGACCTCATGTCGATCATGATCGACGACGCTGACCCGGCTGTAGAGTTTTCCTGGTCGGCCAAGGACGTCGAGAAGGCCCTGAAGCTGGCCGACAAGTACGCCATCGAGATCGCTCTCACGACATGGCCCTACCCGGACGTGAACCAGCTTCGCGTCATGGAGCAGAAGATGGACGCGCTCCTCGGGGTCGGCCCCATAGGGGAGTGGGAGACGGATGAGGAGTTCAACTGGCAAGAGGACGACGTGGCCGGCTTCGCCAACCTCGACAAGGCTGGCGACGCCCTGGTTGATATCAAGGGCCGGTTGTGCTCGAAGCACGAGGTCCGCAACACGATCACGACCTTCACCTATCACCGCGAGAACAGCGCACGCGCGGACACGGCGCAGCACATGGACCGCGTGATGGTGCAAGCGTATGCGGTGGACGAGCGCGGCGGTAAAGAGGTCACGTGGGACCACCGTTTCGGCCCGGGTCGGATGCAAACTCTGACCCTGAATCGCACTCTGAAGATCCCCGGTGTCGCACAAGGCAAGCCGGAACTCGCTGTCGGTCACGCAGCGTGGAACCAGGACCACTTTAGGCGCAAGATGGACGGCCGCTGGGCCACCATGTCGGCCAACGACGCGATGAAGGCGTCCTTCGAGGCATCGCTCCACTACAAGCCCGTTGCGCACAACTGGTGGAGCGCGAAGTATGCCTACCCGTCGAGTCCGAGACACCATCCCTACGCCGAGACCTTTCTCAAGAGCCTGCGCGCTGACTGACCCTTTGCTCTTGACGTTTCGTCCTCTCTCTGGTACGTTCTAGGCAGATGCGAGAAGTTTTCTCGCAAGAAGGTGAAAGGTAAATGAGCGACCCTCCGAACTTCAGCGGACCAGCGTACAGCCAGCCGCTCGACCAGGATCGGTTAGCTGGCCAACACGAACGCATCCGTGACCTCATGTCGGACGGAGAGTGGCGGACGCTCCAAGAGATCAAGTCCGTGACGCACGACCCGGAGTCGTCCGTCTCGGCACAGCTTCGCCACCTACGGAAGCCGCGTTTCGGCAGCCATGATGTCGACAAGCGCCGTCGCGGGGGAAGCGGGTCGTGGGAGTACAAGGTCTACCCGGCCGGGACGAACACGAGGACAGGCCAGCCTGGAGCAGCTACCGGGGAGGGGCTCACTCGCGCGGAAGCGAGGAGGGTTAGGGAAGATTTATTCGCGGCCCTGTCAGTGGCAAACGCTCACAATTTCACGTATCGCTATCGCCCGGCCGTCGAGACGCTCCTGAAGTACCTGGAGGATCTCGCAGGCGACAGCGGCAAGGTGTGCTCGGTCTGTTCTGGAAGGGTCGCTCGAACATACGACGGGATGTGGTGCCCAGAGCACGGGCTTGTCGAGGTCAAGTACCTATGAGGTGGGGTCACATCTGGGAGTGCCCCTACGACGACGAGGGATGGAAGGCGTGGATGGAAGAGAACATCGGCAAGGTCTCACTCCAGACGGTGTGGGAGAAACAGGTCAAGGACTGCACCCGCTGCCGTCTCCACGAGGGCCGGGACAAGATCGTCTACGGCATGGGCAACACGGAGTCGCCTGACTTCCTTTTCATCGGTGAAGGCCCCGGGGCGAAGGAGAACGTGACGGGGGAGCCGTTCGTGGGTCCCGCTGGCAAACTCCTGGACTCGATCCTCGGCCACATGGGCTACAAGCGGGAGGACATCTACATCTGCAACGCTGTGGCTTGTCATCCACCTGGCAACCGGGACCCGAAGCCCGACGAACTTGAAGCCTGCATGCCGATCTGGACCTCTCAGGTCGTCGCGGTTCGGCCCAAGATGATCATCGCGCTCGGCAAGGTCTCCGGGAACGTGCTTCTGGGGACCAAAGGGCAGGCTGTCGGCCAGATGCGGAAGAAGATCCACACCTGGGACAAGCTCCCTCTCCAGGTGACGTATCACCCGTCTGGGATGCTCCGGAACGAGGAGTACAAGCAGCCGGCATGGGACGATCTGAAGAAGGCCATGCGCCACCTGAAGGCCATGGAGGTGCGCTCGCGGGACGCGGGACCGCTGTTCGGGGGCGAGGCATGAACGACTCGGTACGAAGGAAACGCAAGCGGGCGCGTTTCACGCACGACCCCGCGCTTGTCCAACTGGCGGAGGACGCGCAGGTCATCACTCGCGAGCAGGTGGAAGGCGTCGTGCATGTCATCGGGAAGGACTCTGCGGCGGCCGACGCTTTGGAGCGAGCAGACGAACACAGAGGCCCTGTGCGCTTCTGGTACTCGAAGTCGCGGGGCATGTTGAGCGTGGAGTTGATCAAGGACACGAGGCACTAGTTGTGGCTACCAGCAAACTCCCCTATAGTCAGGCCCGTGGGTGCAAGGAAACAAGACCGTTGTGTGGTCTGTGGCAAGCCTGTCACGACAAAGGCCATCCGTATCGCAAAGGGCACGATCAAGAGCGGAGAGTGGAAGGAGCGGTCCCTCTTCGGGGTCGCGCACGAGTCGTGCTTCGCGTCAGCAGTCGAGTCCCCCGACATGGTGGTAGACGAACTGCGGCGGGTGTCTCGTGAGCCGCTTGCTGGACAACCTACACGCTGAACTCGAAGCCGCCGGCCTGAAGCCTGGCTCGGAGCCCTTTGAGAGGGAACTCCGGGATCGGAAGGTCCAACTCTGCAAAGAGGCCAAGGCTCTCTCCTCGTGTTGGGACTGTGACTACTTCGACCACTGCGATCTCGTGAAGGCGCACTTGCGCGACATGTACAAGGTCCAACAAGCGAAGAAGGGAGGTACGGGTGGAGGCTCGACCCCAGCATCCTCTTGAAGACCGGGCGCTTCTGGCGGAGATTGCCAGGGCACTCGTAGACACCCCCGTGCACGTTCGAGTGGAAGAGGAGCAGGTCGGCCCGAAGCTGGTCCTGCACCTCTACGTGCTCCCCCAAGACCGGGGCCGGATCATCGGCAAACGAGGCCGCACGATCCGAGCCCTACGGCAGGTGTTCTCCGCGATCGGCATGGCTGACGGCCGGCAGGTCGTGGTCGAAGTGGACGAGTCGGACGAGCCTCATTACGATTGACAATCGCCATTCTTTGTGGTACACATGAAGAGTGAATCAGGCACTCTGGCCGGAGCACGGTTGCTCCCGCTGATTGCCGGAAGGAGAAGATCGAGATGACATTCGAGGAAGCAGTAGAGAAGTACGTCGAGCCGATCTTGACGGGCGACATCATGACCTCAGACGCCGAGGAGGCCAACGTGGCCAGCGTCGTCCAGTCGTGGGTCCTCCTGAAGCACACGAAGGAGCGCATCGAGGAGCGCATGAAGGGGCTCCGGAACGTGCTTCTGGGCCGCGCCGAGGAGTTCGGGAAGGAGACGGAGAAGGGCGGCAGCAAGCTCTCGGTGGAGGGCTCCCTCGTCCTGCGCGAGAGGCGTCAGGCCGCGCTCCCCGACGAGAAGAAGATGCGAGCGATCCTGGACGAGCACGGGGTCAAGCCCGACCAGGCGTTCACCAAGGTCTCCAAGGTCGTCCTGGACGCCTCGAAGGTCCAGGGGCTCGTGGACCTCGGGAAGATCCCGGAGAAGAAGGTCGACGACGCGAAGAAGGTCACCTGGGCGCTCCGCGTGAAGGAGAGCCACGAGTTGGCTGAGTCCCTCGACCGGATGGTCGGCGAGGCCGGGGAAGAGATCGTCGAGAAGGCTCCCAGGGCGAAGCGCGCCGAAGCCAACGGGAACCGGAAGGAGGGCTGACATGGGGGACATGACCGTCGAGAGGCTTCCCAACGACGCCTTCACCCCGAAGGGCGACCTCATCTACGAGGACGTGGCGGAGCACCTCCCGCTGTTCGACAAGATCGGGTTCAACGCGAACCTCATCCTCGTCGGGCCGAAGGGGGTCGCCAAAACTCTCTCCATCGCGTCCTGGGCTCACGAGAACGATCACCCGATCGTTACCTTCGATTGCAGTGAGGACATCCGCCGGGCGCACCTGCTCGGCATGTTCACGCTCAGGGGTGATGAGAGCCCGTTCATCCTCGGTCCGCTCCCCACGGCTATCGAGGTCGCGAACGAGGTGGGCCGGTGCATCCTCTGCCTCGAAGAGATCAACGCCCTCACCCCTTCCGTCCAGAAGATGCTCAACGCCATCGGAGATTACCGGCGGCGGATCGAGGTCCCCGAGTGCAAGCGGGTCTTCGAGTTGAAGAATGGGGCGCAACTCTGGCTCTGCGGGACCATGAACACCTCGGTCTACGGTGGCGTCTACGAGTTGAACGAGGACTTGAAGAGCCGCTTCCGCATGCTGCCGGTGGAGTACCCCTCGAAGGGCGAGGAGACGCGCATCCTGAAGAAGGTCGTCGGCGGCGGGGTGAAGAAGGAGACGATCAAGGACGTGCTCACGCTCGCGCACGAGACGCGCCAGAAGAGCCTCGCCTACTCGCTGTCCCCGCGCGACACGGTGCAGATCCTCGAAGACATCGGCTACTGCGGGCTGGAGGACGCGCTGCGCCTCGCTTCCGGGAAGTTCGAGGGCCAGGACCGAGACTATTTCCTCACGAGGGTGCAGTCGGTCTTCGGTATCACACTCAAGTAGCGGGGGCGCCATGTCTGACATCGACGTTGACGCCCTCCTGAAAGCGGGCGTGGATTCATCCCAGAAGGCGATGGCGTACAAGACGGTCGACGTCTTCGCCGGGATAGTGGAGCGAAAGCTCTGGCTCAAGGACGCTCGGGACGGACAGCCGAAGACCAACGGCTACCTGATCGAGGTGCCCTTCATGCACCCCCGCGCGTACCAGTACACCGAGCACGAGATCAGCCACATCCTGTTTCAGAGCGACTTCCTGGCGAAGCAGAAGTTCGTGGAGGAGTACTCCGAAAAGATCGGGCAGGTCGCCAAGGGGGCCGGGACGCCGATCAACGAACGGATGCTCCGCGCGGGCCTGGACGGCATCATAGGCGTGCTGGACGACGAGCGGGTTATCTCGCTCTGGGGGCTCCTGTACAAGGGCTCCGAGGCCATCATGCGGCGTATGAAGGCGGACGAGGTGAAGCCGTATCTGGGTATGGTGCACGAGGACTTCATCTCGCTTCTCATCTGTGTGGCGAGCGGCAACGATGTCCCACCGGGAAAGCTCGACCGATTCGTCCCGTACATGCGCGAGGCGCTCCGCAAGGTGCACCTCCGGGACTACTTCGGCTGCCTCGTGGCCGCGAAGTGGCTCATCGTGCAACTGGTGAGCGAGATCATCCGGGAATCGAGGGGTGAGGAGCCCCCTCCAATGCCCTCATTCCAGCCCGGGGCCGGGCAGGACGGTCAGTTCGGGGCCAAGAACGCCCCTGACGGCCTTCCAGACGACTCAGAACCCTCCGGGCCGCCATCCATGCCCTGGGAGGCCGGAGACGCTCAGGAGGGCTCTGAGACCCCTTCTGGGGGCCACGGAGGGGATGCTTGGGAGCCCCCGAAGGTCCAGGCCGGTCTGGAAGCCCGTTCCAAGGCCATGCAGGACACGATTGACAGGCTCGGGGTCGCCCCGAAAGACCTCACGAGCGAGGTCGGAGAGTCACGCTACAAGAAACGCGGCGAGGAGACCAAGGCCAACCGTCGGGCTCGGGCAGCGATCAACGCTGACGTGAAAGACGGCGACAAGTTGGAGACGGCCCTGGAGATTTCTTCGGAGCAAATGATCCAGATCGTGGAGAAGGCCCGCCACGCGACCAAGAATACCCCGAACCACGACGATAAGATTCGGCAGGAGAGCTACGCCAAGGTGGTCTTCAAGGACGTGATGCCCTCCCCGCACAGCGACCCGCACGCCAGGATCGAGGACGAGGACGAGGACACGGTGCGGCGCCTGCGCGCGATGTTCCACCGGGTCATAGGGCGCCGCGTGAACACCTTGGAGGACTCTGGGTCGCAAGTCGACATTCCGGCTCTTATTGAGCGCCGGATGACCGGGGAGCCCCTTCCCGTCTTCCGCGTGGACAGCTTCGGCCGGGGCTTCAAGACCGTCGTCCTTGTGGACCGCTCCATCTCCATGAAAGGGAAGCGAACGGCGCAGGCCGAGAGAGCTTGCAGGATCATCTCTCGGGCGCTGGACTTCCCGTTCGTCGCGCGCACCGTTTGGGGCTTCCAATCGTGGAAGGACGGCGAGGTAGACATCACACGATTCAAGGCCGGGCAGGAGGTCTTCGAGTCGGAGGCAGCGGCAGTGGGCGGCCACACGCCCTTGCACACGGCTATCCGGGTCGCGCTCCGAGAGTTGGAGGACGGCACGGATAAGAAGCACCTGTTCGTCATCTCGGACGGCTTCCCTGTCTTCGCTCGGCGTGACGGCGCGCACTTCGGGACCCAGACGCTCATGGCGTTCGTCCGGAGCAACGTCATGACTGCTCGCTCGAAGGGCATCGGGGTCACTGGGGTGATGATCGGCCACGACATCAAACCCAAGGGGATGTCGTTCATGTTCGGATCGTCGAAGTTCTGGCGGATCATGGGGGAGGACTCCTTCGGCAACGACCTGGTGCAACTCGTCACCGGGGCGTTTGTTGAGTACCTCCGGACGAGGTGAACGTGGCGAAGAGGAAGCAGAAAGCTCCTCCCAAGAGGCGCCTGGTCTACGAGGGGCCTGTGGGCCGCTGTCCGTGCTGCGACAAGCCGACGGAGGTGAGACTAGGCGGGACCCTCGGAGACCCTGAGACGACGGGCTGGACGGTGCCTACGGATGTTCTGGAGGTGCTCTACAGGCAGGTCGCGGTTCGCACCCAAGAGAAGGCCGGGAAGCTGTACGTGACCGACCCGAGCGAGTACGACGCGACGCGACGGTCGAAGCTGTTTTTCGTGGATGGTGACGATGGCATCGCTGGCCCCTTCGGTCAGTTGGGCCTGAAGGTCTTTCTCGGAACTCACTTCGGTGAGGACCACACTGAGGACGTCCGCATTTATGTCGTCGCTACGACCCCCCGAGCCCTCGCCACCATCCGCGATTCCCCCTTCGCGCGGGAGCCCGACGAGCCCGACGACCTCGACGGGTCGGCTGACCTGTTCTAGGCTGGCGACCAATGGTCGCAAGAGAAGGAGGGGTAGGATGTCATCCTGGTTCAAAAAGCCGCTCAACATCGGCATCACCATTGGCGCGGCGCTGCTCACCGCTGCCGCAATCTTCCTGATCGTCTGGGGTGTGACGCACCACACTGAAGGTGAGATGCTGGAAGTGTGCTGGGCCGCTGACGGCTCGGCGCGTTATGTGGAAGGCTCGGAGAGAGACCATGGGGCATGTGAGGGGGCTCAAGAACTACGTTGGCCGCAGGAACAGATACCGCTCACCCTCGCGCCCGTGTCGTCTGAAGGGCAACCACTGGCAGCAGACGCGCCTGAAGTCCGGGTTCTCGGCCAGGCCGTTTCCGACCTCAATCGCCAAGTCGGCTTCGAGCTTTTCCGGATGGGAACCGGACTACAGCCCTCCGACGCGGAAGTTCGCTTTGGTGGAGCGTTTCCTTGCGGCGAAGGGGCCGCCACCCCACCCCCGGGGTACACCACCCACACGCGGTTGGGCGGCACCTCTACATACCGAGGTCACGTCTGGATACGGTCAGACGTGGGATCAGAGGACCGTCTACTATTTCTTGTCCTAGAGCACGAACTGCTACATCTCGCCGGGCTGGCCCACGACGACTTCACCATGTCGATCATGTTCCCTCTCACCCATGAGGAGTGGGAGACCGGCGTCATGACCACGGCGCATGTAACAGACCGGGATATCAGCAATCTTCAAGCACGGTATCGTCGGCAGTAGGTGATCTTGACTATTCACCTGCTAGGTGGTAAGGAGAGGACGAATGCAGGCTTTGAGAGGACTCAGCAAGGCGGACACCTTGCGGCTTGTGGGGATCGAGCAGTACGTCAAGACGGGCAAGCGCTCGGACGGTCTCCAGGTGACGGACGAGTGGGTGGACGAGTCGATGGCGTTCCTGGCCGGGAACATGCGACCGAAGCTGGAAGCGTGGGCCGAGATCGCAGACCAGTCCGACAAGGATGCTCTCGTCGCGCTAGCCGCTCGAAAGCTGTGCCGATTGTGGAAGCGAGGCGTGAACGGCGAGCAGCGTGAGGCCGCTTTCCGGGAGCTAAAGCAGCGCATCCTGGAGTCCGGCGAGCGCCTCTGAGTGGCAAGATCGTGCCTCTCTGTGTTATGTTCTGCGGCCGTGAGCAACGCTCTGCACACCGATCTTTCCCTGCATGTTGAATAGCGACGACTGATCCCGGTGTGCCGGGCTCAGGAAGGAGGTAGCCGATGGCTACGTGGCGAGGAGTGTCGAGCAAACTCAGGGGGGCGATGGTCATAGGAGCAATCCTCGTGGCCATTGCGGCTGGGGCGTCCGTGACCCCTTTTCTCGTGTCTTGCGAGGATACTGCGGAGGCTGGTCCGGACCTAGCACGACAGCGCCAACTGGCGAGGGAGGACCGGGTTCGGGAGGCGGCCGAGTTCCGCCAGCAATGGGAGCGACACGAGCAGGAGAGGGAGGCTTGTTGGGCTCAGGAGGAGGAGGAGTCACGCCAGCGGTCGGAAGCCCTGGAGGCGGAGTTTGCGAAGGCGCCCCCAAAGCGTGTCCGCCGTGTTCGCAGGTTCCGATGGGAGTCGCCCGCAGAGAGGCGGGGCGAGATCTGGAATGTACCTGTCGAGGAGAGTCACGAGGCCCTTCTGACAGCCCTGCTCCGAGTGTGCATAGCCGAGGCCGACGGCAACCCCCAGGACTGCACAGGCATCTGGCAGGTGGTCAAGAACAACCGCCGCCGGTCCTGCGACCGGGGGATGATCCGACGCATCACAGAGTGCGTAGAGGGCGAAGGGGAGACCTACCTCTCGGCCCTACGGCGGCACCAGCGTCACGTGCTCGGGATGATCAAGGCCCAGAACCAACGCGCGATCTGGGTCGGCAAACTCACCCCCAACTGTGAGATGCCCGAGGGGTACCCGAAATCCGGGAACCACTGGGATTCGCACTACGGCTCGAAAGCCTGCCCCCAAGCCGTGGCTGACGCTCGCCGGCTGCTTGCTGGGAAGTTGCCCGAGTCGAGGCCAGGTCACCGTGTCCAGTGGTTGCCGGGGCGGCCTATCACGTGGGGAGGTCGCTGTGAGAGCGGCAAGGCGGCCTGCGACGATCAAATCGCGTGTTCCCGGGGGCTGGTACGCCTCCAAGGGACCAACACCCTGAATGCGTTCTGGAGACGCCCCACCAGCCCAGAAGAGATCGACCCTGTCTGCTCTGAGATGGGGTACAAGGCTCCCAGCCCTCCTTCAGAAGTAGCAGAAACCGTGACCTCGATCGCGCCAGAAGATCCCTCCGACGAAAACTCTTGACCCTTCGCCCCTTGGAGGGCAGTATCGGTGGTCCTGATTCGGTGGCGGCCCAACTACCGGACGGGGATTTAGCAATGACTATAAACTTTCTATGTGATAGAGTCCGTTTCAGCGCGAGCCCACTAGGAATTCGGGTTCGAGGATTGGCGTTGGCGTAAGCCACGCCCAAAGGCGCTCCACGCGCCGACGTCACATCGTCATTGCGTCCTCGTCTCCGTTGGGCCTCCTAGTGGGCTCGTGCTTTTTTATGCGCGGGCCATGAGGGGGAGGTGGTCCGTGCTCTCTGATTTCTACTCCGCGCTCTACACCCACCCGGCTGCGCTCGACGCACTGCCCGTGATCGGTGTTGGCCCGAAGGTCGTCCTGGAGATCCTTCTACGTCACTCTCAGCCGACTGAGTTTGAAGGGGAGGAGGTGGAAGATGCGCGGGGGGTCTGAAAGCTACCTGATCAAGGACTCTGCCTTCTACCAGTCGAAGATGGCGGCGGCGCTCGGGGTAGACACCGTCGCCGTGTACGAAGAACTACGCGCTCACGTGTGGCGGTCGCGCTCCCGAGGCAACGGGAAGATGCGAGCCGAGGTCCGAAAGGGGCACCTCTCGGTCGGTATCCGTCGTCAGACCTTGGCCGACTCGACCGGCCTCTCTGTGAAGACCGTCCAGCGTCGCGTGAACCTGCTTCGAGAGATCGGTTGGGTTCGGTCTGAGAACGGTCAGCCCTTGGGTGGGGCTCTCGTCTACGAACTAGGCCACGTCATCCAAGGCGGCATGGAGGTCTTCTACGCGGATATGGACTGCCGGGAATTCTGTCTCTACTTGGAGGAGCTTGCAGACCGGACCGAAGAGCAGGTGTACAGCATCCCCGTGCTCGAACGGGTTCGGCTGGCGAAGGAGTGGGTCACGCGGAAGGACAGAGGTCTGTACCGAGCGAACGGGGGTGGGTCAGAGAGTCCCACCCCCTCGGTCACAGAGTCCCACCTACCCCCGGGGGGTGGGTCAGAGAGTCCCTCTGTAATAGATAACCCTTCGGGAGAGAGAATAGATAAGTCCGAGGAATATGTAGGGCGCTGCGCGCCAACACACTCGACCGGCCCCGAGCCAGAGCATTGGAATGACCCCGCCGGACAAGAACGTAGAAGAAGATCTCAAAAGAAGAAAAAAGATCAAGAAGGGAGTAGCGCTGAGTTTGCTATTGACTCTGCTCTTGACTCCAGGCAGGATGAGGATAGGTTCGCCCGCGCGGCGGAGGCGGGGACGATCGGCAAGACCAAGGCGGACCATCAACAAGCGGCCAAGGTCGAGAAGGTGACGGAGCGATTGACAGCGAAGCGCACAGAGCAGGTCCAGAAGGGTGACGCCGATGAGCAGCGAGTCCGGAACCTGAAGGGTGGGACCAAGTTCACCCACGCCGTGCTCAAAGCCTCACGTTGCGCGTGGGACCTCTACACGACTCTGACCAAGGACAGCTACCCCATGCTGCCAGTGGTGCGATGGAACGCCGAGGGTAACGCGAAGGCGCGCGGGCAGATGTACCGTCTCGTGGATATGTATGGTGGCGATGCGGTGGAGCAGACGCTACGCTTTGTGGTAGGCAATTGGGATTCGATCAATGTGCGCTTCTTCAAAAAGGGACCAGGAAGCGTCCCAAACTTCGCGCTGCTCCTCTCCATGCACGAGTCTCTGTTCCGAGAGGCCGCGATGTGGGGGGAGCATCGGGAGGTCATGGAGGAGTGGGAGGCGTGGCAGAGCGGTCACGAGGACGACGACGAGACGCCGCCCTCGGAGTTGCAGGGGCGGTATGAGACGGCGAGAACAGCGCTGGAGTCTCTTGGGCTCGGGAGTTGACGATGCCTGGAGGTCGGGATGATCGACACGGCGCAATTCAGGAGAAAGCTAGGTCGTGTGGACCTGGAGCGCATGAACCTGCCGGAAGACCTCTGGCTGGCGAAAGTGCAGAACGTCAGCGACGAGGCTCGCGAGAAGGTCGAGACCTACCTCCGCAACGTGGACGAAGCTATGGCTCACGGAGCCGGGCTTGTCATCCACGGGTCGACGGGTACAGGCAAGACAGCCATCGCCTCCCTCATTGCGAAGGAGGCCCGCTCGCGCGGGTATACGGCCCTGTTCGTTCGCCTCTGGGAGCTACGCGAGATGATCCGCTCCCGCATGAAGTACGACGACGACTCGTCCATGGCGCAGCGTGCCCGAGAGGTCGAAGTGCTTGTCCTAGACGATCTGCGTCAAGAGGACGCTGGCGAGAAGTTTTTCACGTTCTCCGAGATCAACGAATTGGTCCGGTACCGAGCGTCTCGGCGCCGCGTGACGCTCCTCACGACACGGCTCGACAAGGGCGCGCTCACTGGCCCGCCGATGAACTCGCTGTTGGATGTTTTGCTCTTGTTCAAGGTGTCCGGTCCGAACCTGCACGACAGCCGGAAGCAAGCAGTAAAAGAAGCGGTCCTCGGGACCTGAGACGTTAGGTGGGGGTAGGGCGTGGACCTTGACACGATCTTTGTCGCTAGTGCGCTGAAAGCGGGGCACAGCACCGTTCGTCTCGCTATCGAGAAGGGCGTCGATGAGGAGTGCCTTTCGGGGCAGGGTCTCACGGCCTGGAAGTGCGTTCTCGACTACCTGAAGCAGTACAGCGCCGTTCCGGACCCTGCGTTCGTGGAGGGCAAGACCGGCGTAAAACTCGACGATCCCCCACCCGGGACACCACCGGAGGTCTGGATAGACGAGGTTCTCAACCGCCGGCTCCACAACGCGATCGGGGACCAACTGCTAGCCATCACCAAGCACTTCGAGGCGCGGGACCCCCAGGCGGCCTATGCGGAGTACGAGGACGGCATCCGGGAGCTACGGAAGCTGGGGGTCGCCACGGCGAAGACCGTGAGCCTGCCGTCCCTCGGTCCGGAGTTCCTGGAGTACTACGACAAGATCAAGGCCGGCTACCGGGGCATCCTCACGCCGTGGCCGACGATCAATGAGTCAACCCTCGGCTTCTGGCCGGAAGATTTCGTTCTGTACGTCGCCCGCCTCGGGGTCGGCAAGACATGGGCTCTGGCAATCATCGCCGACCACGTATGGTCGGTCCAGAAGAAGCGAGTGCTCTTCGCCACGACCGAGATGTCCCAACTGTCGATCATTCGTCGCTGGCTCGCGATCCATTTCAGATACCCGTACAACGACCTCCGGAAGGGCTTGCTGAGTGCGTTCGCCGAGCAGAGGATGCGCGACGAACTCGTCACCTTGGCACAAGAGGAGGGGCTCTACATCATTGGAGGTGACTTCGACTTCAGGATCGAGAGCCTGGAAGCGGCGATCGAGGAGTGCGAGCCGGACGTGGTGTTCATGGACGGGGCATACCTTCTGAAGGTCAAGGGCGAGGGGCGTATCGAGAAGGCGGCCAACTCGTTCGACGAACTGAAGCGGGTGGCGAAGCGGAACCACCTTCCGCTCGTGGCCTCGACTCAGTTCAACCGCGAGGTGAAGGGGAACAATCTCTCGTCTGCCGGCCCTGAGAAGATCGCCCTGTCCGACGCGGCAGGCTGGAACGCCGACCTCATCTTCGGGCTCCTCCGGACGGACGACATGAAGCGGGACCGGAGGATGGTCCAGCTACCCCTGAAGTTCCGGGAGGGGGAAGGCGAGGAGATCGAGACCCACTGGGACTTCGATACCATGTGCTTCGATGAGCTACCCAAGGGCGCACAGGCGGCCGTAGCGGGCGCGGGAGGGGCTGGAGGGGCCGGAGGGCCTGGAGGCGGTCAGGGAGGCGCAGGAGGCGGCTCAGGCGGCTCAGGCGGCGGTTCTGGGTCTGATCCCGACCCCTACGGTTCTGGGCTCCTGTTCAAGGACGACGACAACACGAAGGACCAGGTGCCTTTCTGATATGCCTGCGAAGCAGATACCAGTCCTGGTCAAGCACTGCGCGCTCGCGATCTACAAGAGCGGCTACTGCACCGGAACCAAGGTCGAGCGCGTACAGGAGTCGCTGGACATTGCTGTCAGCCGACTCATCGAATACGGATTTCTATGGAAGAATTCTGGGAAGGTCACCCCGGAGAAGATCAAACTCAAGACCAAGGGGCAGAAGGCCGAGAACCGCCACCGACGGGAGAAGGGCGGCAGCGTCAAGACGCAAGCGTGGAATGCCCTGTACGTGCTGATCAAGGAAGAGGTTGAGGAGCCCGAGGGTTCGGGCGCCACGTCAGAGGATGCGGAGCCTGTGACGGAAGAGCCTCACGAGAGCCGGAAGCTACAAAGACGACGACGCCTGGCAAAGGTGGCTCGCTCCTCGGCGCGCAGGCAGCCGAAGAGGGTGAAGCGAGCCAAGCGGGCCAAGCGAAGGTGAGGACATGGACGTTGGCGAGATCCGGTATTTCCTGAGCGCGCTCAGGTGCCAGAAGATTTCTGTCGGGGCGAAGTGGGTGCGCTCGACGTGCCCTATGACCCACCTCCATAGCGGGGGTAAGGATCGGCAGCCGTCGTTTGCCATCTCGATCAACCCTGGGGACGAGAGCAATTGTCGGTGCCAGGCGTGTGGTATCTACGGAGGGCTCCTCCCGCTCGTGTGGCGCCTGAGCGTGGAGGGGCGACGACCCAAGCCCGACCTCTTCGACTATCTGGTCAAGCACAATAAGATCGACGTCGAGAAGTTCGATCTCGATCTCCCTGAGCCGGCCGCCAACGACCTCGAAGGACGGATACGCGCGGCTCGCAAGTACGCCGCCGGACCGACGCGCAAGAGTAAGTTCGTCCATCCGGACGACGAACCACAGGCCGAGGTTCCCGAGCACGTCCTGAAGAAGATGATCGAGGACATGCCGGACTACGTGCGGGAGTACCTGACACGGCAGGACGACCCGCTCATGGGCGTCAAGGGCCGGAGGCTCTCGGACCTGACTGTCGTGGAGTGGGAACTCGGCTGGCACAGCTTCAAGCACCGCATCGCCATTCCGATTCGCGATGAAGATGGCAAACTCGTCTCGATCAGTGGGCGTACCTTCGATGACAGCGTGTGTTCTTTCTGTGGGGCCTCCGTCGTGAAGAAGGAATGCACGCGGTGCGGGAAGTCCCCTCCTCCGAAGTACTTGCACAGCCCGTTCAAGCGGGACCGCGTTCTGTTCGGGGGGCACAAGCACGATTCCAGCATCCGGACTGGCTACCTTTTTGAGGGCTTTTTCCAGACGATCTACACCTGGCAGTGCGGCTACCAGAACACCCTTGCGCGCATGGGTACGCACCTGAGCCGGCAGCAGTCGGAGAAGCTGGTGCGCTGGTTCGATCACCTGGTCATCGTTCCGGATGCGGACAAGGCTGGGACGGAGGCTGCCGAGCGCGACCGGCTCGCCCTTCGAGACTTGGAATTCCCTGGGCGGCCGTTCGACCCTCCAGGCAAGGGTGGGAACACCTTCCGAATCGAACAGATCGACATCGTTGACCTACCTGGCAAGGGGGACATCGACGCTCGAAAACCCGAGGAAGTGCAGTCACTTCTAGGGCCACGAAATACCGCTTGACAATCGGATCGCTATTAGGTAGTTTTCGAGTTGCCGTGTAGGCAATTGATGGCCTTGGGCCAGGAGGAAGTAGCATGACTGTCCGGACGAATTCGGTCCAAACCTGCGACCGATGTGAGAAGCCTTTCAACGAAAAGCACCTGAAAGCGGCCGACGTCGTGCCGACTTTCAAACAGCATGGTCTCGTCGTCACGGAGACCAAGGGGACGAACAAGGACCCGGAGCCGAAGTTCACTGTGGTCATTTCCTTTGACGACATGTGCCCCGACTGCCAGAAGGCGATCGACAACCTGATCGCGAAGATGCGTTTGGACGGGAAGAAGAAGCGCGGCCCGGCGAAGAAGCGCGGCGAGAAGAAGCCCGAGGAGAAGAAGCCTCCGAAGACCCCGGAGTACTCCGAGAACCCGGAGGACGACCCAGCGAAGGCCGAGGGCGAGACCGTGAAGGAGACGGCAGAGAAGGTCGAGAAGGCCGCCGAAAAGGCGACCGAGACCGGAGAGCCGCAGGTTACGGCGGTGCAGGGTGAGGAGGAGCCCGAGAACCCGGAGGAGCCCCCAGCCGATGCGCCCGCCGAAAACTCCGAGCCCGAGGAACCAGAACTCGCGAATGAGCCAGGCGAGACCTCGGATGGGGACAACGGTGCGGAAGCGACTTCCGAGACCGATGACGGGCTCGTGGAAGACCCCTTGACGGGCGACAGGTACGACCCAGAGACGGGGGAGGTCAAGGTGCGGGGGAACAAGGGACAGAACGGGGAGAAGCACCCCTTCTAGGCCGGATGGCCACATAACGATCATGTAGATCGAGAGGAGAGAATCATGGGCGACGGATCATGGTACGACACTGGGTTTGAGGGGATCAGCGGCGAAGAGGCCGCACTCGACGCCGCGCAGGGACCGCACCGCTTGTGGATTCCCGGTGGGGCATCCAAGGACACCGTGTGGGTTGATGACGAGCCGGTTTGCGTGCACGAGCACAACCCCAAGATGAACGGCAACTACCGCAACTGGCTCACCTGTCAGCAGGGAGTTTACGACGAGGTGGTGTGCTGCCAGAAGCTCGGTCCGAGGGGCCGCTACTACGTCGGGTACCTCACGGCGGTGGACTGCTCCGAGTGGACGGATCAGCGTGGGAACAAGCACCAGTACGAGATGCGGCTGGTGCCGATGAAGCTGCGCTCCCTGAAGAAGTTCCGCCGGAAGAAGGAAGACCGGGGCTCGATGGTCGGGACGATGTGGAAGATGAACCGCGAGGACGACAACGCGGCGAGCATCGGCGACGACTGGGACTTCCAGCGCGATATCGACATGGAGAAGATGTTCGATTTCGTGAACTACCGTGGCACCAAGTTGTCCGAACTCTGGGAGCAGGCCGAGGCCGACCCGGAGGTCATGGCACGGGTCACGCGGACCTTCCAGGTCAAGCCGGATGAGGAGGGCAAACTCCCTCGTGTCGTCCCGGCGTTCAACTACATGGAGGTCTTGAAGCCGAAGACCCCGAAGGATCTGCGTCTGCTCCTCGGCGCCGTCCAAGAGGACGACGAAGACAACAAGCGAGGCGCGTCGGGTGGCGGGGGTGGCGGGGGTGGAGCCTCGAAGGAGGACAAGGTTCCGTTCTAAAAGGGTACTTGTAGTCTCGTCGGGAGGGCGCTAGTCTGGTTGCATGGAAGAGCAGAAAACATGCTTCAAGTGCGGCCGGGCGAGGCCCCTCGACGAGTTCTACCAGCACCCGGAGACGGCCGACGGACGTCTCAACAAGTGTAAGGAGTGCGCGAAGGCTGATGTTCGAGGCAACTACAGGAAGACTCGTAAGAAGCGGCAGGGGTACGAGCGGAAGCGCGAACAGTCCCCTGAGCGGCGAGCGAAGAAGCGGGAGTACGCCAGGAGAGCCCGGCAAGCTCACCCTGAGAAGTACAGGGCGAACACAGCCATCAACAATGCAATCCGAGACGGCAAGGTGGTGCGGGGGTCTTGTGAAGCGGAAGGGTGCGAACGACCGGCCGAGGCACATCATGAGGACTACTCGAAGCCCTTGGAGGTGCGGTGGCTTTGTCGGAAGCACCATCGAGCGGAGCATGGACAGGTAGCGGATTGACGGGCCTACGCCCCCGGGCCTTCCTCGGTTCGACCATCCGAGGAGAAGCAGGATGCTGTAGGGGGCACTTGATCGGGTTGGAGTCGAGGGCAGGGAACAGTGGTGGGGCAACCGCGCCATGGAGCGGCCACTCGGCCCCCCTGCTAGCGGCGATCAGTGGGCGACTCCTGCTGCGGGTCCGGGTGGAGGCGCAGCACCCCTAGCGACCATTGGTCGCAGGAGAATGATGGACGACACGACCCCCAAACTCCGATTCGTCCGGCTCTATCTGGGCAAGAGCAAGATGGATGTTGCTCTGGACGACCCGCTCTCGGAGAAGCCTCGACTGGTGAAATACAACTGGAAAGCCCTGGAGGCCAAGGACGTGCCTCCGGACATCTGGCACGAGGCTGTGCTCCGGGAGGTCCAGCACCAGCGGGGGTTGGAGCACAGGCGGCGGACGGGGCGAGCGTTGCCCGGGGAGTAGACCGTGGATGTGACAGTCACAGGGTGGGCGTGGTTGCCCAAGGCGGACCTGACGCCAGACCAGATCGTGAACATGGAGCGCATGCTCACGGTTCACCCGCAGAAGATCGGGGACTACCCGGGCGACGAGCCCCTGCCGATCCACCTGTATGCGAACGAGAGTGACCGCTTCGGCGTCCCCCGCGAGTTCTTTTTCAGCAATCGGCGTGCGACTCACAACATCGACCTCCAGGTCACAGAAGGATCTAAGGACTGGTGGCCGGCGGAGTTTGTCGGCCTCCTTCGGACGGAGCAGAAGACCGCTCTGAACGAGGTGGTGGCGATGTTCCGGGCCGGGCGGATGGGCGGGATCATCCAAGCCAAGCCGGGCTGGGGGAAGTGCCTGGGTATCGGAACTCCCGTGCTCATGTTCGATGGAGCGATAAAGCCTGTCGAGGACATTCAAGATGGCGATCTTCTCATGGGGCCGGACAGCCGACCCCGCCGCGTTTTGTCTACGACACGCGGCACCGGACCGCTATACGAGATCGTTCCGTTGCGTGGAGAGTCCTGGGTGTGCAACGACGCTCACATCTTGACTCTGGTTCACTCCCTGACAGGAGAAGTACAGGATATTGAGGTGGGGGAGTACCTGAAGCTATCGAAGACGGAGCGGCATTACCTCAAGCAGTTTGCTCCGGAGCAAGGGGTCGACTTTCTCTCAGCCGAGCCACTTCTGCTGGACCCGTACTTTTTGGGGGTGTGGTTCGGGGACGGTACGAAGGGTGCGGACGAGGGGGTCTTGAGGAAGGTAGCGGTCACTAAGCGGGACGAAGAGATCAAGAAGCTGTGCGAGGATGTGGCGTCGAGGTACGGTCTCCATGTCCGCGTGGAAACTTCTGGAGGTACGCGGTGCCCTACCTACCATCTCACAACTGGCAGGACGGGAGGAGGCCGGAACGCGCTTCTCGATCTTTTGCGTCGTGTCGTGGGGGACGCATCTGAGGTCCCTCGTCAGTATCTCACCGCGTCCAGGTCGGATCGAAGGGCACTGCTCGCGGGTTTTTTGGACTCGGACGGCCACCTCAATAACGGTTATTTCGACATCGTGCAGAAGCGGCGCTCTTATGCGGAGGCCGTCATGTTCCTCGCCCGATCTCTTGGGTTTCGGGCGAGGGTGTCGGAGAAAATTGTACACGGGGAGGTCTACTGGCGCATGGGTCTGTCCGGCGATTTCTCTACACTTCCCCTGCGTGTGTCCCGAAAGAAGGCCCCTCCCCGGCGACAGAAAAAGGTGCCTACTCGGACAGGGTTCGATGTTCGTTTTGCGGGGACCGGGGCGTATGCGGGGTTTACGTTGGACGGGGACGGGCGGTTCCTCCTCGGAGATTTCACCGTGACTCACAACACGGTCGTGGCGCTGGCTATCGCTGCCGAGCTAGGTGTGCCTACCCTCGTCGTAGTCCACAAGGAATTTCTGATGGACCAGTGGACGGAGCGGATCGAGAAGTTCCTTCCGGCGGCGAAGATAGGTCGCGTCCAGCAAGACACCTGCGACTTCCGGGGCAAGACTGTGGTCATGGGCATGGTTCACTCCCTTGGAGGAGAGCAGCCCTACCCTGAAGACCTGTGGGAGTGGCCGGGTTTGGTCATCGTGGACGAGGTGCACCGTATCGGAGCCCGCACGTGGGCTCCTGTTCCTCCGAGGTTCCAAGCCAAGTACCGCCTCGGATTCACGGCGACGCCCCGGCGCAAGGATGGCGCCGACGACGTGTTCTGGCAGCACATCGGTCCGATTATCTTCGCGGGGAAAGAGGAGCGATTGAAGCCCGTCGTCAAGCGAGTGTGGACCAAGTTCAAACTCGTGAAGACGGACCGCTTCAATCCGAATCTGGCCCCGAAGGCGCTCATCACTCGGTTCCTGGTCAAGAGCCGCTACCGCAACGATCTGATCGCGGAGCAACTCGTCTCAGCCTTGGAGGCGGGGAGGAAGATCCTTGTGCTGAGTGAGCGCTTGCAGCACCTACAGGACATGGAGTCGCAGCTTCGGAATATGTGGCCAGCGGTGGCCGGAGACGTTTCGATCGGTCAGTACGTCGGAGGTCGAACCAAGGTCCAACTCGAACGGTCGGCGCAGGCTAAGGTCATCTTCGCCACGTCTCAGTACGCGGCCGAGGGTCTGGACATCCCGGCGCTGGACACGCTGTTCCTGACCACGCCAATGAGCGACGTGGAGCAGGCGGTGGGTCGTATTCAGAGGCCGCACCCGGACAAGAAAGATCCTATCGTGGTGGACTTCCGCGATGACTCGATTCCTATGTTCGAGGCGATGGGTAGGAAACGAGAGAAGTTCTACACGAGGATAGCTTGACAATCGGGGCCTATTTGGTAGAGGTAGGGGGATGCCCAGAGCCCCGAAAGCTCAGGACTACTTCCAGAAGTGGTATGACGACAATCGAGACGATCTGAATGAGCGTCGGCGTGAGAAGTACGCTAGTGACCCTATGTACCGAGCGAAGGTGCAGAAGTGGAACCGGGACGCCAGGGCACGCCGCCGGAAGGACGTCGAGAAAGAGGGGCTCCGAGCGAAGCGGGCTGTGAAGATGCAGACATCCGGGGCATGGAAGACGGTGCAGGTCGAGGTGGATGGCGTCATGGTACGCATGTTCACCATTGGGGCTCTTGCTCGTGCTATCGGAAAAGGCATCTCTACCATCCGCGTCTGGGAGCGCAACGGCACGCTCCCCCAGACCCCCTACAGGTCAAAGAAGGGGGACAGGCTCTACACCCTGGAGATGGTTGAGTCGATTCAGGTTGCGCTTCGCAAGGCAGGAAAACTCGAAATCGGTGCGCTGAAAGAGAAGAAGCGTCCGACCTACGTGGAGAAGGATGTCCGGTTCAAACGGCTAAAGACGCCGATCCGGATGAGGCTCTACAAGATCGGAACGCTCGCCAAGGCTGTGAACAGGACGGTGGTGGCTCTCACGCAGATGGAGAAGCGTGAGGTGCTGCCCAAAACACCGCTCGTGTCGTCCTCCCTGTCGTACCGACTCTATACGCTCGACATGATCGAGGTCGTGCAAGGGGCGTTCGACAGGAGGGGAGGAGCGATCCGAGGGCAGTCCGAGTGGGAAGATTTCTACGACGAGATCGTGGATGGATGGACGAGGTTAGGAGTCATGGACGCGAGGTTGGAAGAATGAAAACGAGTCCAGTCGAGGATGCTCACCCGACCCTTGAAAAGCAGGTCGAGGCGGACATGGAGCAGGTCGAGGAGGCCCTGACGGAGACGGTGGAGCCGGGAGGCATCGTCGCCATGAAGCCCATCGTGATGCGAGTGCGCCGGCAGTACAAGGAGAGCGGTGACCTCGTGATCGACCCTGAAGAGGCGGTGGAGGAGATCCTGGTGCAGGACTTCCACACGGACCCCGCTCACGCGGGTCTGCGTGTGAACCACACGCTCAACCTCGGCAACTTCTGGTCTCTGTCGGTGCAGGTCTCGCTCGACGTACCGTGCTACCGCGAGGAGTACGCCGAGGCTCTGGAGTTTGTGGCCAAGACGGTCGGTGAGCGACTGGCCACGGAGATCGAGACCGGCCAGGAACGTGCTGCCGAGCTACGCAAATCCAAGGGCTCCGGGAAGCATCTGTTTTAGGGGGACTCATGGCGAAGTCGAAAGAGGACCGATTCAAAGCGCTTATGGCGAGCGAGTTGATCGCCAAGATCAAGAAGAAGCACGGCAAGAACATCCTCACGCCGGCCGACGAGTTCCGGATCAAGAAGATCCCGCGCATCCCCACTGGCATCTTTTTCTATGACTACGCCCTCGGGGGCGGGGGTTTCCCCGGGGGGCGGACGAACATCGTCTGGGGGCACAAGAGCACCGGCAAGACGGTTATCTGCCTGCGAGCCATGGGCAATGCTCAGAAGCTATGTGCCAATTGCTACACGTTCCCGGACGAGGAGACGGGGGAGTGCCAGTGCGGGAAGTTCCGCGAGACCATCTGTTGCTTCCTCGATGTCGAGGGTTCGTGGGATCACGAGTGGGCCAGGCTACACGGGGTGAACCCTGACCGGGTGCTTCTGTCCGTTCCCGAGTACGCAGAGCAAACTCTGGACATCGCCGAGGCGCTGCTTCGGTCGGGTGACGTGGACTTTCTTGTCATCGACTCGTTGGCTTTCCTCACGCCCGCGAAGGAGATCGAGGAGAGTGCCGGCAAGGCTCTCCAGGCGGAGCAGGCGCGTGTTCTCGGCCGAGGCATCCGCAAGTTCGGCGCGGCTCTAAACCACATGGGCAACGTCACCGGGCGCCGACCCACCTTGCTCTTCACGAACCAGATTCGGATGAAGGTCGGGCTGCTCTTTGGCAATCCAGAGACGCAACCGGGCGGCTACGCTCCGGGCTTCTCTGCGACGACCGAGACCAAGACCTACGGCGGCAAGTACGTGATGGACGAGGTGACCGGGCGACCCCTTCACGTGGATATGTCGTTCCGGGTCGAGAAGAACAAGTCGTCCGGGGCGAAGATCGAAGGGGAGTGGCGGCTCATGCTGGCCGACACGACCATCAAAAAGAAGGGCGAGGTCTACGAGGAGCCCCCTATGGTTGACATGGGGATCAAGATCGGGCTCGTCGAGAAGTCTGGGAACGGTTGGACATGCCTCGGAGAGAAGTACAAGTCGAAATCTCTTCTGGTCACAGCGATGGTGGAGAACGCGGCCCTGAAGAAGCAGTTCGGGGAGACGCTGATGGGCGTGTTGACGGCGGCGTAGACGGCCCCAGACCCAAGGCGTTCGATGCCAACTATGACCGGGCGAAGAAGTCCTCTCGGGAAGAGAAGAAGGTCGCCAAGCGACTTGGAGGGCGCACCCACGCCCGCTCTGGTGGGCTCCCTTGGTCGAAGAGCGACCCCACCACGGTCTGCGGGGACATCACCACCCCCGACCTCCATATAGAGCACAAGCGGATTGAGCCCAACACCAAGTCGATCGGTGTCAAGCGCGACTGGCTTCGGAAGGTCACGGTCGGGGCCAAGCGTCGGATGAAGATCCCGGCGATGGTGTTCCACTACGAGGGGGCGTCAGGCTATGCCGAGGACTGGCTCATGTTGCCGATGGACGTGGCCGAGCGGTTGTTGGCCATGATGCGAGAGGGTGACGAGTGACTGGCAAGCCGATGCTCCTAAAAGACCTCGAACGCATGCGGCCGTATCTCCATGTGTCAGCCTTCGATCGTGTGCGAGTGATCATAGGAAGAGGGGACCGCAATCTCCAACTGGACCTGGAGTGCGTCGCCTGTGAAGACCTGCTAGAATGGGACGCCTCTAAGGGCTGGTGGGTCTGTCCAGGCTGCCAGCAAGAGACGACGGACCGGGAGGGCGCCGACCTGCTCCGGGCCTGCTACAAAGGGCTCGGAGAGGTGCTAGGCGAGACGGATGACGAGGTGGCTCACACCTGCGAGCCAAAGGACGCTGGAAGGGGTATAGGACGATGGGTACGGAGGCTCACGGGGATCTCAAGCCGCTGATTCGTAGCTCCATTCCGGAAGAGCGAGAGAAGCCGCCACTAACCGAGGACTCGTGGATCAGAGTCTCCGGTCTCGCAATGATGTGTGCTCGGGAGGAGGTGCTCGCTGTCCGGGGCGAGATCATCCGAGCCGACAACGTGGGTGCCGACCTCATGCTCATCTTCGAGCACGGTAATGGGCTCCACTGGGACCTCCAGAACCGCATCCTGCCGCAGACGAAAACTCTGTTCGGGCGCTGGCTCTGCGCGGTGTGCGGAACCCACCACGGAGGTCGGTCGCTATGGGGCGAGCCTGACCCCGAGGAGACGTACCCGATCTTTCCGGACGAGCCCGAAAGGGACCACACGTTCGAGGATTCTCAGATACTCCGCCCCGAGGTGTGTCCGAAGTGTGGGAGCGTCCTCACGTCCGACAACAGCATCTTCGAGGAGCAGTGGATCAAGGACCCGGAGTACCGCCTAGCGGGCCACCCAGATGGCTTTCTGCGCTTGGAAGGCATGCCAGGGCTTGGGGTCCTAGAGGTCAAGTCGATCAGCCCACGAGGGGCCTACGAGGTCCGCACCTGCGCGAAGCTGGACCATGTGACGCAGGCGCAATGCTACATGTGGATGACCGGCTGCCAGTGGGGCAAGGTGCTCTACTGGGACAAGGGTACGGGCGGTATGAAGGGCCTGATCGAGCACACGGTCGAGTACGACGAGGACCACGTGGAGGCCATGCAGAACCTCGTTCGTGACATCTGGACCGGCGTCAAGGACGAGACCAGCAAACTCCCCGAGCGCATCTGCGCGTCTTCGGACTGCAAGCGGGCGGACCTCTGTGCCTGCGTCGAGCCTTGTTTCGAGGCCGACTGATGGGGCACGACACGATCATCGACGACCCTGCATTCCTCCAGGTCGCCTCTCCCAAGTTCGTCTTCCTCGATCCAAAGGTGCTCCGTCCCCTCCCCCAGTCGCTCTGGAACATCTCATGCGAGGAGTGCGACAAGCGCCAGTCGGTCTGGGAACATTTCCCACCGGAACTTCCTTCTGGGGTTCGGAAGGGTACCCCCGTGTGCTCCCTGTGCTGGCTCTATGAGTCGGCGTGGGGGAAGGAGAACCGGGAGGCTGTCGACTGCATGATTCGCGCCGTGGAGGTCCAGAAGGAAGAGATCTTCCGCAAGGCGGGCGACGGCTGTCTCTGGTCCTGTAGGGATGCAGATCGTATCCTCGGAGCGATCGGTGTGACGTCAAGGATTGCAGAGCACCATGCACGAATGGCGATGTTCGGGGGAGACGATGGATCGTGAAGTTTACATTCTTGGGTTGGACCCCGGGTTTGCATCGTTTGGTTTCGGGATCGTGCGGCTATCCTCCTCGTCTGAGAAGGTGATGACGACTGATGTCATCCGCACTCAGAAGTCCGAGAAGAAGAAGGGCGTCAAGGCTGCCGACGACAATTTTCACAGAGGTCAGGCTATCTCGGCTGTGCTCCATGAAACCGTGAAGGAGTGGAAGCCTATGGCCATTGCAGCGGAGGCTGCATCGTGGCCCCGGAACGCCGGAGCCGCTACGAAAGTTGCCCTGTCGTGGGGCATCATTATCGACCTCTGCTACATCTACCAGTTGCCGATGGTCCAGGCGAGCCCGCAGGAGATCAAGAAAGCTCTCTGCAACAACAAGTCGGCTACGAAAGAGGACGTCCGGCGTGTCCTAGAGGCTCGCTACCCGTGCCAGTTCGACGGGTTCAAGGCACGCTTCCCGGCCAGGAAGCCTCCCCAGCCCAACGGTCAGTGGGAGCACGGCTTCGATGCGGTAGGCGCCGTGGTCACATGTCTGGACAGCGACGTCATCCGCATGGCAAGAGGGATGGCATCATGCGAGGAATAAACAAGGTGATCGTCTCGGGCAACGTGTCTCGCGAGATCAACTATGGCACCCTGCCGGACGATTCGCCGGTCCTATCGTTCACGATGGCGTCGGACCGCGCTGCCAACGGTGCCACCATCACGGCATGGGCGAAGATCAACGTCTACATCGACATCCTGGTTGAGCAGTGTCGCACGCATCTCTTTTGCGGGGGGTATGTCATCGTGGAGGGCGAACTCATGAACCGTGAGGGGCGCCATGGAAAACTCATGGAGGTGCGAGCGAAGGAGATCATCTTCGTGAAGGAGGGTAGGAAGTGAGCAACGTGGCGGCGATTGCGGAACTTCCGGGATCGGAAGCGTGGGGCGCGAAGATACGAAAGCGAGCGCGAGCACTGGTCAAGACCATCGACCAGGGCTATATGGAGTTGGCGGAGATCCTCCATACTGTCTGGGCCACCCCGATCAACAACGAGTCCCACAATGCCTGCGTCACCGTGGCGTGGGGTTACGAGAGCTACGTCCAGTGGGGCGAGGAGGAGCTAGGTCTCCACAAGCGCAAGATCGAGCGCTTGAAGGCCATATGGCACCACTTCCACATCACGCTGGGCGGAAAACTCGATCGCCCGACTCGGAAGAAGATCATCGCGCTCGGATGGACTAAGGTCCGAGAGTTGATCCGCGTCATTGACGCGGATAACGCGGAGAAGTGGGTCGAAGTGGCAGAGCACCTGAACTACGACGAGTTGTGTGAGGCCATCCGTCGCGCGCTGGAAGCCCGAGAGAAGCACGACCAGGCGAGGGCGGTGGGCACCGCCGACGACGAGGACGACGACGAGTTCAAGGGGGCTCCCCCACCGGACGACGCGGACCGCTTCAAAAAGATGTGGTTCAACCTCACGCCCGAGCAGAAGGCCAACATCGAGATGGCCATCGGGCGCGCGAAGCAACTGGCAAACTCGGACAGGCCGGGGCACTGTCTGGACCTCATCTGTACCGACTTCCTGAGCACGAACGACTTCCGGAAGGCCGACGACCCCAACAGACACCTTATCTTCCTCGCCAAGTTCGAGCGACTGCTGGGCAAGAGACTCGTCGTGATCGACGCGGCGACGTGGGTGATCGAGTACGGCATGGATGCCCTGTCGAGGGCTGCCGAGGTCTTGGAGGCGAACGATGAGTGATCTGAATCTGGTGCTACCCATAACCCCAGACAACCTGCACACCGAGTTGGAGCACATCGAGGCGACCGTCAAGAAGTGGCGGGAGTACATTGGCCAGGGCATTGTCGGGATCGACAAGCCGGCTCCGGACTCTGACGAGAAGCTGGACGCCTTCCTCCGGCAGTTTACCGGCGAGATGTTCTTTGTCGCTGGCAAGTGCCAGAACATGGCTGTCGTGCTGTCCGAGCGATGACCCATAAGAAGAAGCTAGAAGGCAGAACGATCTTTGAGATGCTGGACCCGACCCTTCTGGACAACAACCCTTGGAATCCGAACACGCTGGATCAGGACGACTTCAATCGGCTTGTGAGCGAGATCGAGGACGTAGGATTTATAGCTCCTGTGCAGGTCATCCCAGTCGATGGTGGGAGGTATCGGATCATCGGAGGAGAGCACCGCGTCGCGGCGGCTGTGGACCTACGTCTTCCTTCTATTCCGGCCATGGTGCTCGATGGACCACGCTGGAAGGATGAAGACCTCCAGAAGCTCGTCACGGTGCGCCTGAATGTCCTGAGAGGGAAGCTCAACCCGGACAAGATGGCGCTGCTCTATCACCAGATGGCGAAGAGGTACGGAGAGGACGCTCTCCAGAGCCTCTTCGCCTACACGGACACGCACGGCTGGGACAAGTTGGTCAGCGGGATCAAGCAGGGCCTCTCGAAGGCGGCGCTGCCGAAGGACAAGCAGAAGGAGTTTGCTGAGAAGGCGAAGGAAGCCAAGACCCTGAAAGACCTCGAACGCATCCTCAACGAACTGTGGTCGAGCTACGGGGACACGGTGCAGCTATCCTTCATGGTCTTCACCTACGGCAAGCGGGAGCACTTCTACATCGCCATGGATAAGAAGACCCGGGAGGCGGTCAGGCGCATCGGAGACCACTGCAAGGGCCACGCGAAAGACATCAACACCGTCCTCGGTCCGGCACTCCAAGCGCTCGCTGACGTCCTCGACAAGAGCGAGTCGAAGAAGACCTCCAAGGCGAAGCCCCAGCAAGATGACGTCGGCTTCTGACCTGTGGTACTCCTAAACTCGGCCGAGAGATCGGTAGGGGTAGACGACCATGGGCATGTTGAGCGAGGCCATTCCGCACACTTCAGGGCTCCTCGTAGAGGCCCCGAAGGCGCCGAACCCGGAGAAGTTCGTTCCGGTGTTCTCGTGGACCATGAAGCGTGTCTGGGTGTGGGTGAAGAAGGGCGGCAAGGTCTTTGGCCCCACAGAGATCCCTCACGGCCAGGTCAAGAAGTACAAGGGAAAGCTCGGGTGGCTCCCGACAAAGACTGAGTACGTAGCGCTCTTGGACCCGAGCGCCTACACCGGCCCAGACGACCTGTACCCCCCGGGCTGGAAGTACGGGGATTCACTGGACACGTCCACGTTCGTGGGCAAGCCTGTGGACATTCCGATCCTGGCGAAATTTGAACCGCTGGTGAAGCCCAAGGCGAAGAAGAAGGCCCCGAAGCTACCACCTGAGTTCACCCTCACGGGCAAAAAGGACCCCCATGGATTCCCCACGGTCGACGACGACACCTCCGGAGATGTGTTTTCGATCCTCCCTGACGGACGTGTCATGGAGTTCGACCCTGACGACGGGCTCTACTACGAGGTGAAGAAGGAGGGAGCCACCTGGTTCACTCAGGCCGCCCCCACCTACTCGCCCGCCGACCTGAAGCCGGGGCCAGCCATAAAGCCAAAGGCGAAGCCGCAGCCGATGGAGCCTCCGGAGGACTTCGAGCTACCTCCGAACTACACGATCAAGAAAGTCACGCCGTCGCATGTGGTCGCCATAACGCCGGACGGCACGGACGTGAAGTGGATCAAGGTCACGAACCATTGGGTCCACGCTGACGACCCCACAAAGGACCACGAGCCCCTTCAGTCCGCGACTCTCAAGACCAAGACCAAGACCAAGGCCAAGGCCAAATCCAAGGCCCAGTCAAAGAACCCGTTCAAGGTCACCACGAAGAAGAAGCCCGGGGCGCCGTCGAAGAAGTACAGCACCAAGAAGGGCAAGCCCTCCACGAAAGCTCCGGAGCAGGAGAAGGTCGTTGCGCCTCACGCCGAACTGGCGCCTCACCTCACCAAGTACACGGGTCAGGTCGATGTGAACGGCCTCCCGCTCGTGGACGAAGTGATGGAGGTGGCTTCCGACGATGAGCAGGTGGCGAAGGGCCTGACGCTCATGCCGGACGACCGTGTGGCCCGATGGCGCCCGGACAGTGGCGTCTACCTGCTCTACGACTACGATCCCTACTACGGGTTTATGTTCTCGAAGTCGGGGGAGACCGTCTCCCCGGACGAGGCCAAGAAACTCATGACGGTCTTGTCCCTGACGGTCAAGAACGGCCGCTATCACCAGTTCCAGAACGTGGGGGCGGACAAGGCCCAGCCGTCCACCTACAGCGTGCCCTTGCCGAACGACTGCAAGTCGATCTCGCAGAAGGACACGAACGGCCTTCCCATGGTGGAGTCGATCCCAACCGACGATATGGACGACAACCACAAGTTGACGCTCCTCCCCGACAGCCGCCTGGCCAGGTGGGACCCGCTGTCGATTCAGTACCTCGTGTGGGAATGGAGGGACATCCTCGGGGACTACAACTACTACCCGACCCACCCGACCGTGTACGTCACCTTGAAGGAGGTCAAGAAACTCCAGGCTCAGGTGCCCTCTGTGCCCGTCAGCACCCCCGTGGAGCCTCCGGAGTGGAAGCCCAAGGCGAAGCCCAAGGCGAAGCCCAAGGCGAAGCCTACGGGCGCCCTGGAGCCCGCAAACGCCAAGGACCCCAGGGGCTACCCTGTCGGGCTGTACAAGGGCAGCACGTATGCCATTCTGCCGGACGGCAAGGTCGGCGTCTGGTCCAAAGCGAACGGCGCCTACGTGCTCCACCAGTATGACGCGCTCGGGGACAGCTACTACAACTCGGGCTACATGTGGACTCCCCCGGGGATGCACCAAGCCCTGGCCCCGGACCACGGTACTTTCAGTGCTACCTTGGCCCATGTCGTGGACCACGACGGGAAGTCGGTCCTGGTGCTCCCGAACGGGAAGTTTGCCGAGCACAAGTACATCGACGGCAAGTCCAAGATCGTCATCTACAAGGCCGACCCGGCGCAGGGGAAGAAGTTCGTTCCGACCGGAGAGATACTCGACCCATCGGACCTGAAGGACGTGATAGGGGAGCCTGACTACAAGACCCTGAAGCCCACGGGTGAGGTGGATGACAACGGCCTCCCAACCTACAAGGTTGTGCAGGGAGACTCCAAGCACCTGAAGCCCTTGGCGATGCTCCCGAACGGCTCCATGGCGGCGTGGAACCCCAAGGCGAAGACATACCGCCTGATGGAGTTTGACCCGCAGTTCGCGGTGTGGGAATTGTCCTTCCCGAAGGAGACATTCGATCTCAGCGACATCGACGCGATGTATCTGAAGTCCGGGGTCACCCCGATATCTGAGCCGCCGGCCCCCGCGAAGGCGATGACCCCTCTGGTGCCGGCGAAGGCAGTGAAGTCGGACGAGCCCGAGGCACCAAAGAAGCCCCCGAAGATGCCGGCAGCGGCGGCGTTCGTCACTCCGCAGGCCGACCTCCCCGACCCCGACACGCTGGAGGACATCGGGTCGGCCGGGATGAAGGGTGCCGGAGCCAAGACGCGACTCAAGGACCCGGACACAGGCAAGCTCTATCTGTTCAAGCCGTCGATACCGAAGAGCGGCCCGAAGAAGACGCAGGCGTTCCGCGCCAAGTCGCAGGAGGGTTTCGCCGCCGTGGCGGCCGTAGCTCGCCCGGATGCCTATGTCCCTGTCGAGACGGTGAAGTACAAGGGGCAACTCGGGACGCTCCAACCGATGTTGGACCTGGACCCGAATCAGGAAGACCTCGCGGGCGTGGCGCCCGAGGAGTTGACGGAGCAGCAGAAGCAGGACGTCGCCGAAGAGCACCTGCTCGATTGGCTCATGTCCCAGCACGATTCCTTCGCCGCAAACTTCGTCATCACGAAGGAGGGCCGCGTCGTCGGGATCGACAAGGAACAGGGCTGGAAGTACGTCGGTCACAAGTCCCACCCCGACGAGTTGAGTACGGAGTACCGACCCAACAGCGACCTCTACGGCGAGCAGGAGCCCTACTACAACAAGTTCTGGCGGGCGTTCGGCGGCGGCACGATGGACTTCGATCCGAAGTCCATGAACAGCGCCCTCAAAAAGCTGGAACAGATGCCCGTCGAGACCTTGACCAAGGCCCTGGAGGGGTACGCGGCCACGAACAAAAAGATGCTCGGAGCGGACAAGGAATACGAGCGCTACGCTTTCGTGAAGAAGATGGTCTCTCGCCGGGCGACGCTGCGTCGGGACTTCGAGGAGTTCATCACGGAGAAGTACGTGAAGCGCGAGGGCGAGACCGGGAAGTTTACGTTCGCGGCGGGGTGGGTGAGCGACGCCTCGGAGGCGGCCGGGCCGCAGTCCACATTCCAGGAGGTCTCGGACACCCTCCGAGGGCTCATCCTGAAGCATCTCGGCTCGAACGCCCTGAAGCCGCACAAGTCGGACCCGGACCTCACGGTCGTGCGTGTCCAGAATATGGAGCCGATCACAAAGGTCACGGAGTACCTCCAAGAACTAGGTGTCGAGGTGGTGGGAGAGCCGAAGATGGGCTCGAACTACAACATGGTGTTCGTGAAGAGCGGTGACCTCGACAAGACGATCACCAAGACGATCGAGATCAAGTCCGAACCAGGGCAGAAGTACCAGGACTTCAAGGGCTCCCCGACGTACCAGTCTGAGGCGTTCGCGCCCCAAGAGGCTCCTGCCAACATCGACGAGATCATCACGGTCGAGCAGGACCACCTGGGCCACGTCGGGAAGCAGTTCACCCTGGACGGCAAGGCTGTGGAAGGGCAGTCAGCTAGCATTCAGAGGGTCATCCTCACGAACGGGAAGAAGGCCCACGTCGTCCACTTCAAACTCCGGAAGCCCTACTGGAAGGACATCACCGGGGGCGAGCCTGGCGAGTACAAGTGGCACCTCGGCGCCTACGACGAGGGCGAGGACGCGGTGCGTTACTCGTCGAGCGGGGGGCACTCTGAGAAGGCGCTCGTCTTCAAGGGGCCGAAAGGTTCGGAGATGTTCGTGCTCGGGCCGAAGGTGGACCACTCACACTACGGCAACAAAGCCAGTTACTCCTTCCAGGGGTCGGTGTACGCGATCATCCCTGAAGGGGCTGGGAAGGTGAAGACGGTTCTGAAGAAGCTGCTCGATGAGATCGGACTCGCGAAGGAGGTTCTGAAGAAGCCGAGCAAGTCGGACGTCGAACTGTTCCATCTATCGCAGGCGCTCTGGTCGGTCTCCCCGAAGGTCCACGACAAACTCATCGAGGATGACGTTGAGTTGACGATCCCCCTTCTGAAGAAGAAGCTGAAGGGCAAGTTGAAGAAGGACGAGATCGAGGCCATTCGCACAGTCCAAGGCCCACTCGGAAGGGCGTCGGCGATCATCCCAGGTCGGTGGAAGACGCTCGGAGGCGGGACCGAGGACGACCCGGTGGTCCGGTTCCCGTTCTGGCAGGTGGACAACCCTAGCAAGGTGGCCAACATACTCAAGACCGGAGGCGTAGGCGCTCACGAGCGGATGCGGATGGGGCTTGGTACTGGGGGCTCGTCGGTCCACTCCGACATGGAGACCGGCGGCTCGGACAACGTGACCACGCGGATCGCGATGAAGGACCACTACGGCTCGATGGACCAGGGAAATGTCCAGGGCGCTATCAAACTCGTCATCGCACCGGAACTCCTGGACCGGCTTGACGTTCACCTTGCGCGGGGGGACTCCTACGGGGCCACCAAGCCTGGGCATTCGTCGTTCTACGACAACCGGAAGGGGCTGAGCAGCGCGGTCAAGGCGGAGAACGCAAGCAAGCACTCGAACACGGAACTGGTCTTGCGGCGTGGGTTCCCGGCCTCCATGATCAAGCGCATTGCGACGGGGGGCGAGAGCACGCGGAAGAAGGTTCTGGCAGCCCTGGATAACGCCGGCATCACCGAGCACAATGGGGTGCCCATCGAGGATTTCGTGGTCGTTGAAACGGATCAGAAGGCTATGTACACCAAGTACCTGAAGCCGCTGGGGTACTGACATGTCACTGGACTTCAACACCGTCTACAAACTCAGGCTCGGGAGCGACCCGGCTCACCCCGAGATCGTCATGGCTCCTGTGCCGCTCCCTGCGGGGAAGGGGTGGTGGGTCCGTCGCACCTCTCCAGACCATCCGGAACGCATCCTCCGAGGCGACACGTTCGAGGGGGAGGGTGGGAAGGTCGTCGTGGTGACTAAGGACGGCCCAGCCACCTTCGAGCCTCTGACGCTGGACCTGTGGAAGGGGATGAACCCTTCCGATTCCTCCCACCTGCCGTTCGACTCGGATGGCGATTTGCAGGAGTTTTACTGGCACGATTGGATGACGGCCTCGGAGGAGACCGGGGTGGGGGACATCGACTCGATCTCCAAGGCCCTCGCCATTCAGTACGGGGCTGAGATACAGGAGGGCCGTAAAGCCAAGCCTGGCGAGGTCCACCAGTGGAGCGACGGCTCCTACCTGAAGCTGCGCGATGGCACCTGGCAGAAGATACCCGGCACGGAGCCCGCCGCCGAGGGCGCGGAGATAATGGCCGAGACGATCACGCGACTGAATGGGATGGTCGGAAGCGGCGAGTTGGCTCCCGGGATGGACATTCAGGACCACATCGACCAGGCCCGTGGCGTCGTGGACGCGCATAGGAAGGGTGTGGTCGCGTTCGGCGCGAAGCTGGAGGAGATGGCCGGGGGTGGCGCGAATGTCCAGGGCCGGGTGAAAACTCTCGGCTCGGTCCTCGGGAAGATCGCTACCAAGCCGCACTGGTTCAAAAAGGCGGATGACGTGCAGGACGGCACAGGCTACCGGATCATCCACGACAGCCTAGACGACGTGACGCGCTCCGTCGGGAAGATCAAGAAACAGTTCAAGGTGAAGGCGGAGCGGGACTACATCTCGAACCCGCAGGGCAGCTACCGATCGCACCACCTGATCGTGGAGGACGAAGACGGCCTGGAGAAAGAGATCCAGGTCCGGACGCGCCGGCAGCACGAGATGGCGGAGTGGTCGCACGACGTGTTCAAGCCACGGACGTCAGAGCAGAAGAAGAAGGTCGACGCCAACCGCAAAGAGATCGAGAAGACCCAGGCGAAGATTGCCGAGTGGGCATACGAGAAAGACAAGGGCAAGGACCCCGGCCCCCAGCCGGAGTGCCCCGAGCAGGTGTCCAACGCAGTCGGGTGCCGATCACTAGGGTGAGGACGATGGCGAAGAAGACAGACATGGAGAAGCGGCTCGAAGCGAAGGCGAAGATGATCCCGAAGGAGGGGTTCAACCTCGTCGGGTTCGACGACTTCGAGGAGCCTGGAGATGAGCTACACCTGGCGGCGCGATTCGACACGCACGAAGAGGCCGACGCCGCCATGAAGAAGCGGATGAAAGACGACCCGAGCCAGCGCTTCTTCATCTACGGCCCCGACGACCACTAGCCATGCCTGGCACGTCCGTGTTGGCTGCGATCGTCCCTCCTCGCGTGTGGCTGCGACGGAGTTTGTGACCGCCCTCACCGACAACGGTATCGAGGCTCGCGTCGTCGGGCTGTGGGCTGCCAAAGTGATGACTCCGCTGGGGCGTGAGAGCAGGGTTGCGGGTGCGCTCGTAGCTGCTATTCTGTCGGTCGATCTGAGGCGTACTCGCGCGCACGCGAAACTGCTCGGGGTGCGCCTGCTAGCCCTTGAAATAAACGGATGCCCTTCAAGAGCAAACGTGGTATAGTCCCAACTATGGATGTTGGGAGCGATCACTCCCAAGGATAAGGAGATCGGACGATGGCTGATTCAAAAGTCGCAGGTGTCGCCGCAGCCGTGAAGAAGGCCAAGGGGAAGCCAGTGAAGAAGCGCGGCGAGGCAAAGGCGAAGCCCCACAAGGTGACCAAGCCGAGGAAGAAGAAGGCCGCCGCGAAGAAGGCGCCCCCGAAGAAGACTGCTGAGAAGAAGACCCCGACGAGCGGTCAGAGCGCTCCGTCCATAGAGCTTTCCACGGACGGTCTCAACACGAAGGAGGACAAGGTCTTCGCCGCGCTCAACGGCCCCGGTTCGGGCGTGCGGACGATCCTGACCATCGCGGAACTGTCGGAGACGTGCTTCAAGTCGCGCGGGAGGCGGCAGGCCAACTCGTGGACCCGGAACTCGCTTCGGCGCCTCGTGCAGGCCGGGCTCGTGGAGAAGGTCGCACGTGGCAAGTACCGCGTGTCGGAAGCCGGCCGTAAGAAGCTGGCCCGCGCCGCGTAGTCGTGCTGGACTACGACTTCATCACGCGAGCGGACGACCTGAACCGCGTCGCGCAGGACGTCCTACAGGCCGACGTCCTCGGCCTTGATATCGAGACCACCTCCCTAGACCCTCGCTACGGAGACATCCGTCTGGTCCAGTTGGTCGTGCCCGGGGTGGAGAACGACGGGCGCGGTCGCATCTACGTCATCGACCTCTTTCAGACCAAGACTCTCGGCCCTGTGCTCGAAGCCATGCGGGAGACCTCCGCAATCTTCGTGATCCACAACGCCAAGTTCGAGCAGAAGTGGATGTGGTGGAAGTTCCGCCTTCGCATCTGGCCGGTGTTCTGCACGTTCCGGTCGAGCGCGATCACGTACAACGGGAAGAAGGGGCTCAGGCACAACCTTGACTCCGTGATCATCCGCGAGTTGGACGAGCACCCGGTGAACGTCGGGCAAGGGAAGTCGAACTGGTCCGGGACGCTCAACCAACAGCAGAAGGACTACGCAGCCGAGGATGTTTTGCGTTTGCTCCCCCTTCGGGTGGCTCTGAAGAAGAAGCTGACGGAGTACGGGCTGCTCACCACCGCGCTTGTGGAGTTTGGCGTGGTGTTCGCGGAGTGCCGGACCGAGTTGAATGGCTTCGCCCTCGATGAGGAGAAGTGGACCACCCTCGCGAAAGCCAACGCGGCAGCGCGATTCAAGTCCCGCGAGGAGCTACTCTACGAGCTACCGCACCCGAAGGACCAGATGGCGCTGCCGGGGATGAGCGGGCAGTGGAACGTGGACTCGCCGCAGCAGATGCTCGCTTCCCTGAAACGGCTCGGCCTGAAGATCGAGAACACGCCGGAGATCGTCCTCGCGCAGCACGCGGGTAAGTATCCCCTCGTGAAGAAGGTGCTCGACTACCGCCACATCGCACAGCGCGTCAAGACGTTCGGAATGACCTTCTTGCGCCATCTAGACGAGGACTCCCGTGTCCACACGGAGTACTTCGGGCTGCTCATTACGGGCCGCTACAGCGCGAACAAGAGCATGCACCAGATCCCACGGGCGCTGGAGTTCCGGGACTGCTTCGAGGCGCCAGAGGGGCGTAGGCTCACGGGAGCGGACTACTCAGGGATCGAGATGCGCCTGTGTGCTGAAATCTCCGGGGACCCAGCGCTGACGCAGGTGTTCATCAACGGGGAGGACGCGCACAGGGCGACAGCGGCAGTCATCATGGACATGGACCCCGACAAGGTGTCCAAGGCCCAGCGGCAGAACGCGAAGCCAGTGAACTTCGGGTTCATCTACGGAATGATGCCAGACAAGTTGGTCCTCTACGCCATGTCGAACTACGGTGTGGCGTTGACGCCCTACCAGGCGAAGACCTACCGCAAGCGTTACTTCGAGCGCTACGCAGGGGTCGAGCAGTGGCACCGACGAGTGCTACGAGACGGGCAGCGCAACGGCTTCTCTCGGACGCTCTGTGGGCGCATCCGCTACCTGGACCCGCATGAGGCGTTCAATGAGTTCTACAACACCCCGGTGCAGGGCTCCGGAGCAGACGCCCTGAAGACCTCGCTGGCGATCGTGCAGGACGCCATCGACAAGCGCTTTGGGGTCACCTCACCGGAAACTCCTGATGGTCCCGTGAAGATCGTCCACCACGTCCACGATGAGATCATCCTGGAAACGGACGACACCCATGAGATGGTCGCGGAGGCCGAGAGCCTGCTCAGTGAGGGCATGGTCGAGGGCATGGAGAAGTTCGTTCACCACGTGCCTGTGGTCGTAGACGCCTCCAACGGAAAGTCATGGGCAGACATTCACTGACCAGGAAGTTTGCCATTGACTATCCTCCACCTTGCTGGTAGTGTCGCGTGCTTGGGAGGGAAACATGCCTGAGTTGATTGCCCCGCAATACGTCATCCTGGAGTACCCCGAGGACGCGCACTTGCGAATCGAGCGAGCGGCGCGCATCTGCTACAAGTCCGAGGACAAGATCACGGAAGGGTCGGCCGAGAAGCTGACGCGCGGGCTCATTGAACGACGGCACTACGCGATGGTCGAGTTCGGTGGCTGGATCGTGGTCAAGTTCTTCTCCAACCGGGGCTTCACCCACGAACTGGTTCGGCACCGGCTATCCTCGCTGGCGCAGGAGTCAACGCGCTACTGCAACTACTCGAAGGGGAAGTTTTCCGGAGCGATCACCTGTGTCGATCCCTCGGCCATGCTGGAGATGAAGGTCTCCGATCCAGGGAAGCGGGCTGAGTTCAAGGCCGACATGATAGAGTCCTGGGCTCAGTGCGAAGCGAAGTACATGAGCATGGTCGAGTGTGGGTGCCCGGCGGAGATCGCGCGAGAGGTGCTCCCCATCGGCTTGAAGGCGGAGATCGTCATCGGCGCCAACGTGCGCGAGTGGCGGCACATCTTCTCGCTACGGTGCTCGAAGAAGGCCCACCCCCGCATGCGCGAACTGATGCTCCCGCTCCGTGAGGAGCTACAGAGCCTCGTCCCCGTTGTGTTCGATGACCTCGGAGAATAGATGAGTTACGACGATCAGTACCCCCGTGCGGTTCGAGAACCATCTCCACCCCACGGCGAGCGCGATCCTGTCATCCTGAAGCCGGTGGAGGTGCTGGTCACTGACGGCAAGTTGGACAAGGCCCTCCGCAAACTCACGAAGAAGATGGCTGCCGAGGGGGTCCTGAAGGAACTGAAGAAGCGCCGCCGGGCTACCAAGCCAAGCGATCGGAAGCGGCGCAAGCGAGTGGACGCGGCTCGACGACGCAGGAAGCGCGCACGGGCTGCTGAGAAGAAGGGGTAAGTCGCGATGGATAACGACAGGAAGGGCAACGACAGGCCGCGCAATCCCATCGACCACTGGGAGACGGTGGAGATGTTGCACAGCGATCTCCAGAACGTGGGTAAGGATGCCCTTGGACTCGTGATCGAGGTCCAGCGACCTGTGTTCGAGGGCGGACGCACGGGTCACGTGGCGATGGGTGTCGTCCTGAAGCGGGGAGAGCGCATGCTGCGGTTGAAGTGTCATGGCGGAGAGACCACGGAAATCTCCGCTCTCCGCGAGATGCTCAACCGCCTGGACGACGCGAAGCTGGACGAGACCAAGGATCGCTTTGCGGAACTGCGGAAGGAGCACGACCCGCCCCCGCGCCCGCAGCGACAGGAACGAGGTTCCGGGCCGAGTAGGGTGGGCGGCGGGGCCGGCGGTCTCGGCCAGTTCTCGGCGCCTGGCAAGACGGCGCGGAAGCGCGAGAACAAGGCGAAGCGGGCCAGGGGCGAGACGGTATGAAGGAGCACGACCTCAAGACCTGGCCCCGGGAGTTTGCTGCCGTCGCTGGCTGCGCCAAGCGGTTCGAGTATCGGAAGGACGACCGAGGCTTCGAGGTCGAGGACGTGCTCATCTTGCACGAGTGGGATCCAGCCGCCGGGGCGCAGTTCGGTACTGGCGGCGAGTACACCGGGAGGGTTCTGCGAGCGCACGTGACCTACATTCTCCATGGTCCGGACTTCGGTGTACCTACGGGCTACGTGGTCATGTCCATCCTGCCTGACCCGCTGGGGGAGCCGTGGGTAACATAGGCGAGGACGTCACTCTGGCTGAGATGCACCGCCAGCACGCCGACGCCCTCCGGATCATTGCCGAGCTACGTGAGCGTGCGGAGAGGGCCGAGCGCAAGGCGGCACGCTGGAAGGAACTGTACGAATCCTCTCTGGCGATCGTCCGCTGCTACCAGGCCGAGCGGGAGAGTTTGCTGGCTCGCGTGCAGGCCGCGCTCCTCGGAATCGCCTCCGCCTCCGACTCTGACTGACACCTACACTTCTCCACAAATCGACAGAGCGCCGATCTTTTTTCACGTTTGCTCTTGACGCCGTCGGCTGGCTCGTGCATGATGGGGTTATCAGGTCGCGGTTGCTACCGCGAAGGAGGAAGCGCAGATGAGTCTCAGTAACTACACCGCTCTCAAGAACGTCGACATCCACGCCGCGCCCCCGTGGGCAGCCCTCATGTTGGGGGCGATCCCGCGCATCGAGGCCGACGCGAAACGCTGGCGCCAGGCCGCGCACGACGTGGCAGTCGCGAACGGTGTCGGCCCGAATGACTCCGTGTGCAGACCCTACTTCAAGCGTGCGGGTCGGCTCGACAAGCGTGCGAGCATGTTGGCCATGGGCGCGGCTCTCGAAATCGCCGGGCGCGACGTGGCGAACCTGGACGCGGAGATCCTGTCCTGCTTCACCAAGAAGGGGCGCCACAAGAGCGAGACGATCATACGGCGCCTCTTCAAGGTGTCTTGCTGGCTCGAATATGAATGGGAGCGCACGATCGAGAAGCGCCTCCGTCGTCTGGTGAACGAGGGTCGGCTCTGGACGGACTACGGCCGCACGAGCGACACCCTTTACCTGCTTCCGACTCCCGAGCGCGTCGCGGCGGAGGCGGCGGAGAAGGCGACCCATGCGAAGCACGACGCACTCGTGAAGGTGCGCAAGGCCAGGCAGGCGGCCGTGATCGATCTGCTCAAGTCGAAGGGCTGCGAGAGCCCGACGAAGCACCGCTACGACGACGAGCGCGTGACCATGAGCGTGAGCGACCTGGAGAAATTGCTGGGCCTGTAGAAGGAGGGTAGGATGCCGAGAGTCAACCAAGTGAAGCGGAGCCAGAAGGACCAGGGGGCGTGCGGGCGCTGCGGGAAGGCGCTTCCGAAGGGCTCGCCCTACGTGTGGATCAAGTTCCGCCACGGTGGCCGGCGTATCCGCTGCACCGACTCGGCCTGCCGGTTCCGTCCGAGCGACCTCACGCAGTCGAAGATGAGCGGTGTCTACGCGGCGCAGGAGAACGCCGAGGACAGCATCGGCGACCTGTGCAGCGTCGAGGGTATCAAGGGCCTCGCCGAAGAGACGGCCGACTCGATCGTGGAGGTCGCCGAGGAGTACCAGGAGAGCGCGGACAGCATTCACGACTCCTTCTCCGAGTCGACCACGGCGGATGAGTGTGAAGAGAAGGCCGAGGGCTTGAATGACTGGGCCGAGACGATCCGCGACTCCGTGAGCGACTTCGCGGACGAGTTCGAGCCCACCAACAGCTTCAATGCGGATGGGGACCGCGTGTGCTCCGAGTGCGGCAGCGAGGTCGAGGCGGACGCCACTTATTGGATGTGCTGCGACACCATAGGGTGCGGCGCGCACGACGACATCGACCCGAACGAGGACACGGAGCCGCGCGACGACGAGGAGCGCACCCACGAGGAGTGGGTCGAGGCCGCGCGGGATGCCCTCAACGACACCCTCGGCGAGTGCCCCTGCTAGCCCCTCCCCCGCGCGCCCGCGCAACCCCCTCTCCCTGACCCCCTGACAGCCCCTCTAAGCCCCGCAAGCCCGGACAGCCCCTTGGTAGGGCCGGAGCCCTACGAGGCCCCGGAGCCCCTCAGAGCGCTGCTAGCTGGCTCTCCCTGCCAGGTTGCCCTATGATGGTCAAGATGGGTAGAAAACGATCCAGCGGGAAGCCCCCCGGCCGGAGCACCCGATTCAAGAAGCTGCGAGCCCTCGCGTGCTACCAAGAGGTCTACGAGCGCATTTGCGCTGGGTGGCCTCTCGCGCAGGTGGCGCGGTTCGTCCAGGAGGAGCGGCGCGAGTACACCGCAATCTCTTGCCACGGGCTCGAACAGCAGTTGGCCGAGTTCCGGAAGGAGATGCCTCCAGGGGACCTTGTGCAGAAGCGGTTTCCGGAGGTCTTCGACGAGGCGAAGAAGAAGGTCGAAGAGGGCATCGACGAACTGGTCGAACTGGAGGAGCTATACCGAATCCAGATGCACCGTGTTGGAGTGGACTTCGCCACTGAGAAGGGGATCGGAAAACTCATGCCGTCGATGACGGGAGAGATCCGAGAGGCCCGGAACATCTTGAAGGACATGGCCGACCTGAAGCTGGAGATGGGCGTCCTCGGTCGTGCGCCTCGGGGTGTGGATGTCAACGTCGGTGTCGAGGTGGAGGCTACGCTCTCCGAGAGCGTCCTAGCCAAGTTCGGTGACGGGGCTGTCGCGAAGGTGTTGGAGGACCCCGAATCACGCCGGAAGGTCATGGGGGTCATGGAGCGGTTTCTGCGGTTGCCAGAGGGCACCAAGCCTCCCGAAGGGTCCAACTAGGACCACCGCATGATCGAGTACGAGAATGGCCACTGGCGGTCAGTGCGGACGCCGCAGGAGGGGACCGGGCTCCTGGAGAGAGACCTGGAGACCCTCACCTCCGAGGAGCGCGAGACGATCGGGGTTCTCATGGCCGAGCTAGCGGACCCCGCCGCGTCTGCCGGGCTCCTCCAGACCATCGGCAACCTGGAGTGGCTACGCACCCCGGTGGACATGCAAACTTTCTGCATGGACCCGTACTACCTCGGGAACACCTGCGACAACCTGTACCCGAGGCTCCTGGAGGACATCACCGCGCTGTTCGAGGAGGGCTATCGGGAGGCGGTCCTCACGGGCGCGATCGGGTGGGGGAAGACCTTCGCTGCGTCCATCGGCATCTGCCGGCTTCTGTACATCCTGAGTTGCATGCGGGACCCCCACCGTTCTTTCGGAATCGCAGCCAACTCGAACATCTCGATCGTCTGCCTCTCGGTCAACGAGATCCTGGCCACCAAGGTCGCCTACGAGAACATCGCTACCAAGATCGAGGCGAGCCCCTACTTTCAGGAAAACTTCCCGTTCGAGAAGACAAAGAAGGAACTTCGCTTCCCACGCAAGGTGTGGGTGGCCGCGCGTGCGAGCAACGACGGCTCGGTCTTGGGGCTAAATGTTATTGGAGGCTTGCTGGATGAATGTGTGCCAGTCGGGTCGCTGGTGCTGCTCGGGGATGGTAAACAGGCTCGTGTGGAGACGTTGGTCGGTCGGACCGATGTGGTGGTCGAGACGTTCGACTTCGAGCTAGGTCACGCTGTGCCAGCACAGGCGTTCGTGAAATGGTCGTCGGAGCAGCCGTGTTACGAGTTGGAGTTGGATAACGGTGGAGTGATGCGCGGGTCGGCCGATCACCCTGTTGCAGTTCGACAGGTTGACGGCACCTTCACTTTCAACGTAATGGGCGCTATCCTGGACGGGCAGGAGGTTGTGGTTCATGCCCCGATGGACGGAGGAGCGCCGGAAAGCTCATTCGGAGCGGATGAAGGCTCTGTGGGCGGAGGGACGATACAAGGACCGGGAGATGTCACCCGAGGGTCGCGAGAGGCAGGTTTCGGCGGTGCGGCAGATGCACGCGGAGGGACGGGGCTTTGTTCCGCCTCCGATGGAGGGGACCGACAACCCGATGTATGGGAAGCGGCTCTCCGACTCGCAGAAAGAGCGCATAGGCGAAGTGAGCAGAGGCAGGCGGTGGTCGGACGAGGACCGCAAGCGCATGTCCGAGCAGCGGACCGGGAAGCCGGTCCACTCACAAGAGTTCAAGGACGCGCTGGCCGAACGCAACCGGGAGCGCAAGGGCAAGTTCAAGCACACCGAGGAGACCAAACAGAAGATCTCCGAATCGAACATCTGGAAACTCCGCAAGGGGGACTTCCGCTACTTGGGTTGGGCGCAGACGACCAAGGCAGGGCGTGTCGGTTTCCGCAGTCTGTACGAATTGAGAGCCATCGAGTTGTTGGAGGCGGACTCCTCTGTGACGCGGTTCGAGTACGAGAAGCTGGCGGTCTCCTACTCGTTGAACGGGACGACCCGCCGCACGGTGCCGGACTTTCGAGTCTGGGGCGACAGGGATCGTGTGATCGAGGTCAAGCCCCGGGGCTTCACCTACCATTGGAAGGAGAAGCTCAAGATGGGTGCCGCGCGGCGCTACTGCGAGGAGCACGGCTTGGAGTACGTAGTCTGGGACGAGAGCTTTCTGTGGCCCGCGTCGTGTCCAAGAGAGACGTGGGAGTGCAGCCTACCTACGACGTTTCGGTCCCAGGGTACGAGTGCTTCGTCGTAGACGGGGTTCTCGTCCACAACACCAACTTCATGCCCAAGGCGAGCAAGGGGCAGGACCCGAGGTTCAACCTTCAGGACCGGGCCGAGGTGCTGTACAACGCCATGCAGCGCCGGATGAAGTCCAGGTTCGAGCGCAAGGGACGGCTGCCCGGCATTCTGTTCGTCGTCTCCTCGAAGCAGACCAACGATGACTTCACGGCCAAGCGGGTCAAAGAGTCGATTCTCGACCCGACAGTGTTCGTGCGGGATTACGCTCTTTGGGACGTCAAGCCGGACATCTACTACTCTGACGACTGGTTCCATGTGGTGGTGGGGAACGAGCAAGCTCCCAGTCGAATCATCGAGGTCGATGAAGACCTCGATGAGGTGAGGGTGCTGCTCCCCGAGGACTGCGTTGTGATCGAAGTTCCGGAGGACTTCCGAGTAGACTTCGAGAAAGACTTGGAAGGGGCCATCCGGGACCTTGCGGGCGTGGCCACCGTCTCCGTGAGCCCCTACATCCAACGCCGTACCAAGATCGTTGAAGCCATCCGTCCGGGCATGAAGCACCCTTTCAGCGTGGAGGTGTACGACCCCTCGCAGCCGGGGAGGTTCTACTGGCACAAGATGCTGCGGGCTGCTTCGGACGCCGAGGGCGGCAACAGGCCCATCCTGAGCCCCTACGCTCCCCGACACATCCACATCGACCCGTCGATGACAGGCGACTCCACAGGCTTCGCCATGGGGCACATCTCAGGCTGGCGTGAGGTCGTCCGGAGGGACGACGAGGGGAACAAGTACCCCGAGCGTGCTCCGGAGATCACGTTCGACGTGCTCTTGAAGATCGTCCCGCCTATCGGAGGGGAGATCGTCCTCGGCGAGATACGAAAACTCGTCTACCAGTTGAGCAAGCACGGGTACATGATCACCTGCGTGTCGATCGACTCGTGGAACTCCGCCGACGCGATCCAGAAGTTGAATCAGCGAGGCTTCAACGCGATCCAGTTGTCGATCGACAGGACGATGGGACCCTACGACCTTCTGAAGACGGGCCTCTACGAGGACCGCATCTACTACTACGAATACGAGCCTCTCCTTCGGGAGCTACGCGAGGTCGAGCACGACCGCATGAAGCACAAGGTGGACCACCCGCTGCGTGGCTCGAAGGATATTTCAGACGCAGCGGCCGGGGTCATGTGGACGCTCACTGAAAACTCCTCCGCACTGCCTCTCCCCATCCTCCGCAGCGTTCCGCAGAACGGGGATGCGTGGATGCAGGAGCACCAGCAAGCGGCGATGGCGAGGAGCTACGGGAGCGAGGACACCTCGGATATGTCGGAGAGTACGGCTTTGCCTCCGTTTCTGGTAGGCTCTGGAAGCGATTGGGGCGACTGATCGGTTTCCACGCTCGGTCGCACGTGGTATTAGAGCAGCATGGACAGCGAACTCAGGCGGCAACTGGAGGAGATCTTCGGAGGCGACATGAACGTCGCACCCGGGGGTACAGGAGCCGTGCTCATTCGCCCATCGAAGTTGTCTTTGGAGGTCGCGCAGCAAGCCGTCAGGGCTATGCCGATAGACGGGTTGTATCGAGACGTAGGTGCTGTCGCAGCGCGTGTCCTAGCGGATGAACTGGAGAGGCAGTCTCTCCGGCCGGCGGACTACGCTAACCTCCCCGATCTTCCGAAGGCAGCAGCGAAGCGAATCGTTGGCTACCTTCTCCGGTCGGAGGAGTTTGCTCGGTCGTTCTCCGAGCACCTGGCCGCGAGGGGATAGTGGGCGCTGTACAGAATGTTGTTGATCGCCTGCGTGGTGCGTTTGTCTCGGATAAGGAACGGGGAGGGCAACTACTCGCCAAGGGCAGCACCTCTCCAACGTATCCGGACTCTGGGTACGACCTGCTTCAAGCCTACGGCTACGATGCTCTGTCGGACTATCTCCGGTTGGAGCACGATCTCCTCAGTCGCTATGTCGACTACGAGGAGATGGACGACTACCCCGAGGTCTCGTCGGCCATCGACATCTACGCGGACGACGCCTCACAGCCGGACACGCAACTCCAGCGCACCGTGTGGGTGTCCAGTCCGGACAAGACCCTTCAGGGCGTGCTCGACGATCTGTTCCATAAGCGGCTCCGCCTGGACGAGGAAATCTGGGAAATCGTGCGCTCCCTGGTGAAGTACGGGAACGACTACGAAGAGTTGCTCGTCAATCAGGATGGCGTGGTCGGCTTGAACTTCCTTCCGGCGCCGACTGTGCGCCGGGTGGAAGGCCCTCGTGGGGAACTGTACGGGTTCGTCCAGGACTTCAAAGGCCGGTTCGGCTACTCTCCGCAGGAGTTTCAGAAGATCCTAACCCAGCGCACGGACGCTATCCGTCAGGTCACGCAGCCGGGCGCCGCTCGACCCCCGGGCAACATGCTACAGCGCGTCTCTGCGCTGGAGCCTTGGGAGGTGTCGCACTTCCGCTTGCGCGGGAAGCACCGCCGGAGCGTGTACGGCTACTCGGTCCTCGAATCGTCACGGTGGATATGGAAGCGGCTCATGCTGCTCGAAGATGCCGCGATGATTTATCGACTCCAGCGAGCGCCCGAGCGCTTCGCCTTCTATGTCGACGTCGGCGATCTACCTCCGGCCGAGGCGTTGGCGTTCGTCAACAAGATCCGGCAGCAGCACAAGAAGAAGCGGTTCGTCAACCCGTCTACCGGCAAACTCGATATGAAATTCGAGCCGCTGTCCCAGGATGACGACTTCTGGGTTCCGGTGCGTAAGGGTGTGGAGGGTACGCGGATCGAGGTACTCGGCGGCCCGTCCTGGCAGCACATGGACGACGTAGAGTATTTCCAGACGAAGCTGTTCACCGCAATGAAGGTGCCCAAGGCGTACCTGGCTCAGGACGACAACACGGCAAGAGCGGTCCTCTCTAGCGAGGATGTCCGGTTCGCACGGTCTGTCTTGCGAGTCCAGCGGGAGGTCCGCAACGGTCTTCGCAAGGTGGCCCGGACGCACCTGGCGGCGCTCAATATCGACCCCTACGCGAGCGACTACACCATCCACATGACCGTGCCTTCGGCCATCTTCGAGTTGGCTCAGTTGGAGGTACGGAACGCGCGGGCTGACTTGGCTTCGCGTATGCGCGAGCATGTCTCGCTGCGGTGGGTGTTGGAGAACATCTACCAGCTATCGGACGAGGACATCAAACTCATCATTCAAGAGCGGTCCGAGGATGTGATCCGAGAGGGCAAGGCTCAGGCCGAGGTCGAGAAGATGAGCGCCATGGCGCAGGCTTCGGTAGAGCAGGCATCGGGTGGAGGTGGAGGTGGTGGCGGTGGCGTGGAGTCGCTCGCAGCCCCTTCGGGTATGCGGAGGCTCGAACGCAAGATCGCTGCGATACCCCGTCAGTTGCGTGGGGCTATCACCGAGAAGGAGCTTCTAAGAGGGAATCGCGAGGCCGAGAAGCGGGCCGAGGGAAAGTTGGACAGCATCCTCCGGTCGAACAGTGCGAACAGCCAACGCTTGCGGGAGAGCGTGGCGCTTCTCCGAGAGGTCGTGGCAGCGGCGCATGGCCGCTGAGTCTACCTTTCGTTTGACAGACGGTTCGAGGAACAGCTAGTGTCGCCCAAGATGATCGAGAGCCCCAACAAACTCCTACCGGATGCCGAATTGCGGCGTCTTCGGTCAGGGAGCTACGAGGTAAAGATCGAGGAGGTCGCCCGAGCGGTCCGTGCGGGCCTTGGGGACGTTCCTTTCGAGGTGGTGGCGACGCAGGAGTACGGGGCTGTGGTGTACTCCGGTGGGAAGTACGTTCGCGTGGAGTTGACCGAGGATGGCCCGACGCTCTCGGACCTCGATGTCGAGGTATTCGACATGACAAGCATGCACGGTTTCGTGGGGAGGGAGGCCGGCGTTGTTGTCGACCTGTTCCTTCGTGGCGAGATGAAATCCGCTGTGTCCCGATTGGAGAATCTAGTTCCGAAGACCCGTGTCTCGGGCGGCAAGGTTGCAAAGATCGAGGGCATGATAGCGGCCCCGCGACCGTGGAGGCGGCTCTTCGAGGCGCGTGAGGACCACATTCTCGGCTTCATCGAGGGCGATGTGGAGGCTCTCGAAGAAGGCCGGTTGCGCCAGAAGTTCGGTAAGTTGTATGATGGGGCGATCGAAGAGGGCAAACTCAGTGCCTACGAGGATCGCGTGACAGAAGGTCTGAGGATCGTGATTGACAGGCTGGGTCAGATTCGAGACGAGGTAGGGACAGCGTTGGCAGTAGCGACCACTACCCTTTCCGAGTCCACCGGGCCTATCGCTGATATGTTTGCTCGATTTGCTGACGATCTGTTCGCCGACCTCTGTGCGATCCATGAATCAGGCTCCCACGCAATTGAGGCGGTAGACGATATCCGCTCCCGTGGTAGACTCTGCGACACGCTCGTCGGAGGGTTGCACGATCGGGAGGTCGCTGGCCGCTTCGTCGTGGTGGTGGCCAATAGAATGGTCGAGGCCAGCTAGGAGGAATGGTATGACTTTGCTCAGGCACGCGGTGGTAATCACCTCCCTGGAGGAGGACTTCCGGCGCATTGGCCTCATCAAGGAAGATCACCCCGGCGAGGGAGAGGACGTCCTTGCGGAGTCCGAGTCCGAGGAGACCGACGAGTCCGATTACGACGTGGACTTCGACGACGACGAGGACGAGGCAATCTCCAAGGCCCGCCCCGACTCCGACGAGGCCGACGAGGCCGACGAGGCCGACGAGTCCGACGAGTCCGACGAGGATGTCGCTATGGCCGAGGCCGTTGCTTTCCACGAGAGTGCGAAGGCGATGTGGCAGGAGTTCGGTGAGGATGGCATCGAGACGATCGATCTCGACTCGGGGCAGATGTCCGCTCTGGAGGGCATGGGGGATACCACCACGCTCCCCGGCGGTGTCATCGACGAGACCATCGACGCTGACGACGAGGACGAGGCCATCGACGAGGACGACGACGAGGATGAGGGCGAAGACGCCCCCAACCCGTTCGAGTCCGTGTCCGAGGCCATGAGCGCCATCGAGGCCATCCTGGACGAGGACGCGCGGCCGACCGACTCTCTGGAGGAGGCCACCCCAGCGTTCGCCAACCTCGCGCTCATCTCGGAGAAGCTGTACGGTTTCTTCACCGAGACCGCCGAGGCTCAGGACGATGCCGAGTACGCGGAGATTGCCGAGGCGTACAAGAGCATCGCGCAGTACTCGGCAGCGATCGTGGACACGCTCAAGACCGAGAGTGCCGACACGATCAACTTCGAGGCCCTCACGGAGACGTTCCAGGACTACCTGGCGACGGTCCTCCAGGGCTTGGAGACCTTCGCCATCCTCCGGGAGGCCGATGAGGACGAGGACGAGGACGAGGACGACGGTGAGGAGCAGGACGAGGGCGATGAGGGAAACGGGTAAGGCGACGACTCCGCGCGCTGGCCCTCCGTAAGGGGCGTACAACACGGCGTCGTCGCACAGCGTATTCCTCGGGGAGACGGGAAGTGGTAGGGATGGAGAAGAGTCCAGTGAAGCGTCAGACTCGAAGCGTAGGAGGATCGCGTTCGGGGCTGGATTTCACTGTCGACCTTCCCAAGACGAGCATACGGTCCGACGCCAGTCTGGACCGTGGGCCGTTCCGGTCCAACTTCCGCTGGAAGGTGTCATGATGGGACAATTGACTGCGACTTCCCCATCCACCGAGAACCAGTTGATCGACGAGCAGGTTCACCCCTGCAAGCTCGAACTGGTCGAGGGGGAAGGCGAGAAGAAGGGCCGCGTGTTTGCACGTGGGGAGTTCGGCCATGCGGTCAACCCCACAGCGAACGGACGCCGATACCGGCACAACATCTGGGAGAACAATTTCTCTCGCCTCCAGTCGAACCTGGAGTCCAAAAAGGTGCTGGGCGAACTCGACCACCCCACGGATGGGCGCACGGCACTGCAACGCGCTTCGCACGTTATCACCGGCCTCCGCTTGGAGGACGACAAGGTGATGGGTGAGGCCGAGATCCTCGACACGGCCAAGGGCCGAGACCTGAAGGCGATCCTCGCGGCGGGTGTTCCGGTGGGCATCAGTTCCCGTGGTTTCGGGAGCACCAAGCCGGGCAAGGACGGCATCGAGGAAGTCCAGGAGGACTACAAACTCGTCACCTTCGATTTCGTGGCTGAACCAGCCGACCCGTCGGCCTATCCCGAGGTGGTCTTCGAGAGCGCCGAAGAGGGCGCGGCCATGATGTTCGAGGGTGTGGCCTTCGAGACGGCCGAGCCGGAAGGTGCTTCTGAGGGTGAGGACGAGGGCGATGACGAAAACGTCGCTCCTGTCGTAGGTTCAGCACCTCCGGGCGAGGCAGAGATGGCCAAGCGCTTCGGAGAGAAGGTGGCTGCCGAGGCTGCCGCTGCGCCGAAGTCCGCCGAGGCAGAGATGGCCGCGCGGTTCGCCGCGAAGGTTCTGTCCGACGCCGAGGGAAACGATGTCTCGGTCGAAGACCTCCGGCAGGAGTTTGCGGACCAGATCGTAGATCGTATCGCTGCCCTCCGGGGTGACGTCGAGAAGCAGGTTCGCGCTGAGATGGCAGCGGACCCCGCAGTTGCAGGTGCGAGAGCGGCCTTGGAAGACGTGCAGCGGGCGTTGCTCCCGTTCGCCCTGACCGAGGATGCCCACGCGCTGGTCGCAGAGCGCGACGATGAGATACACGCGCTCCGGTCCAAGCTCGAAGAGGTGGAGCAGACGATCGAGCAGCACGAGACGCTGATCGAAACGCTCACCGAGGCGGCTCGGGAGGCAGGCTACAGGTACCACCTGGAGTGCTTGCTCCATGAGGATGACGCAGAGATCGAGCGGCTTCGCGTGATCGTTGGGGATGTCTCGCAGTACGACTCCCCGGATGCGCTTCGCACTCGTGTCGAAGAGGCGTATCAGGAGATGCAGACGTTCCGTATCGAAGAGGAGCGTGTGCAGCAACAACGGTCGGAGGAATCTGATCGTCTACGCGGCAAGAACCAGGCATTGGCGGAGGGGCTGGAGAAAGCCCTCGTCGCCAACCGGGACCTGGCTCTACAGGTCTACGCATCCAAGAGGTTGCAAACTCACCCTCAAGGTGCGAAGATCCTCCGCATGCTCGAACGATCAGGGCTTCAGTCCCAGGAGCAAGTGGATGCACTGATCGAGGACTTCCGTGAGCCGAAGCGCGACGCGGACGACCTCGAAGCAGTGCGTGCTCGCGTTCGTGCTCAACTGCATGGTGGGGCGGAGTATCTCGAAGAAGACACGCAACCCTCTGGGCCGCGTGGTAGTGGATCGAAGGACTACAATGGTCTCGGAGCGTCCCTGGCTGACTTGAAACACCTGGCAGGACTGCGAGACTGAGAAAGAACTTCTGGCGGGCGACGACGATCCGCCGTGGGAAAGACTAAGGAGGCAAGCCGTGGAAGCTCGACAGATGCTTCAGGAAGAGGGTCGTCGAACGATCGCCGACCAGAGCTACGTCGGGGCCTTGATCCGGAAGTGGGGAGACTTCCTGGAGGGCCTCGCCGATCGATCCGAGCAGGACAGGTACATCCTCGGATGCACCGCCATGCTCATGGAGAACGAGAGCCTCTGGCTCCAGTCTCTCACGGAGGAGACGCGCACGGTGAACGTCGGTTCGTTCACCAAGTTCATCTTCCCCGTTTTGAGGCGAGTTTTCCCGAACCTCATCGCCAACGAGATCGTCTCGGTCCAGCCGATGACGGCCCCGATCGGTGCTGTCTTCTTCCTCGACTACGTGTACGGTTCGACCAAGGGCGGCACGACCGAGGGGAACGTGTTCCCACGTGACTTCGATCGTGACTACTCCAGCGAGTACGTCAACGGCGAGTCGATGGTGACCGGCGATGGCGTCAACTTCGGTGGTGGTGGTGGTGCGCTCGACCTCACCGGGACCCTCGCGTGGACCCCGGTTCGGCCCCTCGATGCTGCTCGTGAGTTCTCGTGCGCCATCCGGGAGGTTTCGGCGGCGGACGGGTCGACCGTGCAGGAGGCCGTCGACGATGGGGCGGGCGGCTTCACGTTCACCCCGGCCGGTGGACTCACTTCAGGCTCGATCAACTACGCGAACGGCGCGGTGACTGGGTTCCAGTTCCAGAACATCCCCGCCCTCGGGAACCAGGTCAAGGCGTACTACTACTTCGACGGGGAACTCAACACCAAGGTTCCCGAGATCAAGCTCGACATCAAGAAGGCGCCGGTCGAGGCCAAGCCGCGTCGACTCAAGGCCCTGTGGTCGAGCGAGGCGGCGGAAGACCTCCGTGCGTTCCACGGTCTCGACGCCGAGACCGAGATCGTGTCGATCATCGCTCAGGAGATCGCGCTGGAGATCGACCGCGAGATCATCAACGACCTCTTCCTGGCTTCGACGGGGACCACCGGCACGTTCGACCGCATCCCGCCCGGTGGCATCTCGGAGATCGACCACATCCGAGCGCTGATCACGCAGATCAGCACCGTCTCGAACCTCATCCACAAGAAAACCCTCCGCGCCCCGGCGAACTGGATCATCACGAGCCCCGAAATCTCGGCGCTCCTGACCCAGTTGACCACGCACGGCGACTTCAAGCCGATCTGGTCGTCGGACATGAACCCGAACTCGCCGACCGACGTACCTCGGCCGCGCACGGCGCATGGGCAGTTCTCGATCTACAAGACCGGGACGCTCATGAACAAGTGGGTCGTCTACGAAGATCCCTTCTTCACGACCAACAAGATGATGGTCGGTCTGAAGGGCGGCAGCTTCCTGGAGTCCGGCTACTGCTGGGCGCCCTACGTGCCCCTCCAGGTCACGCCGACCTTCCTCGATCCGAGCGACTTCAGCTTCCGCAAGGGCCTCCGGACCCGCTACGCGAAGAAGCTGCTTCGCCCGGACTTCTACGGCCAGTTGACGATCAACAACCTGTAGGCGTACCGCCTGCGGCGCTGGTCTGAGACTGACCCCGGTTCGTTCATGACGGCCGCTGGCTCCCAAGGGGCCGGCGGCCGTTTGCTTTGAGAGGCTGCGACCAATGGTCGCACCTGGTAAGGTAGAGGACGATGGCGAAGACGAGCACGGACGATGTGTTGGCCGACTTGAAGCGAGTCGGCGCGGTTGGGGGCGCCCTGAAAGCTCCTATACTCCCTGAGAGTGTGGTCACCGAGGTGGAGGTCGAGCAGGGGCCTCCAAGCGTGGTCCTTCGGGACCTCCGAGGGACGAAGGCAGCCGAGGCCATAGATGACGCGGTGCGCTAAACAGACGACGCCGTGAGGGCGTTCGAGGGACTCCGGGAGGCGCTGACGCGACTCCGAGAGGTCTGGGCGCCTGTCGATGACGTCGATGAGGGGCTGGAGACAGTCCTGGAGACGCCTGAGACGCCTCTGGAGAGCGCAGAAGCGACGGAAGCACCTTCCACACCCCTGAGCCCCCCGAAGCCGTCAGAGGGCACCCAGGAGCCTCCGATTCCTGACGAGGAGGCCCTAGCCCGCGCCCGAGAGGCCGCGCGAAGGAAGATCCTCGGAGAGGACATCCCCGAAGGAGAGCGCGAGGGAGACGAAGCAGAAGAGAACGTCCCGTTCGTCGGGATGGAGCGGGCGATGCCACCGGGGCAGGAGCCCGAGGAGATAACGATCGGTACGGTCGGCAAGATCAAGCCGAGTTTTCCAGCGGAGGGATGATATGGCACGTAGGTTCAGGAAGAAGGCAGGACTGGGGGCTTTGTGCCTCCCTGGTGTCGGTGGCATCGGCAACGACTCGATCGTGGAGGGCGACGAATACGCCCGCTTCTGCCCGGCCGTACTCGAAGAGGTCTTCGACGAGGCCCCTGTCGTGCCCAAGCCAGTCGCGAAGAAGGTAGCGGCGACACCGCCACCGCCTCCTCCTCCGGCTCCTCCGGCCGATGACGAAGAGCCCGAAGGCGAGGATGAGGAGCCCGAGCCCCCGAACATGGACTGGCTCAAGTCTGAACTCGTCGAGTATGCCAGGGGGCTCGACCTCGATGTGGACGGGATGACCAAGCGGCAGATCCTCGGTGCAATCGAGGAAGAAGAGGGAGAGTGATATGGACTGCCCAAAGTGTGGGAGCCCAGAAGCCCTTGTCGAAAGCAAGCCGAACGGGGACAGGCGCGTGAAGTGTGAGAAGTGCGGCCTGGACGAGGTTAGGGACAGCCAGGGACGAAAACTGCTCCTCGATACTGTGGGTGGTGGCGACGTCCTGCTATCCTGATCAGTGAGAGGTGACGCCGATGGCCCGTCCGCCTGGAAACAAACTGATGAACCGGGAGGAGTTGGGGGAGTGGATTCTCCGCCGCCTCGGCGCCCCTTTCTGGGACATCGAACTCTGCAAAGACCACGTCAAGGATGCGGTGGAGAACTCCGTTCGGTGGTTCGCTGGGAAGAAGGGCGTCATGAAGCTCTTCCCGATCCAGGCGCAGTCTGGCGTTGTAGAGTACCAACTCGACTCGGAGATCGACCGCGTGATCGACGTGGCCTACGAGACGAACAAGTTGGACCTCTCCCTCATCTTTTCGCCCTTCACACTGCTCGAAGAGAAGATCCCGTATGACGTGTTCGCCTCGGGGGGTTCGGGCGGTCTCTATTCCAGCTACGTCCAGGCTCTCCAGTACATCGAGACGGCGAAGCGGATTTTGAGCGCCGAGTTCGAGTGGACTGAGATCAATGACAAGCTCTTCATCGCCCCTCCGCCAGCGAACTCTCGCCGCATCATTATCCTGGCCAAGATCAACTTCACGCAGATCGAAGACCTGGAGGAGCGCGACCACGAACTGATCAAGCGGTACGCCCTGGCAAAGGCCCGGGAAGACCTCGCGTGGGTGCGAGGGAAGTACGGCGACTACCCGAGCGCGCAGGGGTCCACGACCTTGAACTGGGACCGGCTGCTCGACGCAGCAACTACTGAGATCGAGAAGCTCGAAGAGGAGATCATGGGCGCTGGCTATCCAATGGGATTTTGCTCCGGGTAGCCAGGGAGGTGTGGAGTGCCTATCACGAAGAAGTGCGATGGCATCGTCAGTTGCGAGTTTGCTCGACTGGAGAAGAGTGGCCCGCAGACGTGCGGACCGTTCGAGTTGGATGGCCGCGATGCAGCCATGTATGACCACTTCGCGCAGGAGCACGTGGATGCAGTCGGCACAGACATGCTGCTCTGGCACCAGAACCTCGAAGAGACCCTCCGCGACCCGCTCTACGACGAGCCCATCGACCGTGAGTGGCTCGGGCCGTTCAAATTCAAGGCGTTCGTGGAGTACATCGCCGGGACGCCTCAGATGACCGAGAACGGGATGACGGTCCGCTGGCAGGGGAGCCTCTGGGTCGCTCGGAAGACCTTGGAGGACGCTGGAGTGCCGGCTCCTCTCGAAGGGGACGTGATCAAGTACTGGGACAACAAATTCTTCGCGGAGCACGGCGTCAACGCGGAGCACGGCGTCCACGGAGGCTACTACTACGACGTGATCAACGTGGACGATGAGGGGCACGTACAGGACTCAGGCCATTTCGTAGGTCTCACGATCAATATCCTCCGCCGCACGGAGTTTACGCCTGAGCGACGCCTCAACGGCTAACGGACAAGGGTGAGGACATGGACTTGGTGAAGATCGGGCTCGCTGTGAAGAGCGGCGTGTCCATCGTGTGTGCGACCTGCTCTCGGTACTGGGAAGGTCGAGAGCAGGGGCTTCCGGAACCGAAGTGTACCGTGGTGAGGCCCTGCGGCTCCCCATTCGCCTCGCTCACGTTTCCGGAGTACGCCGGACCCATTACGGACTTCACGCGGTTCTGCTTCGTGTGCGGGGCTCTAGCGACCAAGGGGGTGAAGGTCCGCGAGGAGCCACGGGTCATCGGCATGTGCGATGCCCACGTGCAGATGCTCGGGAAGATCGAGCCTATCGGTCTGAAGCTCAACGGGGAGGCCGTAGCTGACATCATAGACCACCACATGGGTCGCGTATCCCAACAGCAGTTCTTCGGGAAGCCGAAGAAAACTCTCGTTCAGACCATGGTCGAGACGGAAGCCGAGTGGGCTGACGAGGAGAAGCGTTGAAGATCGAGTTCGACACCAATTTCAGCGAAGTTCGTGCGCTGGTCGCGGAGTGGCAGAGACGCGCCATCGCGGTCAGAAGGCAGTTCCTATTCCTAGCCGTGGCGGGGGTCTACGACGACGTTATCGGCCTTCTACCTTCGGACAGGAAGCAGCTTCGGCGCTCTCTGAAGATGCAGCAGATACGAGGGCTCCCTGATTCAGTGGACGGCTACGTCATCCGGTCCATTCCGATGGGCCGCGCAGTGTCTAAGTCCGAGAGCGACACGACGGTTGTTTACGTGGCGGCGAAGACTGGCCTCATGAGGTCCATCCCAAAGGAGACAGTGCTCCTCGAACAGTACAGCCCGTGGACGACGGAAACTCTTCCTTACGCCCCTGACCCCAAGACAGCCGACGTCATCACCAGACGTGTGAGCCCGAGGGAGGTGGTGCGGGTCCGTTTGCTACGGAAGCGGGACAAGGTGAAGTGGAAGCGCCAGATGATCGAGGAGGGTATCAAGGCGGCTGGTATCGGGCTGGAACCGCAGGCTCGTGAGACCTTGGCAATCCCAGACACGGCGTTTGAGTCTCTGAGGCTGGAGTTCGGTCTTGGGGGAGCCCCAGCAAAGCCTCACTGGCGCAAGGCGATCACCAAGTTGGCTCTGCGGGGTGGAACTGGTATGATCGCCAGAAAACGAGAGTTTACAAGGGCGATGACCGACCTATCCTTCAAGTCTTGGGAGCGATGGCCGCGACGTACCGCTGGCTTCGCGACGGTGGCGGAAGCCAAGCGCTACGTGCCGTTCCAGAAGAGGCTTGGCCTACGATTGGCGCGACCATGAGGCCGGCTGCTCGTAGGCGAGCGCGCGAGGGGCGCAGGCGCGAGGGGTTGGTCCAGGCGGCGTTTGAGGGCTACCTGGACATCACGGTAGCTCGCCTCGGAGAGGTGGGGGTTGAGGGTCCGGTGGCGATGGACGCCGTATTCAACACTGTGGAGTACCTCGGAGGGGAAGGCATTCTTCCCGCGTTCCCTGAAGGGGAAGTCAGCTACCAGGCGATGGGGAGGTGGCTCATCGCGGCCGTAGACTTCGGGTTCACGGACTTCATGGTAGAGGCAGCGCAAGAATGACGCACGACCCACAGATCGCGGTAGGGGACGTTGAATCGCGTGAGGCTGGTACGGCTCCGTCCGGAATCGTCGGGCTTCGGAACTTCGATGCAGGGGTCGTGGAAACTCTGGGTGCCGAGGTCCACGAGGTGAGCACCGGCAAGGGGCCGCACTCGAACTACTACATCCTCCCGAGCGCGACCTTCCCTGTCGAGCCTGCACCGGGCCTCCCTGGCATCCCGGTCACGTTCTCGCACCCCGAGGACATCTACGCCAGGTACCGTCAGCCCGTGATCGTCGTTCGCCGGGACGACATCTCACCGGCCATGAACCGCTGGCACCCGGGACAGAAGTCGTGGAAAGCTCCGGCCCAGACAGCGAGGCCGGTCTCGGTCACATTCGATCCAGGTACGTTCGGAGAGACCACAGTCCACGGGTTCGATCGCTACGAGACCAAGGACACCGGGGTACCCTTCGACATCACCTACTCGATCCAGATCTTCGCGAGGCATCGCGGCAAGGGACCGCTCCCGAAGAAGGGTGTCCCTACAGGATTCACTGGGGCGGCAGGCTCGCCTCGTAACCAGGTGAACGCGGTTCTGGACTACGTTCTGCGACGGTACGCGCCCTACTGCCAGGTCATCCTGGAGGACAGTCTCGGGGACAAGCGCAAATACTCGGCCTTCATGGAAGCAGTTTCTCATTTAGATGAGGTTCCCGAAGTCACCGAGCGTGTGCTAGGATTCGCCGTGACACTACGGGTGGAAGCAGAACTCGATCTGTCTGATCCTGTGGTACAGCGCGCGGCTACGGCATTGACGCTTAGGACTGAAGTGCTGTAAAGGATGGTGGAATATGGCTAGCTATTTCAATAAAACTCGTGGCCTGGTCACCGTCTCTCTCAAAGACGGGGCGTCGTCGGTCGTCGGACCGAAGCAGACGATGATCGTCTCGCCGGAACAGGACGGGTCGGCTAGCCTCCACGCGATGGTGCGCCGGGGACTGCTCATTCGGCTCAAGGAAAAGCCCCCGAAGGTCGTTCTCGCGCCCGAGCCGGCACCCGCCCCGAAGCCTTTGGTCTCCGAGGAGCCGGAAGTACCTTCCCTGAAGTGGAGCAAACCCCAACTGATGGATCACTCCGAAGCCATGGGCTTGGAAGTTCCGTCTAGCTGGACTAAGGTGGAGATCCTGGAGGCGATCGAGGAGGCGGGTTGATGACGATCACGATCAAGAAAACTTCGAGGCGCAACGGTCGCCAACAGAGGAGGAACTAGGCCATGGCTGAAATTCTGTCGCCAGGCGTGTTCATCGAGGAGGTTCCGAGCGCCGTTCAGGTCGTGCAGCCGGTCTCCACGTCGAACATGGGTATCGTCGGTGCGACTCAGAGAGGCCCCACGGATGAGGCGACTCTGGTCACGTCGTTCGCGCAGTTCACACGTGTCTTTGGCGAGTTGATCGCCTATTCGAGGACCGGCCTCTCCATGGCCGCGTACTTCTCGAACGGTGGTCGGAGGGCCTACGTCGTTCGGGTCATGCCCGGCGATGCTGTCGAAGCCGGAACGGATCAGTCCGCTCCCTCGGCCTACGACAAGGGCCAGGTCACGAGTGCTCGGAGAGATTTCCAGTGCAACATCGGCGATGGCGTTACGGCGGCGGTCACCGAACTGGTGCTCACCCCGACCGCGCTCATCACCGACCTCGTGGCGGAGCCCGGCGTGGCCGGGATCACCTTCCGGTGGCGCTCGGATGACGTCCCCGTCGTGGCAGAGCCCCTGTTCGATCGAGACGGCATCACTCCTCTCATACAGGATACGATCGGCCACCCGGACGATGCGGTCCCGTCGTCGCACTACGAGGGCCTTGTCGTCACGTCCATGCCGACTGACGGGGTGGACTCCGCACTGCCGAGCATTTCACCGCAGGGCACGATCACGCTCAACTGGTTGAATCAGGTCAGTGGGGCGGTGACCCTGACCCTGTTGCAGGTAGGTACGACGATGCGTGCGACGGGTGCGACGGGGGCTGGATCGACTGCATACCTGGACCTCGTGACAGGCTTCCTCACCATGACGTTCGTCGGGGCGGACCGGCCCATCGTGGGTGACGACGGGAACCCGATCACCCTCGACTTCACGCCCGAGACGGTCGTGCGGTCAATCTCCGATGACGGCAGCGGGACCATCCTGGACACCGGGGCGATCCTCACGGCGGCCGGTTCGGTCGATTACGTCGGCGTGACGGCGGGGGCCTATGCCTTCACCGCAGACGCCGGCTACGAGCCCGGGGATGGTTGCCCGATCCTCTGCAACTACGATGTCCAGGCGTGGGATGTTAGCCCGGTGTCGGTCGGGACGTGGGCCAACGACATGCTCGTGGAGTGCATCGGCAACGATGACTACTACGACGTCCTGACGGACACGTACACCCGCTACAACGTCAACATCCGTCTCCTCAACTCCTCGACTGGCCTCTACGACATCGTGGAGACCTACGAGGAGATTACCTTCACCGATGCCACGTCGGCGCAGTACTTCCCCGACGTGCTCAACGACCTGTCCGACCTCATCGACGTCGTGGAGCCCGCGCTCAACGGCGAGGGGCCGACGCAACTCGACGGTGAAGCGCGGAGTCAGGTCGTCGCAGGCGGCGACAACCTCATCAGCAACAGGTACATCGGCACCGTGCTCCTGGACGTCCCGGTCGTGCCCCGCTCCTTCCAGTTGGACTGGACGGACGACACGAGTACGGCCCGGAGAATCACAGATGACGGTGCAGGAAACCTCATCGGCGATGTGGACGGTGCGGGCAACAACACCATCACCTACGCCACGGGTGTGATCGATGTTCTGCTCTCGAATCCGATCGCACAGTACCAACTTGTGTCGGCGGTGTTCCGGACGACCTCCGAAGAGGACAGCCACCTTGACGGGTTCGCTGGCGGAACGGACGGCACGTTCGATGCCACGAACTACGGCCGGAGCCAGTTCACGTCGATCATCCTGGAACCAAACTTCCAGGGTCTCTACGCTCTGAACAAGATCGAGGAACTGATGCAGGTCTGCATCCCGGACTTCGCCGGGGACGTGCAGATCACGAAAGACCTGATCGACTACGTGGACAGCCGCGAGGTGCTGCCTTCGGGCGGCGACCGCTTCGCTCTCCTCATGGTCCCGCAGGGCTCCTCGGCGCAAGAGGCGGTGGACTTCCTGCGGATCGACGTCGGGCAGTACTCGAAGTTCGCGGCCATGTACTGGCCGTGGGTCAAGGTCGCCGATCCGCTCGCGGACAACCGCCCGGTCGTCTTCCCGCCCCTCGGTCACCTCGCGGGCATCTACGCGAGGACGGATTCGACTCGCAACGTGGGCAAGGTCCCGGCTGGCACCGTGGACGGCGCTCTGAGTTTCCTCGTCGGGCTGGAGATCGACTCGATCAGCCAGGGCGAGCGCGATGTCGTGTACCCGGCGCGGATCAACCCGCTGGTGTCCGGCCCGCAGACCGGCCTCGCCGTGTGGGGTGCCAGGACGATCTCTCTCCAGTCGGAGTGGAGGTACATCAACGCCCGGCGGCTCTTCATGTTCGTGGAGAAGTCGGTCTACAACGCCACGCACTGGATCGTCTTCGAGAACAACGGTCCGGGACTGTGGGCGAGGGTCAAGGCCCAGATTCAGGGCTTCCTCACCAATCTCTTCAACGATGGGCTCTTCGCGGGTACCACGCCTTCGCAGGCATTCTTCGTCACCGTGGACGAGTCGAACAACGACGCCGCCTCGATCGACGCGGGTCAGGTGATCATCGACGTAGGGATCGCGCCGAACAAGCCCGCCGAGTTCGTCCGGTTCCGCTTCCAGCAGAAGACGCTGGATAGCTAGGAGTACGAGGGAGGAATCCGATGCTGGTAACTTTCACGAACGCAGGCACCGAGGAAATCTTCATCAGCCTGCTCTACAAGCAACTCGCGGTTGGCGAGGCTGTCACGGTCTCCAAGTCCAGGTCGGAACTCGACCAGGAGCAACCCCTGAAGTCGCTGATCCAGGCTGGCACGATCGTCCTCGCCTTCACGGAGGAGGACGGCGACGATGCGCAGGTCGGCACCGAGCCGAACCCGGAGTTCTCGGACGCATCGCGGCCGGCGGCGACGGCGTGGCCGATCTTCGCGGCCATCTGGAACACGTCGGACAACGCGCTCAACTGGTCCGACGGGGCTGCGTGGCGCGACGCGGCTGGCGTCATCACCTGATAGGTGAGGACGACCGTGGTACTCCCTGCCGGTAGGTCGTGAAAACTCGACTGGACCAACAGGGGGATCGTACTGTAGGTTTGAGGTAAGGGAGGCTGTCACATGGCGCGGCCAGTTGCAGAAGACTTTCTCCACTCGATGCGGTTTCACGTCGAGGTTGTCGACGGGTCCCGGCCGGACGCGAGCTTCGGTCCCCCGGAGGCCGGCTTCTCCATGTGCTCGGTTCCCGAGGCCACTGCGGAAGCGGTCGAGTACAAGGAAGGCACGTACATCTACACCAGGAAGCAGCCGGGCAACACCACGTTTGCGGACATCTCGATGTCCCGTGGCGTGGCGATCACCGACTCCGCCTTCTGGCAGTGGATGAAGATCGTCATCGAGGGCGCAGGGGAGTACCGGCAGGACATCCGGATCAAGCACTATCACCGGGAGGAGGCACTCACCGGGGATGTGGCAGGGAACTTGACGGCGATCCCGATCGAACGTGAGGCGGCGCGTACCTACGTGATCTTCAACGCCTTCCCGTCCCGTCACAAGGTGGCTGGTGATCTCGACGCCACGGCGTCCGAAATCTCCATCATGGAACTCGATCTGGCGTTCGAGTACTACAACCTGGTCATCCACACCGGCTAGTAGAGAGGCCGTGGTGCCGCTTCGGCGGGGCTGCGGCCTTTTCTGCGTAGGGGCTTACCTAAGAGTTGACAGATGACGCGATCGAACCTGACCGACTATTTGCAGAACTACCCGTTCTGGCTTATGGACATCGCGCCGATCGAGCCCCTTTCGTATCCTCTCTTCACGCCCCTGCTCGGTTTTTCTGCGATCACGGCACCTGAGATCAACGTCGAGATACAGGACATCACCGAGGCAAACTGGTTCTTCAAGCGCAAGGTGGTCAAGGGTGGCGACGTCTCCAACATGACCCTCATGCGCGCCTCGAAGTGGTACGACGGGGACTTCTACAAGTGGGTGCTGGCGGCCCTCGCTGGGAACACGGGCGGCCGAGGGGCCATTCACGCGCTGGCGGTGGGTGGAGCTACCCCCCGTCGTGACCTGCTCTTGGTTCACTTCATGTCCAGGAGCCCTCTTCCGGCGGGGGCGGCCGTCTCATCGGTAGCGGCTGCTGGCGTGCTGGCGCTACAAGGCACCTCTACGGCCCTTACCGCCGGGGGCGCCTCGTCCTTACTGTCTGGGGCTGCTATCGGTGGAGCAGCCGCCATAGCAAGCTCTATCGCGTCTTCTGGGGTAGGTGCCCCGCTCGGTCCCTTCGAGTTCGCTCCTCGTGTCCCAGCCAAGGCGTGGGTGCTCTACGGGTGCGTACCGGCCCGCTACAAGGCCGCAGGGGACTTCGATGCTACAGACGGCGGCATCTCGCTTCAGGAGTTGGAGATTGCCGTGGAGTCCTGGGATGAACTATCGCTCGGTAGCGACGTGACTACCGCTGCCGTTGCCATGGGCGTTGCGATTGCGGATGCGGTGCGAACGCCGAGGGCGGAGTAGACCATGGGCAACGACTGGGAAGACCTGGACACTGAGAAGCTACTTCGCAAGAACCGGGAGCAGCGCGAGCAGACCACCTCGGGCGGCGTGGGAGGCTACGAGAGGCCGCTCGGAGGCCCGCTCCGTCCCGCTGTCCCTGTACCGCCCTACGAGCCCGTCGAGACACTGAAGAAGAAGAAGGCGAAGAAGCGGTAGGGGCCGAGGGCCTTGCGCTGAGAGTTTGATGCGATTGGCTTTACATCAAATATGCAGTAAAAGGAGTGCATGATGGACGATAGAGCGGAGATCCTGAAGGCGACGGCGGCTGACAGGGAGGAGGCGTGGGCCACGCGGGTGCATGATGCCTGCGGAGGTCACTGCTCCAACTGCGGCTCGACCGAGCGCCTGAAGGTGGGGATGATCGTTCCGAAGGAGTCTGGAGGGCGGGAGGTCGTGAGCAACGGGACGCTCCTTTGCCGGACGTGTGAGTTGGCCCGGGAGATCAGCCTGAAGGTTCCCCAGCCCGCGTCAGGGGAGCACACGAGGCCGATCAACTTTTTCGTAAGCCAGGAACTCCACGCGAAACTCCAGAACGGGCTGGCCACCGACTACGGGTTCCGTAGCGTGTCGGCGCTGGTGCGCTTTCTGATGGCGAAGTTCGTGGGGGACGCTGACCAGTTCGATGACCTCGGCCTCTACCAGGACGGCGGCTCGGACGTGAAGGTCAACGTCTGGGTAGGGCGCGACGTGTACGCCTCCTTCAAGGCGATCACGGATAGGAACGGGATGACGGTGACAGAGACCCTGAAGGGCCTTATCCGGATGTACGAGTCGGAGGCCCGGAGCATCGTAGGGAGGACGAGAGCATGAGCGGCGAAGAGCATCTCCAAGACGAACTCGACGACGAGCCCCCGCAAGCTCCGGTAGGTGGTGCGATCGAGCGCATCCACACCGTGAACCAGATGGAGACCGCGAAGGGCTCGAACGGCATCTTCGAGTTGCCTTGTGGCTACCTCGATCCTCGAACGCAGGAACTCCACACCGAAGTGCAGGTCCAGGAGATCACGGGTAACGAGGAGGACATGCTGGCCTCTCAGCAAGTGCCCTCGGCTCTGAAGATCTCGAACCTGCTCGCTGGGTGTGTGGTGCGTATCGGAACCGAGACGGACAAGGGACTCATCTCCGGCATGGTGCAGAACCTCACGGTAGGGGATCGAGTTTTCCTCGTCTTCGCCATCCGTCGTGTGACGCTCGGCGACGAACTGCCGGTCCGGGAGAAGTGTCCCGAGTGCAAGACCACGACGCTCTTCATGGTGGACCTCGCCGAAGACCTCACCTCGCGGCCCATGAAGGACCCGACCAAGCGTATCTTCGACGTCACGCTTCCCTCGGGCACGCCGGCCAGGTTCCGCGTCTCGACAGGGCACGACGAGGCGGCCCTCGCGAAGCTCGTGAAGCGGCAGAAGCACAAGTCCGACGCGCTGTCGCAGTCGCTCCTCATGAGGCTGGAGATGCTGGGGGATGAAAAGCCCACCCTCAAGATGGTAAAGTCCCTGGGGATGCGAGATCGGAACTTCCTCCGAGACCAGTTCCAGGAGGTGGAGGGAGGCGTAGACACGGCGTTGGAGTTGGAGTGCCCGTCGTGTGGACACGAGTGGGAGAAAGATCTGGACCTGAGCGCGGCAAATTTTTTCTTCCCTGGGGGTCGGCGGAAGCCTTAGAGAAGGAAATCTTCTTTCTGATGGAGTGCTGGACAGGTCTCTCCTACGAGTCGATCATGGGTATGCCGGTGACCCGGCGCCACCGCCTCATGCTCGAAAAGAGCAACTTGGAGCGGAGGCGGCAGCAGGACCACCAGGCAGCGATGCAACGGGCGAAGTCGCGGTCCCGTCGCAGGTAGGAGGGCGCAGTGGGCTTGAACTGGGCAGTGCTACTCGTGGTTGCGGAACTTACCGCGAACCCAGTTCAGGATGGTTACGTCCGACACTTGGAACTCCTCGGCCAGGGCTCGGCTGCTCTCACCGTTTCTGTGTCGTTGGATGACGTGTTGAACGGCGTCGTCTCCGATGCGCCTCAGAACGTCGTTCCTGGTCTGGTGGTAGGTCTGAGAAGGGGTGATCGGCCCTCCAGCGTGTTTCCATGTCTTCCCTGTGCATACGGACGAGATGCAGGTGGGTGTAACACCGTGCTCTTTTGCCAGCGTCGTCAGGTGCTCTCCTTCGGCCCGGTGTTTTCGGATACTGACGACGTCTTCGGCGCAGAGCTTTTCTCCCGGCCTGGTGCGTCCGAGGGTCTGGAAAGCGTGGAGGGTGTTTTCCCGACAGGTGATGGCCTCCAGGTTTTCCAGGTGGTTGTCGTCCTTGATCCCGTTGATGTGGTTGATTACGTATCCTGTTGGGATAGGCCCCTCGAAGGCTTCCCAAACGAGTCGATGAACGCGGCGTCCTATGGGATTGGTGCCTGGTCGCGACAACCCTACTTGGTGGTACCCGTCCCTGGAGTGGGTGAGTTTCAAGAGTCGCCCTGCTTTGGTTCGAGTGACCGAGGTGAGGCGGCGCACACGCCCTCGATCGGAGACCTCGTAGGTGTCAGGCAACTCAGGAACGGGCTTCCAGGTCTCTGTAGTCATGAGCCCAGTGTATCGCAAAACAGAAAGGGATGCACATGGGTTTGAACTTCTTAGGCCTTGGATTTTCGTTCGGCGCCAAGGATGCCGGGCTCGATGCAGCCCTGTCCGGCGTCAACAACCAGTTCAAGCAACTGGACGACTCGGTCAAGAGTTTCCAAGCCACGGCCGCCGAAGGACTCTCCCCTGCCGAAGGGATCGCCGACTCCCTTCAAAGCCAACTCGAAGACCTTCAAGCCGGAGCTACCGAGGGCATAGACCTATCGGACGCCATCGACCTTGGTGGCGCCGAGTCGGACGCTGAGAAGGCTGCGAGTGGCCTTGCCGACGCTCTCGACCTTGGTGGGGCAGGAGAGAAGGCGGAGGAAGAGGTTGGGGGTCTCGGGAACGCAGTAGCCGGTATGGCGAGTGAGGCAGCGCTCGGTGGAACTGGCTTTGGTCGGATGGCAAACTCGGTCCTCGGCGGTGCCGGGAAGATCACCGGAGCCATGGGGTGGGTTGGGCTTGCCCTCGGGCCGGTCATTTCGGGCTTCGGTCAGGCGGCTGAGTCGGCTGGAGGTATGGTCGATGCTGTCACTGGGCTCCCTCGGCGCGCAGGGGATGCGATCCATCGTATTGCTACCGAAGGGGTCAATCTCAGCCACAGCCTCGAAGATGAGGCACTCGCCCTGAGCGTGACGGCCCGGCAGGTCGGCGCGAACATGGGCTACGTCGGTGCGGAACTCAATCGGTTCGTCGGGCGCTCGACCGGCATGGCGATGGGGTTGAATATCGGTGCAGACGAGGCGGCCCGCGCTGTCCGTGGGGCGACAGAGGCGGCGAGTGAGCTAGCGGCTATGGGCCTCGAAAGCGCTCGTGACGTGGCTCGGTTCTCGGCAGGCTTCGGGGTGAATGCGGACCTCCTTCGTAACGCTGGCCTCGGCATGCGACGCGAACTCGGGATGGCGGACGAGCAGATCGGCCAGCTTACGTCCAGCATCGTCGACATGGGGCAGGAGACAGGCGACGTCGCAGGGGCTCTGAACGAGCTTCCCCAGGTCATGGCGCTCCTGCGTCGGCGTAGGGCTCTTGGTGACACGCCAGAGCAGCTACAGCAGTTTGCGTCGGACACGGCAGCGGCGGCGCGTGGGATGTTCATGTTCGGTGAGGACTCGGACCTCGCACGAAGCACTTCGGCGGCACTCGCCCAGCAGTTGACTGAGAGCCGCGAGACGTTCCGGAACATGTTCTCAGGTGTAGGGGCAGAGCTACCTGGCCTTGTGACGGAGATTTCGATCGTTAGTGGCAGCGTAGACCAGGCGTTCGAGGCGATGACGCAGGGGCCTGGTCAGTTCATGGAGGCCATGGGCGGGATCGTTCAACAGGTGCGTGACGCGGAAGGGGACGTGGGAGGGACGCTGGAGTTTATGCGTGCTCGTCTCCAGGAAACCTTCGGCGTCGACCAAACGGCGTCGATGATCAACTTCTGGCGTGGTATGGACGACGAAACCCGCACGGCCATGCAGGCTGTCCGTGGGGCTAGGGAGGATCTTGGGGCACTCGGAGAGATGACCCACCGCACAGGGCGGTCGATGAGTGAGGTCATGGATCGGATGCGAGGGGCCTTCCAAGTTCGGATGCGCCGAGGCGGGAGGGGGTCTGTCGGGCAGTTGCTCCAGAACACCCGAGAGAGTCTTGACGCTGTTGGCGACACGATGCAGCGGATGGCCAGGTCGGAAGGACCCCTCCGAGGTGTGATGGGTGTGCTCTCGGACACTCAGGTTCTAGGAGCGTTGGCGCTTTTGCCTGCGGGTATGCGGGGGTCGGCTATAGCGGCGGACGAGCTTCAGCAGCAGCTAAGACCGCTGGTGGATGCTTTCACCTCGTGGGGAGGGGTGCTCGATACTGCTTTGGTAGGTGTGTCGTTGTTCGCTACGGAGGTAATGGCGGAACTCGACACGATAGCAGAGGAGGTCGGTGAGGAGGACTTCAACCTGTTCGAGTCGCTCGGGCCTGCGATCGACCGTGTAGCTGATCGGTGGGCTACGGAGCTTGGCGACTTGCTCAAAAACATCGAGGGGTGGGTAGTCGCGGTTGCAAACACTTTCGCTGAACTCGATTTCAGCACTCTCTTCGCGACGACTGGGGAAGGCGAAGAGGCCACTGGTGTCATGGGGGCCATCCGTCGCATCGCTGACCAGATCGGTAACATTGATTGGGACACCATCTGGAACGGCTTCCGGGACGGGTTCAACCACCTCTTCGAGGCTCTGCGGCCCTGGCTCGAAGAGAAGATGACGCAGATTCGAGATGTCATCTACAACCGTGTGAACGACTGGTGGAACAGCATCGACTGGGGCGAGGTTTTCAGCACGGTTAGGGGCATGGGTGCGGCACTGTGGGGGGTCTTTAGGCCCGCCCTAGTCGAACTCGGGAGCCTGATCGGTGACTGGTTCTCAGAGCACTGGGAAGAGGTACTAGGGGGGTCTGTTCTGGCCTTGGGTGTTGTTGGCCTAATTCTAGGCGCAGCCCTGATCGTTGGCTTCCTCGCGGCTTTTGTTCTCTTGCCTATAGCTCTCGGGGTGATAATAGGTGGCGTTATCATCCTTATCATCGAGTACTTCATAAGTCTCGGACCAGCGATTGCTGAGATCTGGCAGTTCGTTGTCAACTCGGTGAAGGATAAGTGGGATGACTTCACCGAGTGGTTTAGAACTTCACTGGTAACGGTCAGGAGTTTTTTCACTACGGCGTGGGGGCGCATGATCGGGTGGCTCCGGACTCAATGGGATAACTTCAGATCATGGCTTGATCGTATGTGGGATCGCGTTACTGGGCGCGTGAACCAGGTTATCGAGGACTGGCAGACGATCTTCTCAGCTATCGCTGGGATCGCTACTACTTTGGGGCAGCGCATCCGGACCGCTATCGGTGATGCTATTGCGTGGATTAGTGGCAGGTGGGAGGTTTTCCGGGAGGGCCTGAGCGGGATATGGGAACGGCTATCTTCGGGATGGGATACGTTCCTAGAGGGCGCCGAAGAGGTGTGGGAAAACATTGTTGGTATACCGGCTCGCATTGAGACGGCGTGGGGCAATATCATAGCGTTCTTCCGTGGAATTTTTGCAGGCATCCGCGAGGCTGTCGGCGACGACCTGGAGTCCGCAGGGCAGTTTTTCGAGCGTTTGGCCGAGGCAGGGAGTCGGCTACTCCGATCGATCGGCCTAACAGGCGACGAGGTATTCGGTAATTCAATCCACACCGTTATCGGCGAGGACATGGCGCAGGCCGAAGCGATCATGACAGAGGCGGCTCTGCGGATCTCGGAGGTTATGCAGACGGTCCTCCACGACGCGACCGTCCGGGCGATCGTCACGGGCTTCGCGGAGGGCTTCGCTGCGGTCGTGGAGAATATGGACGAGTTCTCTGCCGACATGGTTGGAGCCTTCACCACTATGGCCGACAGCATCTCGGAGATCATGACGGAACTCTTCGTCTCGGTCATCGCGCAGGCGGAAATCTCCATGCTGGCGGCGGAGACGGCAGTAGAGGGGATCATCGGGCGACTGCGAACGATCACGGAAGCGCAGACCGCGCTCGCGTCGGCCCGTTCGGAGGCTGTCGCTGGGCTCGCTAGGCCACAAGATGAGGAAGCCATGCGGCGCCGGCTGGCGCAGCTAGGCAGCAATGAGGTGCTCCGGGCCATCCACTACCCGGACTGGTACAGGGGAGGCGCAGGGATCTCAGGAGGCGGGTACAGAGCGCTATTTGTTGCTCACATGACGGAGCTAAAGCGTGCCATTGACGCGCTTGGAGTGGCCCCCGCTTCAGGTTCGGTGGAGGCACGACGCCAGGCGATTCGAGAGGCGAGCGCAGCGGTCACGCGGGCGAGAGTCGGCGGCCATGCTGGCGTGCCCGGCGGAGCGGGGAGGTAGCCTGTGACAGTCCAGGTGCAAAGGGGTAGCCGGCTCCGATTCGGCAAGTTGACCACGGTCGACGGAGTGGAGTTTTGGGAGGTGCTGGACATCCCGGGCATTCCGACCCAGCGCGATGACCTCATCCACAGGGTCATGGGGCCGGATAGGATGGACCTGCTTGCGCACCGTTTCTACAGGGACGCGAGGCTGTGGTGGGTCATCGCAGTCGCCAATGACATGGAGGAGCTACCCACGGCGTTGAACGTAGGGGATGACATCCGCATACCCTCCCCTCGCTACGTCACGCAGGTGCTCTTCAAGAAAGCGACAGTGCAGAGGTAGCAACGTGGCGGCCTACGACTTTTCAGCGCCATTTGTGGCAGCCCGGATCGTGCTCCCCAACGGGGATGCGTATCCCCTGTGGACGAACGTTGGCGGGGCGGAGACGGTGCGGCCTACCATTCCTGGTCAGGAAGACCTGCAAGCTCTGTGTTTCGTGCAGGAGGTCCAGGTCCAGTTGGGCTTGGCTGGTCTCCCGCAACTCTCTGTCCAACTGAGTCCTCCTTTCGAGGATGGGGTCAAGTTCTTGGACTCTCCTCTCGCGGACGGTCTCCGGACTAACCGGCTCGAAGTCCAACTGGGTTACGCAGGGGGAACTGGCGACGCTGGGGCAGTCCTCACGGCGCCTTTTGTGGCTGCCCTCACGGCTCCCGAGGTGACGGTCGATGTTGAGGTGCAGATCAACCTGAAGGGCCAAGGTCTCGGCCAAAGCGCACAGCTAGAAGGTGGGCGTGTCACAGGGTGGCCCCACGAGAACCGGGAGGACATCATTCGTCGGCTGGCAGCCGGACGGCTAGGGACCAGGCGCACCTTGGAGGTGGACTTTAGTACGGCGCTGGCGAACGCCGAGTCACGCCGGCTATTGAAAGAGTCCGCAGCGGAGTACGTGCAGGGGAATCGGACGGACTGGCTGGCCCTGTGGGAGCTTGCTCAGACGACTCACTGCATCATGAACATCGTTGGGCCAACAGATGACGGCACGGCGTCGCGGCTCCTGTGGATGCCTAGAAGATCGGAGCCCTTCGCAGCTTCGGCCCCTACTCGGCGCTATCGGCTCTACCACTACCCGGGTGGCCAGCTTCACGGAACGAGCGGGACACCTGGAATAGTTGGAGGCGCTTACGGGGCAGAGCTTCCCTTGCTGTCCTTCTCCTGCAACACAGAGGCGATCTGGAACGCCGTCACGTATCAAGACGTCATGAACAGCGGGGTAGAGCTAACGGGTGTCGATGCCGACGCTGTTGTAGCTGCCGAGACGACAGTGACCTTGGAGGAGCAGGCGGAGGCGGTAGACGGCGGAGAGGGCGCTCAGACCATCGAGGCGAGTGATACCGAGGACGCTCCCGCCGCGTCTATGAGCCTTCCCGGCGATACGGACAGCGAGGAGGCTGTAGATCGAGCCAGGACGGAGGTGTCATCTGGCGCGGCGATGACCCTACGGTGCGAGATTGAAACCATCGGGGACCCGGGCGTACTTCCTGGTGACGCTATCGCCCTGGCTGGGCTCGGAAGACGCTTCGACAACCGTGTCTACCACGTCTTGGAGTTGACGCATTCGATCGGGGTCGGAGGCTACTCCACGAACCTGGTCATTCAGTCGAATATCGACCCCGTGAGGACCGGCCGCCAGCCGACAGGTCCGAGGGCCACAGTCGACCTCCAGCAAAGGGCGGTCGGCGAGGGGTACACCGCTCGACCTCCTATCCCTCTCCAAGGGTCGAGGGGGTTCTGAGATGCCCATCACTGCCGAAGACATCCTCGACAACATCACTCGCTACGGGATCGAGTTTTACCGGGTGTACCCTGGGATCTACCGAGGGATCGTGGAGGCCAACGATGATCCTCAGAAGCAGGGGCGCGTGAAGGTGCACGTACCCACCATGCAGGAGCATGCCCCGAACATCTGGGTCAAGGCCGCCATGCAAGGGTCCGGGGACGGCCGAGGGGTCTTCTGGCCCCCCGAGGTGGGGGACCCGGTGTACGTTTCCTTTGCGCAGGGGCAGCCTAGCCGGCCGGAGTGCTACTTTGGCGGCTGGTACGGTCGCCGCGACAACACCTCCGACGTACCCGAAGACCTCGGCTACTCAGGGGACCACCCTGATATCCGAGGCATGGTCACCAGGATGGGCCACAAACTCATCTTCAGCGACGCTCCCGGTGACGAACGTGTCGAGGTCCACTGGAACAAGGCGAACGCAGAAGACGCTGCGAAGCAGGACCGGACCAAGACGGCTGGAGAAGGCGACAACACGCAGGGTGGTGGCAAGGCGTCGCTCAAGTTCACACCGGACGGCTCGATCGAGATCACGGACAACGCGAACCCGAACCAGACGATCAAGATGAACGCCACGCAGGGCACGATCGAGGTCGCCGACAAGAGCGGGAACAAGGTCGTGCTCAGTTCCGCAGGGGCGCGGATCGAGTCCCCTTCTATCGACTTAGGGGGCAGCGCGACGAGCCCGTCGACAGAGCCAGGTGTGAAGGGGACGGCGTGGTTCAGGTGGGCCGTCGCTCACACGCATCCGACATCTATGGGGCCTTCAGGGGTGGCCGTACCACCTCCGACTCCGGACATCCTCTCTACGGTGATGAGGATGAAATGAGCCTCGACGCTGGAAAGCTCTATCGCGAGTTCATCTCGTGGTTCACGGTGCCTGGGGATATCAGCACTCACCCACAGGCCGAAGCCAGGCTCGCCCGGGTCTACCACGTCTACGCACAGGACGCGGAAGACGTGTCCGGGGAGAAGCCGAACAATCTGGTCTCAAGCAAGTTCCGAACGCCGCTCTCGTTTCAGCGCAGCAAGACGGCCCAGCAGTTCGCTAGGCGGATCGAAGCGGCTTTTGTTGCGTACTGGACCGGAGTGACGTTTCCGATCCTTGTGGTGCCTCCTCCTGTCCCTCCCTGTCCGAGCGTAGGCGGGACGACTATATTTGCTTCGGAGACGACTTCGCTGGTGCTCTCAGTGACGCCGGGAGTGATGTACTCTGCAATCTTGCCGATCGTTTCGACGTGGCGTGGCACGGCGCAGTTGAAAGCGAGGCAATTGGCGGAGGCGATGGACGGAGCGACGAAAAGCGCGGTGACGGTGCTCATCACAGGGCTCGACACAACACCCGGCGGGAGTGGTGGACCGTTGCCCATAACCAACACGTGCACGGTGTTCTAATGGCTGCTCCGATCGTATACAACGGGATCAGGTTCCCGTTCCAGAAGGGCGGAACCTCCTTCCCAGATGGGGCGACCAACGACGACCTCATCCGGGACTCGCTGCTTCAGTTGGTCATGACGATGAACGGAGAGCGCATCATGCGCCCGACCTTCGGGACCAACGCCATGACGTTCGTCTTCGAGAACAACAACGAGGCGCTCAGTAATCTCCTCCGGGCGGAGGTCCAGGGTGCAATAGCGAAGTTCGAGCCGAGGATTCAGATGTCGGACCTGGTGGTCGAGCAGCGTGGGGACGAGGTCATATTGACGATCGTGTACATTGTGCTTGCGACTCGGAAGGCAGGCGCCGCTACAATCGCGATCCCGCTTCCGTGAGAGGTTAGCTATGGCAGAACTCGCACTAGGGTCTTTGAACCGCGCTCGGTACGCTGGGCTCGACTTCGACACCCACAATGACGATCTCTTGGCCCGGTTGCAGGTGAAGTACGCGGCCGACTTCAACGACTTCGCAATCTCCAGTCTCGGCATCATGCTGTTGGACCTGACGGCCTACGGACTGGACACACTCAGCTTCTACCTCGATCGCCGGGCCACGGACACGTACCTCGCGACTGCTAGGACGCGCAAGAGCGTGTCGCGCACGAGCCGGCAACTCGGGTACAAGATGGGTGGCGCTGTGGCGTCGTCTGTGGACATCAAAACTACGGTGAACGAGGTCTTCTCGTTCAATGTGTCGGTTCCGGCTCGGTTCCAGTTCAACGGGCCGGACGGTCTCATTTTCGAGGCAGCCGAGGAGGTACTCTTCACGATCGCAGAGCAGGGGATCGGGAACTTCAAGTTCATCCCGGCCTACGAGGGCGAGACCTTGGCGGAGAACTTTGTCTCGGACGGCACTCCGGTACAGGTGTTCGAGCTACGTCAGGTCCCAGACGATAAGTTTGTCGTCCAGGGCACGGTGGAGGTCACAGTAGACGGGGCTGCCTGGGATGTTGTGGACCTTTTGGAATACGGGGCCACGGATCAGTTCGAGGTCGGGTTCAACGACGAGCCCTCTACTCTGCGCTTCGGGGACGGCATCGCTGGAAACATCCCAACGGCCGGAGCGTCGATCGAGGTGACCTACGTAGCCTCTCGGGGGAAGGCAGGGCAGGTATCGTCCGGCACGATCCAGGAGGAGGCGACTGGGCTCGTCGTAGCGTTCACGGAGATCCCGCTCACGATCAGCAATCCGGAAGGTTCTTCTGGCGGAGATGACCGGGAGACGTTGGCCAGTGCCAAGGCGTTCGCCCCGCAGGTGTGGAAGTCGGCAGGCAAGGCCGTGACGGGGGAGGACTACTCCGGGCTCTCAGGTTCCTATGCGGACCCGCTCTTTGGCCGGGTAGCTGTGGCCAAGGCAATCTCTTCTAGGACGGCTGGTGGGGACCTCACGGTCCAGAACTACCTGACGGACATCTTGAACGGCGTGTTGGGCTTGAACACGGCCCTCGCGCTGTCGGTGACCAACCTCACGGTGGCGATGGATGCGGCCGATGTGGCTCTTCTGGCGCTCGGAACGGCGGAGGTGAAAGTCGCGACCGAGACGGCTAAGATCGAGACGAGCGCGACTGCCGCTCTTGCCGCTGCTAGGGCGATCAAGAACAACACTGGAGAGATTGCTGTTGATTCAGGGGACATCGCGGCCTACGTGGCAGCGGGCGTAGTTCTCGTGAACGCCTCCGGGGCTTCTGCCCCAGAGAAAACGGCCATCAATCAGCAGTTCAACTTGATCGACGACGAGGCGGGCACCATAGGCGGGGCAGCGGCCAGTGCTGGGGCCTCGGCTGATACCGTGGTGGAGGAGTCGAACGCGATCCTCACATCGGTGGGTCTCATAGGGACTGACGGTGTGACGCCCGACACGTACCTGAATGACGTCGTGAACGAATTGGCGGTTCTCGTCACGCAGGGGCTCGTCATTCGTGCCGAGATCGACAGCATCGACACGGACAATGCCGATCTGCTAGATCTTGTGGATACGTCCATCACGGAGATCAACGCGCACCTCGACAGGGTGCTGGCGTCCGACTGCAAGGCGAACCTCGTGACGGTGCCCATCCTGTCCCGGGACAAGGGCGGCTTCTATACGGCCCCTTCGACCGGGCTCATCGACTCCCTCCAGAGCTACCTGGACGCTCGGAAGGAGGTCACGCAGTCGGTCGCGGTCACCTCTGGCGAAAACTCTCTCATCCCGGCTGTCATTCGGGCGCGCGTCGGCGTTTTCAGTGGGTACTCCGAGTCGGTGGTGAAGACCGCAGTGGAGGCGGCGATTGAAGGCGTGCTTCGGGATCGGAAGTTCGGGGTCGCTCTCTACGAGTCGGACCTGGACGATGTGATTCTGGAGGTGGAGGGAGTCGCTTTCATAAACGCAAGGATCGACGGGCACTTGGAGTCGGACGGGGTTACGATCTCGATCACAGGGCTCGACGCTGACGGGAACCTGATTATCTCGGACAGCGAGGTCATCACCCTCGGTACCACCACGATCACCACAGAGGTCGCTACCACATAGTCGCGTGATTGCTAATGAATTTCAAGGTGATCGAGTAGCGTTGCTCGCTATCGTGGTGGTACACTGAGTCAAGTTTTCGACCATTCCGCTGCGGGGGAGGAGAGGGTACATGACTCGCACAGCAATTCGGCAAGACGAGCAAGTCCAACCATCTGAGGTCTATGACGACACCGTAGCGCCCTCGCTCGCGAACTTCGAGACGAACACGGCCAACGCGGAGGACGACTTCAACAACCTGCGTTCGCAGGTGAGCAACCTGAAGGACGTCCAGACCGGCAACTGGTACGACGACCTGGCTGTGCCAGCCACCTTCACGGGCGAGGGTGAGGTCAAGCGGGGCGTGGACAACGTCAACTTGGACCTCCACGAGTTGGAGCGCAAGCGCATCCTGCGGCGGCGTCAGGTCGTGGGTGCGGACGTCACGGTCCCGGCCGCCGTCAAGGCGACGGGCAATCTCCTGATCAACTCGACTCCCGGCGCTGGTGAGACGGTCACCATCGACTCCAAGGTCTACACGTTCACGTCGCCTGTTGGAGCGGTTGATGGGGACGTGTTCATTGGTGTGAGCGCCACGGCTGCGAGGGACAACCTCGTCAAGGCCATCATGCTGTCGGGGGTGGCTGGTGTGGACTATGCCGCCGCCACGACGCTCCACCCCACTGTAGCGGCAGCGAACGGTGCCGGTACTTCCCTGGATGCAACGGCCAAGGCATTCGGAACCGTGGGCAATCTCATCGCCACCACGGAAACCATCGTGGACGTGCTCTCGATCTGGGGCGCTGCGACCTTGACGGGTGGCGCTGGAGACGTGGTGATTCTCGACGGTGGGGCGAACGAGCTTCCCGGCAACACCACGGCGGCTGTCGGAGCAGTCACGACTCGGGGTACGGTTGTCGCGGCTGTTGTAGCTACATTCGGCAAGGCGACGGACACGGAGGTTGCGGGTGGGGACGCCATGACCCCCAAGAACCTCTGTAAGATCGCGGACACTGCGACAGGCGACGCCATCTTGGATGCCACAGGCCGAGAGATCCACGCGCTGATTCAATCCGAGTTCGCGGCCGACGGTACGACGATCACGCTCATCACCCCGAACAGGGTGCAGCTTTCGTTCGTCGTGCACAACGCGACCAACGACAATCTCATTCTCGCAGACGCTCAGTACATCGGTGGCCAGAGCATCGACTACTCCGCCGTCGAGCGATACGCCTTCGATGACATGCCGGAGCACGCTTGGCTCGGTGACGACTTCATCGACGCCGGAGCCGCGACCACGAACCGGCAAGCGGTCTACGACAATCAGGGGGTCATCCCGGTCGACCTCATCACCCACGCCTACCTCGATCTGGAGGGGGCTGGGCTCACCTGGGCGATCAGGGACGATTTGGAGGCGATCCTTTTCCGAGTCATCGAGGGGTCGGCCGGAGGCACCTCGGAGATCGAGTTCGGGACTGATGTCGATGTCTTCGACAACGATGCTGTCACGAGCGACTTCGCCAACGAACTGAAGGTGGACACGGGCGGAACGCCGATCCACATCGGTGTGACGGCGGGGCACGTCGAGACCACGGGCGCGGACGACCTGCATCTCCAGGCCGCGAACGAGATGTACCTGGACGACGGGAACCAGACGGGTTCCACGTGGGCTCAGACGGACGGTATCAAACTCTCCGAGACCACGGCAGAGTGGGATGCCTTCGAGGCTGAGTTCGGCGAGGTGAGCCTGCTCAACGCCATCGTGCAAGCGGCTGGCAGCGGGACGACTCGTTGCAAGGCTGTGGCGCATGTGATCGTGGCGGACATCGGGTCCAACACGCTGATCGAGGGTGCGAGCGGTCCTGGTGCTGCGAATATCTCGGCGGACCTGTGTGACTACAGGGCGCTCACGTTCGTGGACGACGTGGACATCTTCATCAACGGTCTCCTCCAGCGCAATGGCGCGGACGCGGCTGCCAACCACGACGTCTACCCGAGCGCAGTGGCAGTGGAGCGCCAGTTCGGCTGTTTCTACGCGGAGTACGAACTGAAGTTCCGGGCTGGCGTCCGACCCGACGTCATCACGATGCTCGTGTGGGGCGACCCGGTTCCGTGATAGTTTTCTGATCTTCCAACGGACGAAAGGTGAGTAACTCGGATGAATGTTGGGAAATCCATGGTGAAGGTGGACCTGGCGAAGACGCTAGGGTCGCAGTACTCGGAGATGGTGAGAGCGGCTGAGAAGGACCAGCTTCGTCAGGAAGGGGCCAGGGACGCTCTCAAACTCGCGGCTCGGCGCGTCGGGGACCTCGGGCTCCACGTGGACAAAGACCTCGAAGAGGGGAAGCTGTCTGCGTCGGACATGAAAGACCCGAAGAAGGTCGAGGAGTTCATAAAGAGGTTCATCAAACGTGCTGTAGGTGTCCTCGACAACTTGGCCACGACAGCGGAAGTTGCCCGGACGGTCGCGAACGGCCGAGCGAAGGGGCTTCAGGCGGCCGAGGAGGTCGTCAAGAACATGGGGGAGGGCGAGGTCAAGAAGCTGGCCGAGCTACAACGACAGATCGAGTCCGGAGAGGTCTCGATCGAGGAGGCCACGAATCGTGAGGCCCCTCCTTCCCTGAAACACCAGCGCGAGGACGAGGAAGCAGCCGAAGTTGTAGAGGCGGAAGCTACTTCCGAGCCCGCTTCCAAGGGGACCAAGCCCCCGGTGAAGAAATCGGCGGCGAAAGCTCCGAAGAAGCGGCCGAAGAGGAAGCCGACCCCAAAGAAGGGGTCGTCGAAGAAGGGATAGGATGGGCCGCACCCCGGATGCCTATGATGGGCCAAGGATCGATGAAGCGATCATCTGGGAGGAGCAGCCCTCCGACCCAACAGAAGAGAGAACTACGCAGTTCGTCCAGAACAAGGGCCTTCTCACCCTCCTGCACGGTGTAACTCGGCCTATTGGAGAGACCCCGAATTCCATCTGGCAGACCGAGGTGGACGACGTGTTCGTGGACACGCCGCCCGCCGGTCCAATCACAGGGTACCGTCTCATCGTCGGCCCGACCCCTGCCGGGGCGTTCGTCGGGCATGAGGGCGAGATCGCGGAGTGGGACGGCACCGCGTGGTGGTTTACGACTCCGAGGCAGGGGACTGCCACGATGGTCCGGGCTGTGGGTGTGGAGACGCCCTACGTTCAGTCCGCTATGTCCCTGCCGTGGGTATGGGACAAACTCAACCCTGGCGGCTACTTCGGCTCGGAACTCCACTACGAGGTGGATAACACCCCTTCGACCACTTCGAGTACATCCTGGCAAACCAAGCTGACGTTGAACACGGACCCGCTGCCGCTGGGCGACTATTTCGGGATCGCGGTTGCCGTGGTCGTTGGGTCGGTGGTCGGAACTGAGGTTGCCTCTCAGCTTCTTTTCGATGGGAGCGACCGAGGGGCCGTTCTCGTCAAGCCAGGTGTCGCGAATGGTGAAGCGTCATTCACACCGTTTTTCATCGAAGCGAATGTCTCCGGCTCTCACACCCTTTCGCTTCAGTGGCGAAAGGCGGGAGGTGGTGGCAGCGCAACGATCCGGGGCACTCGGATCGCGTGGTGGAGGCTAAAGTAGATGGCCGACACCCCCTACGAGTACGACGTGCTCAACGACTTCCCGAACCAGATTGTCGCTCTTGACGCCTTGGAGCAGGAGATTGCGGGCGCGGTGCCTCCGATCACCTCGGCCGCGTTTGTATCCCTCGTGACCTCGTGGATAGGGGCTCCGGCCAGGGATACGTGCACCATCACGTTCGATGACCCGCTGTCTCCGGGGGACCAGGCGACTCTCGACACTGTGGTCGCCGACCACCAAGGGATTCCCCTCCCGTCGTACAACGGGCTCGTCGGGCGGCAGGCTCTCCAGACCGAGACGGAGAAGGACACCGACGTCTACTTGGAGCGTGACGGGGCAGGGAACCTAATGTTCGGAGATCAGGCGACTACCCCGAAGACGCTTGCGGAGCTTGCCACGGCGGGGCAGCCAGACCTGTCGAAGGTGCTTCTGGAGGAGTCGGGGTCGCTCGTCTACACTGGAGATGGCGACGTCACGACGGTGGAGTAGAGCATGGGCTTGCACAAGAACATCACGGGCACCGATCAGCACTGGACCTACGCGGACCAGACAGCGCGATTGGCGGCGACCGGCTTCGCTGCGGCGGACGTTGGGAAGTCGGCGTACCAGGAGTCCGACAGGACGTGGTGGCTGCTGACGAATCACTCTCCAATCGCTTGGGTGGACATCACGGCCGGTGGTTCATCTGGAAACGACGAGAAGGTCAAGGTCAGCGGCGACGACACTGTGGCTGGCTTCCTCACCGAGAAGCTCACGGCAGCGGCACCCATCACGCTCACCGAGGTCAACCCTGGTGGTGACGAAGACCTCCAGATTGGCCTCGGAGCCATCGATCACGACAGCCTTGGTGACGTTACTGCGGACCAGCACCACGACCAGGCTCACGCTATCGACGGGTCTGACCATACGGGGTCGCTTGCTCACTCCGCACTGTCTGGGGTAGAGGCCGACGACCATCACGCTCACACGAACAAGACCGAGATTGACCTCGTGACGGATGGTGACCACGACGTTCGCACTGATAATCCGCATGGAGTGACGGCGGGGCAGGCTGGGGCGGCATCCTCGCCACACGCCATTGACGGCGCTGAACATACGGGCACGCTGGACCACGGTGACCTCGCAGGGCTCGCTGACGACGACCACCCAGGGTATCTGCCACTGACCGGCGTCAGGGCCATGACGGGGGACCTGGCCCTCGGGGACCACACTCTGTCTGGGGTAAAGCAAGCTCGTTAGCAAGCTCGTTTCCAGACCGAGGAGAACAACGGGGATTCTGGGGCCGCGAAGACCATCGACTGGACGCAGGGGAACAAGCAACGGCTCACGCTGACGGCAGCCTGCATCCTCACCTTCACGGCCCCTGGCGGCCCCGCGAACCTCATGTTCAAGCTCATCCAGGATGCGACGGGTTCGAGGACGGTGACGTGGCCTGCGGCAGTCCTGTGGCCCGGTGGGACGGCTCCGACGCTATCAACCGGGGCAAATGCTGTCGATCTCGTGGCGCTGTACTACGACGGCACGAATTACTACGGAGTAGCGAGCCTCGCGTTCGCATAGGAGGAGTTCGAGATGTCGATGACAATCTACGCAGTGCTGATGCTTCCGAACGGCGACCTTCTCAAGCGGGAGTCGTCCCT